CCCCCATTTCCCAAGGATACAAGATATCCCACACGATGGGTCCTAATGAATCCGGCACTGGTCAAGTGATGCGAGTTAAAGCCCAGGATTCGACTGGCAAGGAAGTTGGCAATCTTACGACCGGTACGGTTCATCCTAATTATCCTAACATAGAAGCGTTCAGCGTTCACGTTCATCCAGACCATCGCCGGAGAGGGCTTGCTACGGCAATGTATCAACATGCAGAAGCTAACAGCGGCAAGGTCTTTGTTCGCAGCAAGCGCCAGATAAACGGACGCATGATAGACGACCGCAGCGATGCCGGTCGCGCACTGTGGGCACAGAAAGGCAGGCCGTTCGGTAAGTATGAGCAGACCGCTCAGAATGGCCTGCAAGTAGCCTCTAATCATGGTACTCCTAAAGAACCTGATGCTGGAGTTGACTTTCAGCGTTCCGAGTATAAAGACAAGATCAAGGGCGGTCTGGCAGATAAGAAGAAGCCGTCTGACTTCGATCGTAAAGCTCTCAAGCAAGGGACTAGCGTAGAGCGAGAGCATACCAGCAAGCCTGGCATCGCGCGAGAGATCGCGATGGATCAATGGAAGAAGTCGATGCGTGCGCGAATGGCTAAGTCCGAGCTTATAAAGTCTCCGTACGGTCCGTCCGGCATGGGACTGTACAATCAGAACGACAATGCTCGTCGTAAGATGGGTAGAACCTCTGACACGGTAAACGTCGGCCCGAACAAGGCCGTTCACTCGACCAAGCCTAGCGCGAGCCAGCAGGCTACGTCGATCGCAGCTGAAGCTAGGCGCAAGTCTAAGGCGAACCCCGTCAAGGTCTACACTCAGGCTGAGATCGCCAAGTTGTTTCGCGGTGGGTTCAAGCGCCCGAAGATGCTGAAGTCAGAACTCGAGAAGGGCGTCAATCAAAGATTGTTTCCGTTCAAGCCGACAGACGTTCCATCTTCGCAACGCTCTGACCTTGGCGTATGGCAACATCAAGGTAAGCTGGAAGACTACGAGAACATGGAAGAAGGTAAAGATGCGGCGCGGGAATACCGCGAGCAGCTACATTCCCTGACTGGCCCTGGCCGTCAGCGCATGCTAAACCGTCTGTCCGCAAAGACTAAAGTAAAGCGTCATCCAGAGACTGGCGAGAACATGTACCTTATATTCCGAGGAATGGACGACGACGAGCGTGTAAAGTCTCTGAAAGAACACCACGTTGAGAGTGGTCACAGACAGAATACATCATGGACTCCAGACTATCATGTAGCTAGAGGGTTTGCGTCAGACTACACTGGCGCTGGACATGAGCCGGTCGCCGCCTGGATCCCAGAACGCCACATCCTCACTATGCCTAAGATGGTAGGAAAACAGTCTGCTCCAAACTACTCAGATGATGGTGACTTTCTAGAATCATTCGACAGAAAAGGTCCATCGAAGTTTTCTAACGAGAACGAGGTCATAGTCGCTCATGACCACAAGTCGCCTAGGGCTACGATCGGAGAAGTCAAAGCTCATCGCGGTGAACCGACTGCGGACGTCCATAACATGATCAACGTGCGAAACAAAGGTACAACACCGGCATCTAAGCTGGCTGACGCATTGCGGCGCAAGTATCTTAAGAGACCTAAAGCGGTATGATTGACTGGAACTTCGTCGTCGCCATATCCTGCCTTGCCATATCTATCGCAATGGGCATTCATATGGCCTACAAGAACCTTCAGGATACTGACCGTATCCAGCGTAACCTGGAAGCGCGGCGCGGGTACAAGCGCGAGAAGAACAGACGTTTGGCTAGGTTCTATGGCATCGATCTCGATAAGAAAGATTAAAGATCATTCAAAATTGTTCAAAATTACGCAAATCTTTACGAATTTATCCAATTCTTTACAATTCACAAACTGTGGTATGATCCAGATGGAGGTCACATGAACAAGAAGTTCTCAGTATCCAATGCAGCTGACTCTAAAGAGCAGGCCGCCGCAGCAATCAATGAAGCTGTCGCGCACCGCCTCGATGAACTCGAGAAGGGTATCAACGTCGAGCTAGCCAAGACCGAGATCAAGGACGGCGACGTCTACATGGTCAAGATGATCGGCGACGAGTTCGATGAAGCAACAGTCGTTCAGTTTAAGAAGGCCCTTAAAGGTAAGTTCCCAAAGGTCGAGTTCATCGTGCTCGCCCTTCCCTCAAACCATAATGTGGAGATGAAGAAGCTGTGAATCAATCAGACGATCTGTTCGAAACGTATGGTGTCAAAGATAAATCCATTCAAGAGCTGATCGAAGAATTCAGCGTAGCCTTGATGCTGAAGATGTGCAGCCCTCCGAAGAAGATCGTGCTCGATAAGCACACGTACGGTCGGTTTATCATGGAGATCGGACGTAAGATCGTGCGTAACGAAGATGCTACGGCTATTCCAGCTGAAGTAGCTCTGCAGGCGAGGAAGATCATCAAAGAATTCAACACATCAGCCGGTAGTATCGAGATCGTCTGCGAGGACTAGGCCGACTCTTCAAGGTTGAGATCGATCTCGACTGTATCTTCAGACATTCCAACGGCGGCCTTCGCATAAGCTGCCGGATTCTTGATGTCCGGATTCACATCATTCGGCATCATCATGTAGAGTACCAATTCACGGACATTGCCGTTGTCGACGCACAGTCTCAGCTGGCGGCGGTCAGAGAAGATGATCGCTTCATTTTCGTTTAAGATTACTGCTTCCAACATACGCACCTCTACTTAAGTCTAGCAAAGTTGACTAAATCGGTCAACTAATACCTAATCTGCGATTTATGAGAGGTAATAACGCATATACGCGTCGCGCGGAAAAGGTACGTTCCAATCCGATACGATCTACCGATCGAACGGTCCGGACTCTTCCCCGAGCTGCCCGAAGTGCTGATCATTCGGCACCATTAACCGGTAGCCAGGCTGAAGAGCTTCTTCGACATATCGCTTGCAGGCGGCGTCATCGAACTTGCTTAGGATAGGATTGTACCACGCCGGGTCTAGCTTGCACGCGCGGTAGAGGTTCCTCATGCGCATCTTGACGATGTTGCGGAACCTGCGCGGAGACACTCTGCCTCGATACTTGAACCACGCATCTACGATCGGGTCGACAGTCTCAAAGAATTCTATCGTTGCATCAGTATCCCCAATAGGGATAGTTACGTTGCCGGTCCCGTCCGTCATACTACCCTGACCTCATACTTGATAAGATCATATCCGACGTGAGTCTTATGGCTGATGACTTCGTACCCTAATCCACGAAGCTCCTTAGCTACTACCTTCTCGCACGAGATCGGGAAGCCGTGATAGCTGACGCGCAGTCCCTCCTGCACGTTCATGAAGATTATCTTGAGAGCCTGCCTGGTCTGTGGATGAAAGTCCTTGAGAGACTTCTCCGCATCGGTGATCATCCTCTTTGCTTCGGCTGCAGACCACTTCGACTTCATCGCCAGAACTGATTCCTACATTTAATCTCTCCAAACCGAGACGGTAGCCCTCTGAGGAGACTGCGGACCTTATTCGAGTCCTGCCACTTGGTGAACTCGATGCTGATACCTGCGTATGAAGTCGCATCCTCGTACGCGGTGAGCTTGATCAGCCCGTCGAAGACGTGGACTTCTCGGACCCACAGCACGATAGGCTTAGACCGGCGGTAGGCTTCCATACGGCCAAGCTCTTTAACGAACTGGTCCGTCGGCTTGCACATCGTCTCGCCGAAAGTGATCTCGAGCTTTACGGCCTTGATCTTAGACGCAGGGCCGGTCAGCTTCTGATAGATCTCGTTGAACAGGTCAGCTTCCATCTGAGTGCTGCACGCCGTCATGCGCTCGCAGTAGTGATAAACCAGCTTGCCGTTAGGCGGATTCGCTGCGTACCATTCGCGTAGCTCCTGCTCCCAGCTCTTAAGAACAACAGTCTTGACTTCAAGTTCGTTCACCGGATCACCTTCGCCCTTTCGCACATCGCTGAGCGCATGTACAGCGGATTCTCTTCGATTCTTTTCGTCAGCTTCTCGAAGGCAGTGTAGGCGGTAGGCCCATCTAATAAGATTCCTTCGCGTACGCGAATCCATCCGCCTCCAACCGGTCTATCCACGTAGACCTCATATGACAGAATCCACACTGAGTCCAGAGGCATCTCTCCTGACGCCAGATCGTTCATCAGGCCTTCGTTGTCACGCAGGAACTTGTCCACGTCGGAGTCGGAATACTTAGCCTTGAGATTCCTATCGGTATCCCATGCGATCCATGCTAGGGCTAAGCACATCACGCCGATCAACATGGACATGATGATGTAGTCATAAGGCCAGTTCATCAGTTACCCTTGTACTTGAGAAGAAGGTAGACGTAGTAACAGTTCGCCGCGCACACCGTGAAGCCTGCGAGCCAGCTGAACGTCTGACCAAGCGAGTGGTAGTAGTACATGTTCCAGAATCCCCACGACGTGAAGAACACTATCGAAGCGATCGACATGCCATGAACCTTCTTCTGGCGGTTCAGTACGTGGCAGTGGTTCAGAATTGCGAACGACGCTCCACCTTCGTAGAGCGCGTTGATGAGATCTCCGAACGTCACTTTGCCGCCGGAAGCGTCAGCTTGAGTTCTTCGAGCTTGGCCGACGTGCGCTTGATCTCCAGCTTCAAGAACTCCTTGTAGGCTGCGACCTTGTTCGCGTGGCGCGAGGGTATCGTGCCGCTGCTGAGCTGGTTCTTCACCTTCTCGAGGTGGATCGTCAGACGTTGGATGCGGTCGCGGATAGGGCCAAACGGATCTGCTTTAGCAGCTGCCATTGATAATTACTCCTTGTGATAAGTCTGCTCTTACAGAAAGTATTCTCTCAGGTTCATAGAGTTCTTTCAACAGGAAACTTCCATCAGACTGAAGCTGCGCGACGCACCAGAACCCAAGATCGTGCTTATCAACTAGGCCAAGATGATCAACCTGCGCGAACCCATCTCTGTTACTGTCGAAAGGTTCAGTCTCTACCCATTGATCTCCAGCTTCTGGATAGTTGCCGATAACGTAGAAGCCGCCGATCTTAAGTTCTATCTTCCGAGCTTCCATGCCGACCTCATGAAATCTTCCTCGTATATGCGGCTGTCACCGTCACACCATACCGTTGGATTGTTTGGGTTCCAGGCGTTCTGAGGTATGTTGCGAAGATCTTCTGGATACTTCGTACCGGCCACGCAGCCCTTCTTGTACCAGTAGGATACCTCGTTCAGGTGAGTAGATCGAACCTTGTCGATGTCCCATACTATATGGTCGGTTATGTAGCTCGTCTGAAGCGTGACCATGGCGATCAGGATCACGTTGGTCAGCGCCGAGAACCACAGAAGCCACTTGGCAGTTACAAGCTCCATCCGAGTCCTATCGTGGTATTGGTTAGGATCGGCGTCACGAGGTTGTAGATCGTCAGGTAGGTACTACCGCTGATCGGCATGTTTATCTGGAACTCGACGCCAAGAAGAGGTGTGAGGCCGTACCGACTGCCAAGGTTTATCGAGAACGGCTCGACGTTGCGGTCTCGGAATTTCTGGTTATCCTGAAAGTATCCGCCAGCAGCGATGCCAAGTCGCATGTGACTGAACTCGAAGCCCTGCGATGCCATGCCGCCAACCATGGCTTCGCCGATGGAGTTCTCTCCTCCGAACAAGCCTCTCGACTCGTACCAGCCGCCATCCTCGTTCTTGATGAGACGGTATGCGCCGAGCGGGTTAGCGATGAGCGTCCCATCGTTCGATACCTTGTGAGCAAACGCCTTGGAAGCGCCGCCCATGACTATGAGATGCTGCGTTAGAGATCCGCCGAGTACCTCGGCCTGGTCCGCGCGAGACGTATGCCCAAAGCATACGATCGTACCCAATAGGCATACGATCAGACTATTTAGAAGCTTTATCTTGCTCACGCTCGATCCTCCGAAGTAGGTTTGAACGAAGTCTGCTGGCAAGCTCCCACGGTAGCCGTAAGTCTTGCTTTCTCAACCATCCCTGAGACGCGGCCATGTAAGCGTGGCATTCGTCATGGATGACAGAGTCATTGTAACCCATCGACTTCAACTTGTCCATAAGCGGAGTTAGCGACGGCGGATCGTCTCCGTAGACCTTGGAGAATACGTCATTGTGGAACTCGTCGAAGATGCGCTCGACGTTGGTCCGATACTCATGGTCGGTAGCGTACAGGGCGTGTGCGATCTCGTGCTCGATCACGTCCTCGTCAGCGTCAGGTCCAGTGGCGATGACGTAGTACTCAGGATCTAGGTACCTGACCATCTCGACCAGCTCCTGCTCTTCTGGCAGAAGCGGATCAAACGAGCCAAGGATGAACGGCCTGAACATCTTGCACGGCACGTTGAATCCTTGCCAGTCCTTGTAGTACGACCATTGTCCATACTGATCAGTGTACCACTCGCGAAACTCTCTCAACGTGAAGACCTTGCCCTTGAACTGGCTGGACGATGACTCGTAATGCTCCTGAACTCGGCAGAACGCGCGAGCAGCAGTCTCAGAGGAATCGTAGTTCAGCAGCAGTACCTTGTCGAAAACCTTCTTGGAATGAACCATGCTACTTCTCGTCGCGAACGATGCGCGTCTTGCACTTGTTTGCGTTACCGCACTGCTCGGCGATGACCACGCATCTGAGCTTCTGGTTGACGTAGGCCATCGGCTCGACGTCGGTTTCCTGCGAGAACTCCTTGTCAACCAGGTCCATGCATGACGCGAAGTCGGCGAGACACGCCTTGCATTCCTTGGGACTCACGGCCCTTCCATCCTCCACCTTGAGCTGCCACGCGGCGGCACGCGCCATGGTAAACATCGCCCAGAGGATGAGTATTCCGTAGACGGCATAGGTGAACCGTCTCTCAAGCTTACTGGCCAAGCCCACTCTCCTTCGTAAGTGAGAACCTTGCATACTTCAGCATGAGGTCTCGATCGTCTATCTCAGTCGAGATTCGGTGCGCGTGAACGAGCGTTGCAGCGCCCGACCACAATGCGGCCAAGGCTTCTGCAGCCACGCCGTCCCAGTATCCCTGGACTGCCAAGTCCATCAGCCCAAACACGGCAGCTCCGAAGAGAATCGCCCATACGGACAATCCAACGATGTCGCGTCTCACAGAGATCCTCCCTTTGCGGACTGGATCTTCTTGGCGTGCTCAAGCTCCGCCTTGCGGGAAGCCAGCTTAACCGGATCTTTGACGCTTGGAAGGCTCGCTTCCAAGCGCTTGATGGCGCGTGCGCGTCGGAAGTTCTTGCGGTTGTTTGCGGGTGTGCGAGTCTTAGCCATTAGTTGCCTCCGTTTAAGGTGATCTGTTTCTTCGCGGCCAAGCGCTTGTTGTAGAGGCCAAGCAGGAATGCTTCAGCATCTTCGCGCGTGGTCATGGACTTCATCTTGGTAGCGTTCGAGATGCGAGCCACGAAGTGCTCGTGATCGTACTCAGGGTGTCTGATCATGTCGGTAAGAACGCCAACGGCCTTAGCTCCGACGAGCTTATTACGGAACTCATGTTCGTTCACGTTGATGATGCGCAGCAGCTTGGGGAGCACGGTCGCGCGGAAGTCGTTCATCTGATGGAACGTGAGGTTCATGCCGCCGGTACGGAACTCGTCCATCGAGATGCGTTCGCCGAAGAGCGCGATGTGAAGAGCCGGAACCGGAAGTCCAGAAACTTCGAGCAGGGTGTCGAAGTACCGATACGCGAGATTGTCGTTCTTGTTCGACTGGATGTAGTCGTGAGTCGTCCAGTTGATGCGCCGAGCGTTAAGCTCGCGGATCAGAGCCAGCGAACCTTTGCGGATGACGTACGAGAACCCCGTGCCAAGCTCCTTCGCGATGTCAAGTCGATGCTGACCTTCCGCCAAGTGCAGTTTACCATCCAGGACGTCGACGATCGCAGGAACCAACTGGCCGTGTGCCTTCACGGACTCCTTGATGTCCCGATACTTCTGGCTGTTGACGTTCACCGTGCGATTCTTGGGCGAGAGGAGGATGGATTCGTAGTCGGTCGTGTAGTGTACGATGTCGGTTTTCATTTCTTCACCTTTCGTGTTGTCTTAATCTTACCGGACTTACGTCCAGCCGTCAAGCCCTTCTTTAACTTCTCACTGCGATGAGAATTTCTACGCTTCTTCGATACCTTATCCTCAGGATTCTCATCCGAGTGAGAATATACCTCGAGCTTAATCGGTGTTTCCAGCGTGAGACCGTTATGCTCGACCAAGGTGCCATCAACAAGATCGATCTTGACGATCTCAAGGTCTCGCAGTCCCTCTCCTCCGTGGCATAGATAGTCCTTCCCTCCATCGACGAACACAGCTCCGCAAGGGCAGTAATGGAAGTGATGACGGTTGATGGAGTATATGATCGTGTCGCACTTGGTGCACAGTACGGCTTCCTGAACCCTCTCGACGGCCATCTCTTCCAGAATACTGCCGGAGACATACCAGTTCGACCTCAGCTGCGGATCTGCCATGTCAACGGTGCTGCCGAGCATCATGTAGTCCTTATGCCCGAGCGCACGGTTCGGATTGGCGGCATGATACACGGCCCAGTGATGGCCACGGATGGTGAACGTGCGAAGGTACGTCAGATCGCCCTTGAACTTCTCGTTGACCTTGGCGTGATCCAAGCCGTAGTAGTTTACTTCCTTGAGTCGCATCAGTCATCCTCTCTGAGTTCAAGGACCGAGCCTGCAGTCGTGAGGTGGATCACCTTCTTCTCGGCGTCGTACTCGACCTTCTCGATCGCGGACGTGCGATACCAGCCTGCGTCCATCTTCACGGACGAGAAGTATACCGGCTGGCCGATGATGGGCTCAAGCTTCTCCTGGCGCTCCCATACATCTCCGAACGTCGCCTCGTTCGCCCACTTCTGGAAGTCCTTCTTTGACGCTTTCTGCATCTGCAGATACTTCTTCGATGGGATATACGGGATCGCAGCCTGACCACACATGCGGAACTCCTCGTAGGAGCCTCTCTTGGTCGGACGATTCTCCCTGCGATCGAAGATCTTCCTGACCTTGTACAAGATCTGGTTCGGGTAGGCTGGAAGCTGCTTGCTCATCGGCACTTCTCCACGGCGCTGAGGTTCTCCATCGCAGCGCGATAGGTGCAAGTGCTCACGTACGTGAGCAAGCACGAGACTAGGACGATCTTCACGAAGACGCCGACGAGCTGATCCACTACTAGCCTGCTGCCTTCGCGAGACGTGCTGCGCGGTCGCGGCGCTTGTTTCCAGCCAAGCGGTTGTTCGTGATGTTGTGCACCTGCTTGAAGAAGCCGTCCATAGCAACTCCCTTGAACTGTCGATCGATGAACAGGAGAACGTCCGCCGCGTTGCCGTGGTACTGCTCGAGAAGAGCATCGGCGTACTTGTCAGGGTTCCCAACGAAGACGTTCTCCTGAAGGTGTGTTTGGTGAACGCGTCCCCACGGAAGGGTAAAGAGCAGCTTAGACATGTTGGTTCTCCTTCTTCTTGCGGCGCTTGATTGCGTCTCGCAGATTTACGATCTTCTGGCGCAGCGAAGCCACGGCGACCTTGTACGTGGGCGTCGAGTTGAGGTCCGCCACCTCTGCCTGGTACAGGCATATGGCGTTGTACATCACTTCGGCCTGCTCTTCGGTCACGAAGAAGCTGAAGGTGTCGTGTCGTCGTGGTCCGTTGTCCATAACTCATTCTAGCCCGAAGTCCTGAGGTTTGTCAAACCGACAATATACTGTATGATTTTGGGATTTTTGGCCAAAAATGTGCATTATAATGATCATTTTAAGACTAAAGTCTAGTACTTTCCAACATTTCCCTGTAAATGCATGTTTCAGGGATATATTTGAATCCTAATCTGTCATGCAGTGATCCTGCGGTCGGCGACGCCCGTGAAGCCTGCGGCCCGAGGCGGTCCGCTTGATAGGAGTAGCATGGCACTCGAAAAGATAGACGTCCTAGCCTTAGGTCGCGGTAATTTAACCGACAACACGAACGCGATCATCTCGTTTTCTTCCAATAATATCGTAGCTTTATGGAGTTCTGGCACGACGTACGCTCAGTACAACGTGGTGGAATATTCCGGTCGCGTTTACCGCTCCAAGGTAGTTTCAAACACCGCCAACCAGCCCGATATCTCGCCCAACCAGTGGGAGACCTTGTATATCGGCGTGAAGGATGGCGACATCGCGTACGTCGTGAACGGCGCTAACTCATCCGTGCTGCAACGTCAGGCAGGACTCTGGCGCGATCTCGCCGGTCAACCAGCTACCGTCGCCCTGATCGATGGTCAGGCTTCTCCCGCAGTCGCAATCACGTTCCTTGGATCGGATCATTCCTGGGCTCAGGTTCGATACACGATCCGTCGCGGCTCATCGTTTGGCCGCGAACGCCGAGGCACTTACAACGTCCTCAACGACAACATCTCCGTGGTTGAGTACGACCACGAGTACAACGAAATCGGCCTGGACGTCGGAGTGACCGCCTCGTGGCAGATGGTGAGCGGCAACGTCCAGCTCGTTTACACCTCCATTTCAGAAGGTAACCCGATCGAACTAAGATTCACGATACAAGGATGGAACTAATGGCTTGCGAGAACTGCAGCTGCGGTAAGGCACAGATCGAGAAGGCTCAGACCGTCGACAAGATCGAGATCCGTCAGCGCGATCCGAACAAGCTGATGACTGGCGCGAACACGATCGTCCTCATGAACGGTCAACCTGTGAGACATACTCAGTCCATCGAAGTCAAGGTGGACGCTCGCGGTCTTGGTATCGTGAAACTGGAGATGTACGCCTCCGTGAAGATGAATGAGTCCATCATCAAGGACGTCGAGATAAAGAACGTGGAGATAGAAAGTGCGAAAGAAGATTGAGTACGTTCTCGATGACGTCACTCGCAATGACGCGATGATGATCCATGAGGCCGCCGGTGCTGGCGACAAGGCATGGTACTGCTTCGGCAGGGCCTGGTACAAGCTTGATGCGTTAGAACTTATAGATGAAGATCTACGTCCGACACCGCTTGGAATCGCAGTGGCTAGAAAAGTCTTGGAGGTTCAATAATGAACTACGATGATCAACGTCCCGCGAACTCGGGCGATACGAAACTGTCAGAGGTAGCCGTCGATAAGAAGATGCCTCTGGACGATACCTCACAGCCGCAGTCTAACGCTCTGCTTCAGCTGCAGGCCGCGATGCAGGCGATCGTCGAGGTCGCTCGTAAGTCCACATTCATCTTGCGCTCGAACGGTAACATCTTCTGGTCCGGAAGCGAGATTCGATTCGACGACTCCGCGCAGGCAAACGACGCGATCCTCGAAATCCTTGGCTCAGAAGGTTCCGTCAACCCGTCCTTCCAGCTGAAGATGGCTGGCACCACCGGTGCTAACGGTCCCACGTCGTTCCTAAACCTTCCGATGGCCGATGGCGACATGCTCTACTTCGAGCTTAACAGCTCGCTCCTCATCGACCAAGGCACTCTGTTCAACGTGAACAACGCGGTCAACGGCGGCGGTACGACAGTGGGCTTACGGCTCTTGAAGACGACGGTCGCGGCTGGTCTTCCTAAGATCAAGCAGAGTCCTACCGGCGGAACGATCTTCAACATCCCTCTCGCCATCCGTCGCGGCACGGACATCTGGTGGGTACCTCACGGTATCCGCTGGCCCTCTGGAACCGCGTCGACTCTCGGAGCAGTCATCGTAGAGGGTATCACTCCGTGGCCGACAAACTTCGTTGAGAACGAGGCGCAGCTTGACCAGGCGATCACGCTGTGCGGAGCAGCAGGCGGCGGCATCATCCTTATCAAGGGAGGTTTCAGCATAACAACTCCCAAGGTAATCCCCGCGAATACAAAACTGCTGGGTCGCGGCGGAGGATCAAGTCCCGCAGCTGCATTTCAAGCTATAAACGTGGTCAACGGCGCGTCGATCACTTTCTCAAATGCATTCAGTGGAATGGAATGCGTACAGTTAACAGCCGACTCTACGTTCACCGGAACGATGGTTACGATCAGCAGTAACGCTTGCACGTTCAAGGAATGCAACTTTGACATGACAGCATGTACTGACGTCGGAACGAATATCGCCGTCGCCCTCGGCGGAACAAACAATCGGATGTATCGGAACTTCATACGCGGAACGAATACTAATCGCATCGGTATAAGCTACACGATCGGTGCGACTGGGCCAAACACAGATGTAGACACGATGTTCTATTAAGGACAGTATGCCGAACTATGGTGGAAGTCCAACATTAAGAAACGGAGCCGATCGGCAGCTCGATATACCGATCGGAGCGGTCCTTCCGAGCGCTGCGTTCGTTGGCTCTGCGATTCCGGACGGCTGGCTGCTCTGTGATGGCGCGAGCGTTTCTACGACTCTGTATCCAGCGTTGTTCGCAATCATGCAGTACGGGCATGGCGGTTCCGGCGCTAACTTTAATCTCCCTGATTATAGAGGCCGCTTTCAGCGTGGACATCAGACGATGGACGGAAGATCTATAAGCTCAAGTTTAGATTTCGGACCTCGCAGCGCACAGGCAGCCGGAGGGACAGCCGCCGGGAATGGAAGCGTCGAGAACTTCGCCATGCAAGGTCACTGGCACGAGTTCTGGTGCATGGGCAGCTCTTGTGATAACCAATCGTCTGACTTGTACAACGCCGGTCCAGTCTCTGCTCGACCGACCAGGCTTGGCGATATGTTAAGTGATGGTGTCAGCGGCGCACCGCGAGTATCGTCAGAAACTCGCGCCGTTAACTCGGCGGTGCTATATTATGTGAGGGCGTTCTGATGCCAAACTACGGGGGAACGCAGACATTAAATAACCGCTTATCCTCGACTTCGATCGTGCCGATCGGGACGGTTCTTGCTTGGTCTGGAAACTCTTCTGCATCGCTGCCAAACGGCTTCATACTATGCGACGGATATCCGTACATGGCATCCTTATATCCAAGATTATACGCAATCATCGGAACTTTCCATGGGGACGGCACCTTCACCGCAAACGGCGCTGCTTCTGGGCTTCCGGCTGGCGCGAAGTTCAACGTGCCTGATTATCGAGGTCGCTTCCTTCGCGGCATTGATAATATGGGTACCGGCGCTAGAGGTTCGGATGACCTGACCGTACGCACGAGAACTGCGGCTAATAACGGCGGTACAGGAACTGCAACAGGAGTTGGCAGTAAAGAGGTTGATCAATTCCAAGGACACTGGCACGATGCCAGGGGAGCGATCGAGCTTAGCGGATCTGCTCACGGCAACTACAACCACGTTGGTGGAGTAGGTCCGGCAAATTCTGGTAATACTGGGAGAGATATCGTTGCAGATACTAGCGGACACGGGACTCCGCAGGTTTCTTCTGAGACTCGTCCTATGAACAGCGCCGTACTGTTCATCATAAGGGCTTACTAAGATGCCGAACTACGCCAGGTCACAAACAGTTAACAGTCGAGCGGAGACTTCATACGGCCTTCCGATCGGCACCGTATTGCCATGGACAGCGCAGGCTGGAACTACACTTCCCGTAGGCTGGCTCCTATGCGACGGATCTCCGTATACGCAAGCTGCGTATCAAGCTCTCTATGCAGCAATCGGGCAAGGTCATGGTAACGGAACGAAGCAGAAGGATGGCGTGACCAATTCTGGCCTTGTAGGTACCGCGTTCAATGTTCCCGATTATCGAGGCGGCTTTCTGCGCGGGATCGACAATATGGGCACCGGCGCAGCAAGCAGAGATTTCGGCCCTCGCGGTGCCCAAAACGTGGGAGGATCTGCGTCTGGGGTCGGTAGCTACGAAACGGATTCGATTCAGGGACATTGGCATGTTATCTATGGGAACGTCCAAGCGGCTCGTTATCAGACGCACGCGGGAAACTACGTGATCGTAAATACGTCTGGAGCAAGCATTCTGTCAAACTGTACCGGGCGAGCAGCGCTGACCGACCCTTCGTATGGAACTTTTAGAAAAGGCAAAGAATCCAGGCCAGTCAACACGGCTATCCTTTATATTATAAGGGCGTTCTAACATGAGCAATCCTTCGCGGTCATTTGAATTCTTACGGTTGTGGCCTGGGCTTCCTTCGGACCCTGTATCTGGTCGTCCCGGCGAGATATACTACAACTCCACCGCGAACTCGCTTAGATACTACAACGGATCTTCATGGTCTGACTTTGGCGGCATATGGGCGAATCAGACTCTATCAAACCTGACTGGTCCGACTGCAATCGGGGTTGACTTAGTTCCGTCCGGTATAGGTATAAACCTTGGCTCAAGCGCGACATCGTGGAGCCAAGCGTATATAACGTCGATCCTTGACGCGAATCAACTGTCTAGCGCATACATGGGATCGATAGCTCTCGAGAGCGCGAACACTGCCGGATCGGATGCGTCCGGCGATGTATTCGTTCAGACTGGAGATTCTGGGACCGGCGATACCGGCAACTTGAGGCTGAAGATCGGCGCGACTACCGGCGGTACACGCGGCCATGTTATAGTAACCGCTCCGGCGATGGATCTTCTGAACTCGACAGAGTTAAAGTTCTTGAACTCGACCGATACGTATGGCGTCGGGTTTGTAGCTCCCTCATCGATCTCCGCAGATATGATTTGGACGCTTCCGGCAGCAGACGGTAGCGCGAATCAGGTATTGACTACGGATGGGTCAGGCAATCTAACGTGGACGACTGCTGCGGCAGCCGACGTTTCGGATTCCGTATTCAGGATTCATGACGACGGAGATATCACCAAGAAGCTTTCTTTCGAGGTGTCCGGCATAACCACCGGTACAACCAGAACGTGGTCTGTACCAGACTCGAACTTGAACTTCAGCACAGCTCCAGGTGGATCTTTCGCGAACAGTGCTTTGTCGAACTTAACCAACCCGACATCGATCAATCAGAGCTTAGTAGCCGACACCGCGTTAGTAAGATCACTTGGATCTGGAAGCAAGCCATGGGCTAACTTGTACAACCAGTTCTTGTGGGCGGTAGATGGTTCGAGTAACACCAAGGGCGTTCTTGGATACTGGTCCGCCGGTATCAAGGGCGGTACGCAGCTGGCGCTTGTTGGAACCGACAATAACTTACTGTCTATCCCGGTCGGGTTGCAGTCTCAAGACGCCAACGGCGGCGGCGCTGCTGGAGCAGTCTGGGTAGGTACCGGTCGAGGTATTCCGTCTGCGGACCTCAACTTGTTCACCGGCAACTACTTCAACTTCGCTACCGAACAAACCGGTAATATCAACATCACGACCGGTAACGCGAACATAGGCAATCGCGGCGACGTAATCGTCAACTCCAGAGCGCTCAAGATTCAGGACCAATCGCTGGCCTCTGCGTCTAACGGGTACGTCTGGCAGCTCGTCGATCAGACGACTGGTAAGGGCGGATGGGCTGCGGCTAGCTCAGCTGCTCCGACCGTAGAATACCGCACCTTGACGTCCGGCGAAGCGAGTGCTAATCAGCTGATCTTAGGTGCCACACCTGCGACTCCCTCTAAAACGATGCTGGATATATTAGACGGCGGCGGTACGCAGGAGTACTCGGTCGAATACACTGTATCCGGAGCAGTTTTGAGCTGGAGTGCAGGACCTTTGGCTGGTACCCTAGTCGCAGGCAATCGCTTCCGCATAGTCTACTGGACATAATCCTAATCTATCAGGCATCGTATTAAGGAAATGACATGAACATTTTAAAGCAGTTTATTGGAGCAGATCAGGTCGATGACACGAAGATATTGCTTCGTAATGCTCAATATTTACATGGCCGCAATGCCGCGAACTCCGGCAACGTCAATCTCCTTCGCGTTAACACGTCTGACATCATCGAGTTCGCATCGCTACCTCAGCACTCCGGATCGAATCTCGCGACCGAAGCGTTCGTAAATGCTCGCGGAGTAGCCTCGTACGTTCCGAAGGCCTTGGAGACGTCTAACATCACGATCTCCAACCCAGGCACTGCCGTGTTCGACGGCGTCACGCTGACGTCTGGCCAACTCTTGTTCTTGACCGGGCAAGCGACGCAGACCGAGAACGGCCTATGGATATTCAACGGTTCAGGTTCGGCCCTTACTCGGCCTGCCGGATGGACAACCAGCGCGACGGTTGCTGAAGGTACCCTCATCGTCGTCGATCACAGCGCAGGCGCTCATTCAGATCAGATCTGGAAGATCCGCAACGCAGCTGTAATCGGCACGGACAACGTCGTATCTGACCTTGCGAGTGGCGGTGGTGGATCTGGCGCCAAGAACTATCTCGGCATCATCAACGGTACAGATAACGGTGGAGACTTCGAGAGTAACACGGTCGGCAATTGGGTTCTCGGCAACGTCTCTCTTACCTCTGCGTTCCCGTCTGGTTCACCTACGTTTGGATCTGGCGCTTCTGGTAACCTGAGCGGTTCTGTCGTTAGCTCTGGCCAACTCTCTGGTTCTTACTCATATTCTTACGCATCCAGTGCCGCGACTACAGCCGGTAACTTCCTAGCCTCTCCTGCGTTTACCATCGACACGTCCGACCAATCCAAGGTTCTCACGGTCAAGTTCAACTATAAAGCCGTAACGAACCCGTCCAATGCGAACTGGTCAGGGACAAGCTCAAACTCGTTTGGCATTGCACTTTACGACGTGACGACTGGCGGAGCATCCGGCTGGATCATGCCTGCTGGCGTCTGGAGCATGACTCAAAGTGCGGGCGTAGGAACTGCTGTTGCTACCTTCCAGACCAACTCCTCAAGCACGCAATATAGAGTCGTTGTATTCAACGCCAACTCTACCTCTGGCGCTGTCACTCTTTATTTTGACGACTTCTTCTGTGGCCCTCAACCAACACTTGTTGCTCAGTTCGGAGTTGTAGGTCAGATAATCGCTACAGGGTCTCTGACCCCTCCCCCTGGATATTTATATTGCAATGGTGCCGCTGTAAGCAGAACACAATATGCTGAACTTTTTGCAGCTATCGGAGTGACATTCGGGTACGGCGACAATTCCACCACCTTCAATCTTCCCGATTTTCGTGGGCGTTTCTTAAGGGGAACAAATAATAGCACCGGACGTGACCCAGATGCTGCTTCTCGCACGGCCATGAACACAGGGGGAAATGCTGGGGACAATCCCGGTTCCGTACAAGGTCATGCATTCCAAACACATAACCACGGAATAAATAAATCTACTAATGGTCAGCAAGCCGTTACTGATTATGTGTATGCAGGAAGCCCAGTAGGCGGTTACATAGGCGCCAATACTAGCCAAGCTGCGGCAGCTTCTGGGGGAACTGCGCAGGCTTCCGCAAACGAAACCCGCCCCATAAACGCCAATATTGCCTATCACATTTGTTATACTAACCCAGTCGTGGCCTCGAATGACACAGATACTCGTGTAATTGCATTTTTAGCTCAAGAAACAGCAACTACTATTACAAGCGACAGTCCCACTACAATAAATTGGATTGGAAAAGTTACTGACACTCATGGCGGTTTTAACGATACTACAACGTACACTGTACCTGTATCTGGTTATTACGATATATATTCTGGCGGATCTATTGTGATTCCATCAGGAACATTTACATCAATGGGAGTTTTAAATATTCGTAGAAATGGTTCAGTAATTGTTACTGGGAATAGTGCAATTAGTAATACTATAGGAACTGGTAACGCCCAAACTATTGTTGCTAGAGTGGATGCTTATTTTCTAAATGCCGGAGATACGATTGACGTACAGGCTCGCACTACTAATTCTATTGCCAACACTACAATGGCTAACGGAGTTTTTAGCGTAAAGAGAACGTCTGGTCCTTCAGTAATAGCAGCAACTGAGAGTGTGAATGGAAGGTATTACGCAAGTTCAAGCACACCAGGAACTAGCGCCTCGCCTTCCGCTATCACGTACACGACTAAGGATTTCGATTCGCATGGCGCCTACTCGGCGGGAACGCTAACCGTTCCTGTGAGCGGGAAGTACATGTTCACTGCCAGTCTGTATCACACCGCCGCAACTACGGCTGCAAACCAATCGATTACGGTTCAGATTCTTAAGAACGGATCGGCAGTCTCGCAGGGACAGAATTATTTTACTTCCTCAGTCTCCAAGCCATTAGCCAACTTAGTGTCTGATATTATCTCCTGCAACGCTGGCGACACCATCACTGTCAAGGCAGGTAACGATGGAACAACGCCGTCCACGTCGGCAAGCAACGTATTTAACTACTTTAGTTGGGCGAGGGTAGGTAACTAATGTCTAACACCAGTAAACCGCTTCCGCATCACGTACTGGACATAATCCTAATCTATCAGATGTCGTAATAAAGGGAGATAAAGATGAACATTTTAAAGCAGTTTATTGGAGCAGATCAGGTCGACGATACCAAGATTTTACTGAAGAACGCTCAGTACTTGCGTGCGCGCAACGCCGCCAACTCAGGTAACGTCAACCTACTTCGTGTCAACGCTTCCGACATTATCGAATTTGCTTCGCTTCCGCAATATTCTGGTAGCAATCTGGCTACAGAAGCGTTCGTTAACGCGCGCGACGTAGCTTCGTACGTTCCGAAGGCTCTCGTTACGACTGATGTGACTGTATCTAACCCAGGCACTGCCGTATTCGACTCGGTTACTCTGACCGCAGGTCAGCTGTTATTCTTGGCAGGTCAGTCTACGCAGACCGAGAACGGTCTCTGGACCTTCAATACCTCAGGTACCGCGCTGACTCGTCCGGCTGGATGGACTACCGGCTCGACCATCGCTGAAGGTACCTTGATCATCGTCGATCACAGCGCTGGCTCTAACTCAGACCAGATCTGGAAGATCCGCGATGCAGCTGTAATCGGGACAGACAGCGTAGTAGCTGACCTCTCCAGCAGCGGCGATTCCGGAGCGAATACGGCTCTGTCTAACTTAACAGCTACGTCGATCAACCAAGATCTAGTCTTCGACGAAGGTTCTGCCACGCGTTACATCGGATGGACGACGCAGCCCTCTTCAACGATGAACCTTGTCATCCAAGCTGGTACGCCGATCAACTCAAACGGTGGAACTCTCACCCTCTTGAGCGGTGGTTCTAACTTGGCCACTGGCGGAGCCGCATTGTTCGGCTCAGCGGATCAAGGCAATAACAATAACACCGGCTCTGGAACAGTCACCATTAAGTCTGGCGATGGCGCACCTTCTAGCGCAACCGGCGATACCGGTAACCTTACTCTTCGCTCTGGTCTTATTCAGAACGACGCAGCGAGCGGCAACTCTGGCTACGTATTCTTAGGCTCCGGCGCGGTCGGCGCTGGTTCAGGCAACTCCGGTGCGGTCAACATCTACTCCGGCGACAATGCCGGAACGGGTAACACCGGTATCATTCAGATCTACTCTGGGTCCGCAGTCGGCGGCGGCAACTCCGGTGCTGTGACTATCGGATCAGGCAACGCAGATCAGGCTCAAGACGGCGAAGTGTCCGGCCAAGTACAGATCTTGACTGGTCAAGCTTACGAAGGTAGCGGACCTGTACTCATCAACACTGGTAACTCGACTAAGGCCACTGGAGCATACTCTTCTGGTGACATCAACCTGACCACTGGATCTGTCGCGAGCGCTGCAGCTTCCGGCGCGATTACTCTTACTACGGGCAATACGACTACCGGAGTGCAGGCAGGTACGATCAGCCTCATCGCCGGTAACGATGGCGCAGGGCTGTATGGTCAGGTTAATGTCATCGGTGGAATGGTCGACATTATAGCCTACACTGCGTTCCGACTCATCTCGGCGAATGGTTTACAGCCGATGCCTCTGCGTTTCATGGCTGGCAATAATGAGACATGGATCGATATCGTAGCTCCTGCCACGATTCCATCTAACGTCTCGTTCATCTTGCCTGCCGCTGACGGAACAGCTGGTCAAGCGCTTAAGACAGACGGTGCTGGCAACCTCTCCTTCGGTGATGCCGGTGGAACGTGGGCTAAAGAGCGCATTGCATTGTCGGCAACCGACATCACGAACCAGTACATCGATCTCGCGCATGTGGCCAAGACCGACTCGATCATGTTCATGGTCAAGGGCGGTAACGGTATGCTGATCGAAGGTGCTGGCGATGATTACTCGGTGAACTACACCGGCGGCGCAGGCGGCAATACCCGCATCACGTTCTTGAACGACATCGCTACGGGCGGACCTTCTGCTCTGACTTCTTCGAACATCGTCGTGGTGCAGTACGAATACTAAGGCGGTAGGCAGTGAATCTAAGTAAACAGTTCCTTGGCGCGAACGCGGTAGACGAGACGAAGATCCGGCTTTAACAGAGTCGATGCGTCTGGCAAGTAACGGCAACCTAACTCTGGCTCAAGGCAACTTGGGTATAACGTCGTCGACTACCCCATACGCCGTCGAAGCGACTGTTCCATCAGGCGATATCGCGATGAGAACTACTGCAAAGCATTGAATCTATCAACCGGCAATACAGGACCATTCTCTGGAGACACAGGCGCGATCAATCTCATGACCGGAAACGGCGGGCTTGGAAGTAACAGTAGAAATTCTGGCAACATCAATCTTACGGTAGGATCTCCGTCTATCGGAGGCACTCGCGGTCATATAACTTTAGACGCCCTGTATCTACGACTTCCAACTGGAACTTCTGACCCTACGGCAACCGCCGGAAGTGTCTATTATAACACTAGTACTAACAAGTTGAGGTTGTACGACGGCTCAACTTGGGTAAGCCTCAACTAACCCTCTAGCAGAGTCTCGAGTTCTGACTCGAATTTCTCCTGCTTCTTATCCATCTCTAAGAAATGGTCAAGAATGGTGACCTTCCCTGAACCGGTCGTCACGCGCACGTTCTTAAGCGCAGTCAGCTTGGCTTCCTGAAGCCGCCGGATCTCACTCTCGAGGTAGGCTTCCCTGCGTGGATCGCTCACAGGCCAAGCATCCGCACGAGCTTGTACCGGACAACGTCGATCAGTGTGTACAGCTTGAAGCGGCAGTGACCGTTGATGACGAACACACGCTTGAAGTGCGCGTCGCCGTCAGAGCTTGGCTTGGTCAGGCGCACGTCGAAGTTTAAGACCTGCTTGCCAAGCTGACCTGAGTCGGCCAACTTGATCTGATCAAGCACGCCGCTTGGTACGTATCCAACAGGTAGATCCGAACGAACTGACTTAGGTCCGATTCTGACTTCCATCCGCCATTCCTCCTAGTTCAAACTCGATAGATATGATAGGGACCGTGAAGCTCACGTCGATCTTCGACGGATCTTCCTTGTTTACCTGCACCTGTACGTTGAAGTCGGGCTTGAAGAACTTCTCGACGTACTTCTCGACGTACTTCTTCATCGACGCCACGGTCATCGGCTCGACGGAGTTCTTGATACTGTCCAAGAAATCCTGCCTGATGGCTTCTGCTACCAACGATGCTGCCTTGTTGACTTCCTCGTCGTAACGCGCGAGATCGTACAGTTCCTTGGCATCGTCCGGAGACATGACGCCGCGTTCCTTGATCTTCTCCGGAGTCACGTTTACAAGCTCGAAGTGCTGCTGCCCGAGGTGCTCACTTATGAGCGTACGGCGAAGCCAGCTCAGTAGTCCACCTTCCTGAGCGGCGATCTGTGACATGGCGTGTGCGCTGAGCGAATGAGTAACGACGCCTTCCTTGAGTCCGACGTGGAACGTGCCCTTGGTACCAGAATACGAGTACGTATACTTCAAGATCATTTCTTATTCTCCCACTTGTCCTTGAGATCGTCAAGTCTCAGTTTGCATATCTCGCTCGCCTGTCGGTTGGCGAAGTAGTTCTTGATCTCCTTCGATATCAGCAGCTTGTGTAGTACAGGTGCACGCTTTATGACGACGATCGAGCCCCTGCTGTAGAACCCAGCCTTGAAGAGGTTCTCGTTGACCACCATGAGTCCGGCGTGTGGATACATTTCTCCTATGACCTCGAGCGCCTTCTCCTTCAGCTCGCGCGGGAGCAGAAAGTAGAACTGGCTCGGGAACTGAGTGTGATCCGTTTCCTTCTCCCAGAGGTCTAGGATGGGCTCCTTGCGGTAAAGCTTGCCCATCCGCTCATGTTTTACGCGCTTGTTATTGTCGGCGCGAAGATCCGCGATGGAGATCTTGGTCTCGATCTCTATCATCTTCCTGCACTGCTGCGACGTGTCAGTCCCGATCGCGTCGGCGTTCCTGAACGGATCTTCGGTGCAGATGAGATTGAACTGCCGCTCGAAGCGCAGCCAACACAGGGCCATGGTCTTAAGATCGTGTCCAGACACCTTCACAGACATCGATCTTACTATACCATAAACTAGTCGATCCTCTTCAGTCCAACAGCACGAAGATCCACGTCGCTCAGTTCCTTCATGTCAACGTAATCGGCAAGAACGATAAACCTGCAGTTCATCTTGCGCTGCACGTATCTGAGGCTTCTGCAGGTATCTTCCACATCACCTGACGGAACCTTCACGACGATGGTCTTACCTTCGAGCGAGCCCGTCCTCGCGTCCAGGTTCGCCATCAGGCCGCGCTCATAGGCGGCCTTCTCAGCTTCAGAGACCTGGTCCGCGATCTGTCTAAGCTGCCACTCGAGATCTTCCGCTCTCTTGGAGAACTTGGCTACCAGATCGCTCAGCGAGTCGTCGGTCATAAGGAGTTCGACTGAGAATTCTCTACCTGCGTCTCGGAGGCGAGGACTGCTGCCGCCGTGACGTTGGGATTACCGATCAGCTGGTAGCGAGTCACGCCGAGCTTCCTGTAGACGTTGGTCAAGTGAAACTTGACGGTCTTCTCGGTGATGTTTAACTCAGCGCCGATCTGACGGTTCGACAGACCTTTGCCTGCCAACTCAGCAACGCGCTGTTCCTGCGATGTCAGTACGTTTGATTCGTTCATGTTCCCTCCTGGGACGGTTTATCTTGTGTATACACCTTCTCGGGATCTTCGTCAAGCGGATCTGGACTATCGGTGATCTCGGAGAGGATGTACATCTTCCCGAAGAGCTTCTTGTAGTGGACGGTTATTCCAGAGTTGTAGTCCGTCGCGAAGTAAGACGGCATGAACGTCAGGACGAACCTCTCGAACGGTGATATCGTCGGTCGCTTGTCGGAGATCATTGCATGATCCCATCGTCGAACGAGTAGATGAAGCTGCCGAAGAATCCGAACGAGGCGGCGTTGTGATCGTTCTTCTCCATCTCGTTTGCAGCCAATTTGATCTCAGCGCTCGGAACCCCATATTTGCCAAGGAACGCGTGTACTTCCTGAGGCTTATTTGTCTTGAGTTGATCCACCACGACGGCATCCGCACCACCTTGAGACGATCTCATCTCCTTAATCACGATCTCGAAGTGGCGGCTCGGTAGATGGTCGTTTCGGATGAAGAGTTGGCATGAGCGGAGACGGCCTGCAGTGTCAAAAGTCTTATTGTCGATCATAGATACCTCCAGCTGAGATCTTAGCACTACCTTGGTCGAGTGTCAAGTTGACTTCATTCTGTTTATGGTGGACAATATATACATGAAGAAGATCATCCTTTCACTGCTCATAGGCGCTCACGCGTTCGCAGCGGACGAACCGAAACCGGTCGAAGATCCAGATATGGTCAAGATCGCAATCGTTGACACCGGCATTGACATGAAGTCAAATTGGGAGCAGCTTAAGCTTACACCGAAGGTATGCGGATCTTGGAACTTCGTAACCAAGAAGGTCGTCGACGGTAAGGAAGTCGACAACCTAGACGTGAGCGACGAGCATGGTCACGGGACTCACATCGCCGGAATAGTCACGAAATTCGCTGGAACGGCTCCGACGTGCCTGTATATCATGAAGTACTACAACTCGAAGGGCCTCGACGCGGACAACCTCAAGAACACGATCAAGTCATTCAAGAAGGCCGTCGAGCTGAACGTCGACATCATCAACTACTCCGGCGGCGGTATCGCCAGAAGCGACGAGGAGTGCGCGGTTCTCAAGGAAGCTCTTGACAAGGGTATCATAGTGGTCGCGGCAGCTGGCAACGAAAGGTCCGACGTCATCACTCACAAGTACTGGCCTGCCATGTGCGACTCTCGAATCGTGGCAGTGACCGCGACGTACGCCGATGGAGAGAAGACGCTTCCATCGTCGAACACCAGCAGCGATGAGTCCAAGGTCCTTCTGTACAAGGAGATCGGTAACGACGTCCTGTCAACTCTTCCTGGCGGACTCTACGGATATATGACTGGAACTTCACAGGCCGCCGCGACCATGACTGGGAAGCTCGCCAACCACCTGTACATCATGAGGAAGAGCCACTACGGAAGGTTACTCGTCAAGAAGGCTGGCGGATGGGCCAAGTAGCAGGATTCTTTCTGGCGTTCGGGCTTGCCATCAACGGAGCTACGTCCAACGACCAGAAGTCCCACGACAGGTACATGGATGCCGCGCGAACATCTCTCGACGGAGCTTACATCCAGTCAGGGCTGAAGCCTGAGGTCGACAAGCGCCTGAGGGATCTCGAGAAGAAGTACGTGCCGAAAGAGATCGAGAAGTACGGATCTGCGACCGCGATCGTGATAAAGGTCATCATGCAGAAGCAGCTTACTCTGACTTGGTCGTTTTAGGTAGATTCTTGTCAACGTCACAGAGATCATTGGGATCTTCATGTGCGCTTATGGCATCGACTACCCAGCCTCTATGATCCTTGGATGGATTGAACGGATTGAGATAGATCCGGCCCTTCATGAAGTTGTCAGGAGTCTTGTCGTCGGCATACCAGTCAGGTTTCCCACACGTCGCATCGACCAGACCATCCAGTCCAAGTACGTCAACGATGTAATCGGCCCACGCCTCTCCTCCAGATGACCACACTACGATGGCGAAGCCACGAGCGGCCATCTGTCTGAGAAGCTCGATATGTCGCTCGTGTCGCATACCCCAGCACCAGGCGTCGGGCTTATTCTTGTTCATGCGGATCTTGACCAGGGTAGACGGATCGACGCCGTCCGGAATCTCATCTATGAGGATGAGGGTTTCGTCGACGTCGGAGAAGTAAGTCTTCTCGCCTCTGATTCTAAAGTGCCTGCGCTTACGCTTAGTCGCCATTGCCGTGCATCATTCCAGCGGACGGGTTCTTTACAAGATCGCACCACTGAGCATGTCCGTGAAGCTCATCGTCGCGGTAGCCAGCCTTGCGGCCTCCGCAGTCACATCTGGATTTCATGATCTCATACTTCGTGACGATAGGGTATGCTCCGGTCGGCAGGTGCGTCTTGAGGTACTGAGCGACCGACAACTCGAGATCTACCAAGCCGTATTTCATTCCTGAACTGTTCGCTATGCCAGGGAGGTGTAACTTGCCATGTCCTACGAAGTGGCAGGTCACGTCGGCGCTACCGGCCCTGTTATCGAACGTGAACAGCGCCTGTACGTCCAAAGACTTCAAGGTTGGATCTAACAAGAACTGACTCGAAATCTGTCCATTCAGGTTCAAGAACAATCCAGGGTACTGTAGGCCCTTGCGAACGATGACGAAGTACCAGTAGTCTGCCATCTGATCGTCTTCATGAACGCGCAGCTCGCATCCTCCGAGCGGACCTTGGAGTATCTGGTTCAGAAGATTCGTGATTCTAGTAACGCTCAAGCAATCCCTGCCTTATGGGTAAGATTGGTATCTCCGTCAGGATCTCCGGACCGTCCACCGTTATGAGTACCGTATGCTCGAACTGTGCCGCAAGGCCGCCGGTCCCAACGATCTCCTGGACCTTACATTCCTTATGATCCTTGTGCGGAGCGATCGGACGAGAACCGTACTTCGGCACGTTCCATAGGACTATCGGCTCTACCGTGATGCACGACCACAGCTTCAGCTTCTCACCCGTGCGAGGGTCTCCGAATCCAGGTATGAACGGCTTGTCGTGGAAGACTCGTCCGATACCGTGGCCGCCGATGTCGCGACATACCGTGAACTGGGGATAGTTACCCTTGATGAACGTAGAGATGGCGTTGCCGATGTCGCCGGTGAAACCGTTCGGCCTTACCGCCGCGATACCGGCCATCATCGCCTCGCGCGCGGCGCAGATCAAAGCGTACGCGTCGGTAGAGACCTCTCCTATGGCCACGGTTCGAGAAGTGTCGCCGTGGTACGGACCGACCTTGACGGTCACGTCGATGTTGACGATGTCGCCGTTCTTGAGAGGCTCATCGTTAGGAACGCCATGGCAGAGCATCTCGTTCACGGATGTGCAGATCGACTTCGGATAACCCTTGTAGCCGAGGCAAGCGTTCGTGCCGCCATTGGCGATGGTGATGTCGTGCGCCAGCTTGTCGAGTTCGTTCGTCGTGACGCCCTCCTTGGCCGCAGCGCAGACCTGTTCGAGCACGAGTGCTGCGAGCTTACCTGCCTTGCGCATGCCTTGGATCAGTGCGTGGTCCTTCACAGATTCTCCGAAATAAGTTTAATTTGAGTTAAGAACTCTTGGGTCGAAAGGGTTCCTTTCATTCGATTGCACTTGATGCAGCACGGAACGCAGTTGTTCATAGAACAACCGAGCGTATGATCTTTACGGTCTATACCGTTGAACAAGCAAGAATATCCATGTCTAGTCCGTATCGATGGAGCTGCATCACAATACTCGCAATTTCCAGATGTAATCCGATTGAACTCATCGGCGGTAAGATCGAACTTAAATCCACGGACTTTAGCTCCACGCTTATATGATTCCATTTGAAGCCTTCTGCCGGTATCTTCATGAATCCCGCGACGCGAGCATCCACAGGAAACTATATCTCCTCTTTTAACTCGATTCCCAACATGTTCAGTTTTATTGCCGCAGTCGCACTGGAATAGCCATAGAACTTCACCGCAAACGATTCTAGAATTAGAGCGCTCGATTGCCGTAAAGTTTCCGAACTTCTTACCTGTTAGATCAAGCGCTGTTCCCATTAAAGTCCATTCGCTCTGTCGGCCATTGTAAGACCGTTGATATGATCCACTTCATGCTGTACGACCACGGCGTTGAGACCAGAGAAGTTGCGAATGATCTCGTTGCCATCGATGTCGTGGAACCTTACCTTAACCTTCGTGGACCGAGCAACGTCGTAGCGGTCCTTCGGAAATGACAGACATCCTTCGTTACCCATCTCGATACCGCCGGTGTATTCTATGATCTCTGGATTTATGAGAGCGCCAAGGTACCCTTGAGCCTTCTTGTTGTTTGACATCGTATTGATGACGATGATCTGAAGCATGATGCTAACCTGGTTCGCCGCAAGGCCGAAACCAAGGCTCTTCTTGTGCTTGATGGTCGCGTGCATGCGCTGAACGATCTCGCGAAGTTCATTCGTTCCAAACTGAGTGACCTTGTCGCACGGAGTATTTAGTCTGTCGTCTGGATACGTGACGATGTCGTAGATCTGCATCTAGCCTCCATTATGCTCAATACCCATTCGTGCATCTTCCGGCCATTCTCGTTTCCGTCCAAGACGCGGCCCTTGAAGTATCTGCGAAATGTCTCGGTACCCCACGTAACATCCACACGATCCAGGACTGGATCGTCGGCGCGGAATATGCCGATCTCGTCGGGAGCTTGACAGAAGTCAGCGGCTCCGGCGACGCTTCCGGCGATGGCGATCCACAGCGCGAGCAATCTCGAGAGCATCTTCAACTCCGTCCTGGTGTCCAAAGTACACGAACGGTCGTGTACCATCATTGAACTCCTCGTTTGCATTAGGATAATGGAACATTATATGCCTGTCAACCAGGGCCAGTATCTCATGGCGCTGGAGGTCGTGTTCGCCTGCAGCCTTGCTGACGAACTTCTCGACAAGAAACATGATGTCGCCCATTCTTTTCAGCTTCTTTCCCATAGCATATCATACCACGCATAGCCTAATCTTCAAGGTAAAAGTGAGGTGAAGTGTATCATATGGTTACGATGGAAGACCTTCTAAATCATCGATATGAGTTTGCAGACCAGGATCTGAAGGTTCAGGACATGCTGATGGACCTCCTGCCGCGCATCAACTGGCTGATGCAACAACCTGGGAACCCTGTCTCAAACTGGACCGTTACATCAGGACTCAGAACGATTGACGATCACCTTCGGATCTACAAGGACAAGGCGACCAAGCATCAGAAGCCATTCGAGAACGGTGTGTTTGACCAATCAAAGGTGCCCATGAAGTCCAGGCACTTGTACGGTCGCGCAGCAGATATCTCAGATCCAGGACTGAAGATAACCGCGTGGCTTAAGGTCAACGAGTCGTTGCTCGAGCAGGCCGGACTATGGTGCGAGGAAGGTAACACCAACTGGGTTCACTTCCAGAACGAACCTCCGGCCTCCGGCAAGCGTTGGTTCCTTCCGTAGATGCTGTGGTATGACGCGGACGAGCCCGAAGGCCGAGCAGCTATACTGATCAAACGAATCCGAGAGCTTCAATCGAAGAATCTCTTGGACCTGAACGAAGGGTTTGCCTTCAAGCTGTATGTTCACGAGCTTGATGAGATCAGATCCAAGTACAGTCACAGCTGGAATAGGCCGATTCTCATGTTCAACAGGCACAGACGATTCTGCAGGAAGTGCGACATCGAGGACGTCGCCTATCGGCATCAGGACTGATTCTTGATGTACTCGATCTTGTGATCGAGCTGAGTCATCATTCTCTGGATCTCCTTCATCCTAGCCTTGAGATCTGCGATCTTGGCTTCACAGAGTTGCTCATTGCCAGCTCCTGAATGAAGCCCAGCTTCGTAGGCTGCCGTCTTAGCGAGAGTGGTATGCTCGAAGATCTCGTTGATCTCCTTAGTTACCATCTGGTAGCTGAAGCTCACCTAACTCCTCCATCGTTATCTGAGGGAAGATCGCCACGACGCGGCGCTTCGCCTCCTCGAATGCCTCTGTCAGGGTAGCCTTGACGACCGAACCTGACTCGATCGAGAAGTTGTCCTTCATCACGTCGAACTCGACGGCGTTGCTCAGGCGCGGATGTCGCTTGATGACCGTCTTGAGCTTCATGACTTCACCACATCTGCAGCAAAGGAATGGGCCTTATGGATGTACTCTTCGTATGTGCCCTTGTTTTCGATCACAACGTCGAACTTGGCCGTGTCCATGTCGCGCTCCGACGGATCTGTCGAGTTAGTAGGGTGTTCATCGAAGCGATTTACGCGAACCGTAAGAAGAGTATCTCCCTCTTCTAGGGACATCTTCACGCCTGCGGTCTCATTCTGATACCGAAGGTCACTGATCACGACACGCTCCATGCCACTCTTGCGAGCCAGCTCGATAGCCTTCTTAACCCAGTAGTCTGGATCAACAGTACGCTTGGAAGAACCTTCCAAGATACACAATGCGCGACGAGTCCAGTACAGCTTCTGCATCGTACCGTCGTCGTGAACGCCATAGAAGTCGGTGACTCCGTCGATCTCATGGAAGATTCCAGTCTTGCAGATCTTACCGTCCTTCGTACGGAACTCACGAACCATGAACGTGCCGAGGTTCTTGGTGAAACCATCGCGCAGGCTGACCGGAAGGTTGAGCAACGGAAGGTTCTTCTGGTTCTGGTCATCGAGAGATGCGCGATCGAAGCCGAACTGTTCGGCTACAGTATCCTTCAAAGGATCTGCGAACCCGATCCGTTTGAATCCATATTCTTCGACGAGGATGTTCGCCAAGGTGTCTTTGCCAGAATGCGTCCAGCCATTGACTGCTACGATCTTCATGTTACCTTCCTTTCAGTAACTGTTTGAGTTCAGCCAAGATTACGGCGTAACCCCACTGGCCCTGTTCGCCAGCATAGATCACGCCAACGACTTCTCCATATACGTTTACCATAGGACTTCCGGAAGCACCACCGTAAACATCGAGAGTGGTCACGTAGGCCTGCCCACGTTCGTAACACACCGTAACCTTGTTGGAAGTCTTGAAGAGGCTCTCGATAGATTGTGTCGGCGTAACATCCCGCGCGAGCCTGCGAAGGATGAGGTAGATCTCATAAGTATCAGCGATGTAGGAGTCCTTGGACGCCTTGCATTCGGCCTCTGAGATCTCCTTCCCGACCTGTCCGCGAATCACAGTTTCGATCTTGGTACCGACCAGCTCGCCTGAAACATAAGTCCTAGCCTGAAGTCTAGGGTGTCCTATATAGATGACGTCGTCGCCAACTGCTGGGGTATCACCGATGTCGAGACCTTCGATGCCAGGAATAGGTTCCATGAGGCACAGGTCTGCCTGATCCGACTTCTTGAGGATCTTCAGCTTACGATCCTGCGTCATCCCGTCTACCGTTACCCACATCGATCCGTCTTTGGAATCATCGCAGACGTGACGATTGGTGACGATGAAGGTCTTACCGCTTGGTGCTTTGACTAAGAATCCGGTTCCGCCGCCGGTGTTGTCCCTGTCCTTTGAGAACTCCGTCACCGTCACTGCAACGACTCGGCTGCCGACCTTATGGCGCATGTACGCCTTGTAGGTGCGCGGCACGCTGATCGCGCACGTAGTAGCTGCCAGGGAAACCGTTGCGGCTACCAAGGCAAGCTTGATCTTGAAGTAGAGGATTCGTTTAACAAGGCTCAGAAGCTGACTCCAAGGCTGATACCGTAGGTCTTGTTGGTGAGTCCGAAGGCGCCGATACTCATCGGTCCTAGGATGCGGCGCTGTACGTGAACTCCGTAGCTAACATTACCCTTCAACATGTCATCTTCCGTGTGGCTCGTGGTAACAAGGGCGGATAGGTTCCAGTCGTTCTTGCCGTTCGACACTACCGTCGACGTCTTCTCGTCGGTCTTCTTGATATCGGTCGTGACGTTTACCTTCGTAGTATCTTCCTTGATCTGATCTCGATTCACGTAATGCTTCTCAACGACTTTCGTGCCGTCAGGCTTGATGGTCTCGATGATGATCAGTTCACGATCCTTGTTGGTGTCCTTGATGGTCTTCTCAGTATTCTTGATTACCTCCTTCTCGACTGTAACCGTTTCTGTCTTGGTTACCACCTTTGCGGGGAGGCTGTACCTTCCAAAGCCAGCTCCGATGAGAAGGGCGATTGCCACTGCGCCAACTTGCTTAGCTATCTGATTCACGTCCATATTCCACCTCTATAACATAATAACACAGATTTACTCAAGAGCAAGATCTGACTCGTTCAGGTTACGCTCTTTGATGTGAACCTTGGCCCAGCCAATATAGTCAATGCCATTCTGCTTGCATACCCTGCGAGCCTTGCGTCGAACGGCGTACTCCACCGACTTTGATGTGGCGATCTCAGCGAGACGATCCGCGTGAGCGCCGATGTCGCTGCTGAGTCTGAGTCTCATGACCTGAGTCTTGAACTTGTTGACCTCTGCGCGAAGGAGGGCTATCTTGTGCATGACCTTGCTGTCGTCGTCGCACTGATCGTTAACCTCAGGAGTACCCATGTAGGCTTCTATGTCGGTCACATCATCAATTCCAACGTCGGAGTACCTCTCGTTTATCCTGAACTTACGGTTGAAGAACAGCATGAATGTCTCCATCTTCTGGCTGATGAAGCGCATCAGGACGTTGTACGTGTCCTTCTTGGTTTCTCCCTTGAACTCGTTGTTGATGAACTGCATGGCCAGAATGCGAGCTACGTTGATCATGTCCTCGTGATCGAATCCGTGCCTGAGAAGGGCTACCTTGTTCCTGTTGAATGAGATGTTTGCGATGTACTTAACGCAGCGCTCGAAGTCAGGACTGCTTGTCAGTCGCTTGATCGCTTCTTCGTTCGCGAACGCGCGACGTGCGCAGTTCTCGTGCAGGTAGCATGCCTCAAAGTTTTCGATGACGTTATTGCGTTTGCTCATCTTACTCCTTGGGTATATACATCAGTATCGTATTGGAGTCCATAGGCACTGCTTCCTTGAATGCCTGCTCAGCTTCTTCAAAGGTGCATTCTCCGAAGTCGGCCTTTCGACCAGCCACTTCGCACCGTGCTCGACATGAGTCCGGCACGAGGACGCGGTACACCTTGAGGTGAGTCTTGGCCGCAATCTCGTTCATCTCTGCAGCCGCGTCGTCGTCGAGCGCCAGGTAAAGTTCTTTGACGCCGTACGAGTATATCGCTTCCAGCTGCTTGTCGGTAACGACCTTGCCCATGGTCGATATGTTCCCGCCGACCTTGTCGAACTTGATCGCGTCGACCGGACCTTCGGCTATGATTGCAAAGTCCGAATCTTCCAGGTTGTCTGCAAACATAACAAGGACGTCCCTGCGGAATCCGTCATTGCTGCGCAGGCGCATCGATTCTTCAACCTTGTCTATCGCTCGTCCTTGATATCCGTAGTATCTACCTCCCATCTTGACAGGGAAGTAAACCCTGCGCTCAAGAGAAGAGTAGGCGATATCATATCGCGCGGCCACTTCGAGCGGGATGCCGCGACCTTCCAGGTAGGCTGCTCCAGGTTTGGCCTGCTCCGACGTGATCGGAGTCATGTGGAACACGGGGAACTGAATCTCATCGAGCGAGTCTTCCACGTCATCCATATCGCGCGGAGTGAAGTCGATCTTCTCCTGAGCGATCTTGTCCGGATCGATGGCCTCGTTCTTGATCTTCTCTCGCGCCACGCGCAGCGGGATGTTGAACGTGAGCGATACCCAGTCGTCGAACCATCTGCGACCAAAATCGCAAGATCCTCGATAACATACGCACGAGCCGTTGTGCTTAAGAATGGAGAACTTATCCTCCCTGCCGCATAAAGGACAGGTAGTCCGGATGGTGTTTCGCTTCTCAACGAACCCGTGTCCGGACTCTTGGATAAGCTCTATGATCCGCTCTCTCAGTCTACGATCCCCTTGATGCGCTTGAAGTCGATCTGCTTGACCTTGGTCAGCAACGACGTCTGAAGCTCTTGGTTGTCTCGGATAGCCTCAAGGCACTTGATGAGACCGTTGAACTTCTCGCCTTCTGCATGGTACCAAGCTCCGCTGGTCGTGATCAGGCCATAGTTCTTGGCAAGGGTATAGATCTCCTCGTACTGATTCACAATGCCTTTGTCGAAGTCCAGAGTGAACTCTGCGGTGCGACCTCCGTACGGGAACGAACTGTCCTCCACGCGCAGGCGAACCTTGTGGCCGGTCTTCATGTCTCGGTCCATGAAGTCAACCAGTTCAGGATCGGTGAACGTCTCGCCAGCCAGCGTGACCTTTCCGGTCTTAGACTGGTTCGGCTCGATGTAGCAGAAGTACTCGAACGTGTGCTTGGCAGCCCAGGCAGCGTTCATCTTGACCTTCTTGCCACGCATCTGCTCTGCCATGTCCATCTCCGCGCGGATGTGCGCGGTGCAGATCAGTGCGATGCCATACTTACGGATGGTCGGCATGATACGTTGCAGACCGTCCTTGATAGTAGCGGCCTGATCTCCGATCTGTTGAGTATCGACAGAGTCAGCGTTCAGAGACCGGCGACCAGAGATTCCGGACATGGAGTCGATGATGATGAGCTTGATCTTCTCGCCATCTTGGCAGGCGGCGGCTATATCGCGCTCGATGCGATCGAAGATGTCCTTCGGTACGTTGGTGTCGTACACGATGAAGCGGTCTGGATCGATACCAAACTTCTTCAAGGCAGCCTGCGTGACGGTGAACTGAGAACGAAGCTCAGTGTCGAACTTGATCGCGATGAAGTCAGGATCGTCCTTGTGCATCTGACCGATGATGCCGTTGATGAAGACCGACTTACCGCCCTTGGGAGGTCCGTACAGAACCATGCCGCAGCCATACGGCAGTCCGAATCCAGGCTGAGCCATGGCCCAGTTAACCGAGGGACTTGGTGTACGCAGACAGTTTAGAACTGCTTCGTCGCCGGTAGAGGTACTGACAGCCCCTTCCAGAGCGCGAAGTTTTGATAGGTGTTTGCCCATTATTCCTTCTTCCTTTCGTCTCGGCCCATGAAGTTGGCCTGAGGCAGGTTATAGGTTTGACCAATGGTTCCAACGAAGTTAGGAGTAGGCTGAGCACTCTTGCCCTGCGCCTGCTCGCTGATACTATTGAAGGACCTGATGAACGACCACTTCTTCTCTTCCAGCCATACCTTGACCGAGAGTAGGGAATCGACGATGTCCTGCGACTGAGAGCATGCTTCATCCTTTGAGATGAGCGCCTCGCGGATATCCTCGTTCATCTTGATTCCAAGTTCTTTTAATCTCTTAGCCTCTTCGATAGCCACGCCCATGATCACGTTTGATCGGTTGGCCGTGTGAACCTTCTTAGCCTTGAGAAGCTCGTACTCGATCCAGCCGAGGTACTTACCTACCTCGTTCGCCGCATTGTTGTACAGAGCTGCAAGCTCCATCTTGGTAGCATTAGACACGAGAGCGATTTCCGGAAGCCGACGTTCAGCTTCGTAGATCGTTCTCATGTCCAGCTCGAGAGGAGTTTTGCCTGGGGTACCTCTCGGTACCGCCAGCATACTCGCCTCAGGCGTGTTCATGACTATCCTTTCAGCGGACGAACCATGTTGGCGAACTGTGCGTCATCCAACTGACTGATCGGCTGCTGACTTCCACCTGCAGGCTGCTGATTGAAGCCTGAGAATCCGGCGTTAGCAGGAGCGGCCACGTTAGCAGGAGGAGTGAAGGTCACCTGTGCCGGAGCAGGAGCAGGCCCTGGCATGGCAGGCCCTGGCATGGCAGGAGCAGGCATCGCATTCGCCGGAGGAGTGAAGGACATCGGAGCTGCCGGAGCTTGTGCCACAGGAGCGGCTGGAGCTGCCGGAGCAGGTTGTCCGAACTGCTGCGCCGGAGGAGGCAGCGAGCCTGGGTTGAACTGCATTCCAGGGATTGCGCCAGCAGGTGCCGGAGCAGAGACGGGAGCGGATACAGGAGCGGATACAGGAGCGGACACAATCGGAGCGACCTGTTCTTTGGGGAACAGGCTGTCCACATACTTGGCGCGTGCTTCGCCATCGAGAGCGACGAGCTGCGAGAGTTGCTCGATCTCGAGAGTCTTGAAGAGCTGACCAAGGTCTGCTGCTTCAGGTCCCAGACGTTGAGCGAACGCGTTGTCGATCACATGAACGATCGGACGATAGCTCATGTCAGGCTGAGGTGCCATATAGAGCGAAGCGGTATGGATCGCATCGCGATCACCTTTGAACTTGGTCTGCTTCTTGAAGTTGATGAAGAAGCCTTCCATGCCGGTTATGTCGCGGCGAGTCTTCTGCTGTTCCATAGCCAGAGCTTCCAAGGACTTGAACATATTTGAGCCGATGGGCAGTACGCCGATCTTACCTTCCATGTTCACGACGTTCAGGTAGTACTTGCGCTCTGCCTGGAACGGGAACACGTACTTGTTGCGATACTCACGGATCTGCTCGTCGGTCGCGCCTTGCGCCTTGTAGTTTGCGATCTGAGCTTCAACAGCTTGAACCCAGTCGCACACCGGACAGTGGATCGTGATGGCCTTCGTCTTGGTCTTATTGTCCCACTTACCTTCCTCGACGCACAGGAATGGCTTCTGTTTATTGTCAGTGCCACGGAATCCGCGATGCGTCGAGTAGTACTTGGCGTACTTGCCCTCGCGTGCGAGACTCTTCATTGGCGGAAGGACACGATACACGTTGTCCTTGTTGTCTTCGATATGGAACCAGCCGTGGCTACCACCACCGGACCGGCCATATACTGCCTTGCCTAACTCGACCTCTTGATTCATAACTCCTCCTCTGTTTGGGCACTTTGGCCATTGGTTTGGGAATCGTTGGTCTCTTCTTGCTTATCACTGAGCATCGCCTTGACTTCGGCGAGCTTCTTCTTTACGCCGTTGTCCGTAACCTTACCGTTCGAGGTAATGATGGTCACGGGCGCGGGGATGAAACGAACGTCCATATCCTGATCCAGGTTGTAGACGATCACGGGCAACTTCTTGCCGGTGAACTTGGCGTCAAGTCCCTTATCTCCGATCAGGCGGCGAGTAACTGCCGACTGAAGGCTTGATCCGTAATTCTTTGAGAACAGCTTGGCGATGGCCTCACGCAGCGGAGCGTTGTAGATGCCATCGGCGTATGCGTCGACGCGCGGAGTGGGAAGTTGGATCATATCGTATTCCAGTCGAACCTTTGACAGTTCGTCGATCAGCTTGAACAGAGCTTCCGAGGTGAACTCGCTGCCGATGGCGCGTTTCGATAGGTTTTCTGCCGTCTTGTCGACGATGAAGTTGAAGTCAACGGCGATTGCGCCAGCCTTCTCTGCTGATGCTGCGAACTCAGTAGCAGACGAACCGTTCACTCCGATGACGACCACATGGCCGATCAGGGCATCCTTGTATTCCCGCTTGACTCGCTCAAGGTCTTGCTTGGCGTTACGGACCTTAGCCTCGACTCCTGCGCGAACGCGCGGATCAGTCGCACTTGCATCGATCTCGGTGTCAGCGATCACGTCAAGGATCTTAGTGTACAGTTCTTTTAACTTGTTCATACTACCTCCACTGGGATTATACCACAATTAAGCCATGTCATACTTCTCAAGATCCCCTTCGGCGAGCAGCGGGTGAATGCTTCCAAGCTGCACTCCGCGCGTTGAGATGTAGAAGGATGCCAGCACCGGCGCTCCCTTGAATCCCATCTCCGCTTCTGACTGGTCCCTACCTGGCCAGAGCATCTCTTCCGTGAAGACCCCGTTCACGTCAAGGACCATTCTATTCGCATACTTGGTCTTGTTCTTGTACGGGAACGACTTCTCCGAGATGACGTATGCCAACACGTAGAAGCGACGTTCGATGTCTCCTACTATAGCAGGTTGGTGCCAGTTGTCAACCCCATCAGCGAGAAGCATGTCAAATTGCCGAACGATGTTCGCTACCCCGATCTTAGCCTCATGCTTGGTCTTGAAGTATTCAAGCATGTTTCCATCAAGTATCGGGAACCCGTCCTGGGTAAACCAGCCCTTTGCACCTTGGAACCTGATCGGAAGCTCGCGACAGCCTCGCACCGGCAGCATGATCGGTCGCAGATCTTCTGAATAGATCTGGATCAGCTGCTTGCGCAGCAGGTATTTACCGAGATTTGAGATACGCTCGAACTCATCAGGGACAACCTCCGGCTTCTTGCCGCGAACTCTGCCACGAACTTCCTCGAACTTCATCAGCTTCTCTTCGATGATCATTCCAGGCTCGAACAGGGAGTCTAGTACACCGGCTGCGATCAGCTTCCGAGCAATACCTGCGTTCACCGCAGACTTCCGATCGGCGCGATCTTCTTCCAGCATGTTAGATCCAGTCGCCTTGGCCTGCTTGCGCATCTTGGCCTTGCGCTTCTTCTCGTCCTCCTCTTCCTTGGTAGGAAAGTGAGATCGAACGAAGTACTCCAGGGATTCATACGGCTTATGCTTCATGAGGTCCTGGTAAGACTTCTCCCCCACACCAGTAAGGATCGAAAACGGAGCTATGATGCGGTCACCGGAGATCTCGTAGTCATCCTTTGACATGTTGATGTCGGGAAGCGTCGTGAAATCTTTGACGTGCCGCCAGAACTTCGTGGCCATCTCGTCCTTGGTCGAGTTAGACAGGATCGCCTTCCACCAGTCGAGCGGATAGTTCGTCTTGAGCCACATGCATGCATACGCGACATAGGCATATGACACGGCGTGCGACTTGTTGAACGAATAGTTAGCCGAAGCCTTAATCTGTTCGATGAGCAAGTTGACTTGATCTTCCGTCCAGCCGCGCTTGAGAGCGCCGTCCTTAAGCTTGGCGGTTGCCGCCATGAGAACCTTCTCGATCTTCTTACCGATACCGCGACGAACCTCGTCGGCTTCCGTGTCGTCCATGCCTCCGATATCCTTGAAGATCTGGATCGTCTGCTCCTGATAGAGCTGAATACCGAACGTGTTCTTGAGGATCGGTTCGAGATCAGGGTGAACATACTTCACAGGTTCGCCGTTCGCGCAGGCCACGTACACTTCGGCCAGAGTTCTTCCATCTCCCGATGGCGCGTCTAGTGTACCTGGACGACCGAGCGACGTGATACCGGCGTTTGCTTCGCAGATATCGACGACCGTTCGCATCTGATCGGCCTTGAAGATCTGAGTCTGAAGAGGTCTGACCGTTGGAGTGTCAAACTGGAAGACTCCTTCGGTCTTACCGAGCTGGAAGTTCATGGCCGACTTCGCGCAGAAGGGCAGATGGAATGGATCGATGACCATCCCCGTGCGTTCCTTGATGGACTTGACCGCGAGCCTGATGTCTCGAAGGGTGTTCAACCCGAGAAGATCAAACTTGACCAGACCAGCAGCCTCAGCCGTCTTAGGACTGAAGCCAGTTACCCACTCGTCGTTCACCTTGATGATCGGCATGTAGTCCGTGATGGGACGATCCGCGATGATGAATCCGCACGCATGGGTTGACTTGTTACGCTGGATTCCCAGCATCTCCGTCACGACCGACCAGACCTGAGGGTTCTCGTCGGCGTACCTGCGCAGCTGCATGTTGGTGTTGTATAAACCTTCGCCGGTCGTTCCTTCCTTGCCGAATACGAACTCGTAATCGTCCTTGCCTTGAGGAGTGGATGGAATAGCCCTACTGCATAAGTGCTCGGTTTCAGGGCGGACGCGGCCAAAGATGGACCGTTCAGCATCCTTGATGGACGATTTAACCCGCAGAAGAAGATCCGTTGAGAGTCGGCACACGTTCTTGCCGTACTTGGACTTCAGATACTCGATCACCTTCTCCTGATCCGAGACGTCCATGTCGACGTCTGGGAGGGTGTTCGCCTTGATGCGGCCTTCCGTAAGAAAACGTCCGAAGGACAACTTGTGTGGTAGCGGGTTGATACCAGACACTCCGATGACGTACATCAACAGTGATCCGCCAGCTGATCCCCGCACGTTCATGAGGACGTCGTTCTCTCGACAGAAGTTGGAGATATCCTCGATAGTCTCGACATACGAGAGTAGGTTCAGCTTACCGTTGAACGCCAATATCTGGATCTCACGCTTGAGCTGAGCGACCATCTCCTGGTCGTTCCAGTCCATCCGTCCCCACTTGTCTATCGTGGACTTTAGATGTCCCAGGAATCGTTCGCCGTCACCGGCCAGAACCCAGCGGTCCTTGGATGTCTCCAGCTTGAAATCGTTGAAGTTCGACGCGAAGGCGTACGAGTTGTCAACCCACTCCTCGATGTCGCGGTCGGACACTCCCAAGGTACCCTTCAGGATGGCTGCAGCCTCATCCGTGGACATGATGTGGTACGAGTTATGGAAGCGCCAGCTCTCTTCGCCATTGCCAAGCTTTGCGTCCTGGATGACCTTCTGGTCCTCCGTCGCGAAATGACTGTCAAGCGATATAATGATTTTGTCGCCGTACTTCTTGGCAAGGTCGATCGCGTATTTGTTGAGAGGCTTCTGGAGATCTCCTTCGGGAGCGTGACAGGTACACTCATGAGGCTTGAAGTAACCAGGCTTCACGATGGTGCCGGTATCATCCTTCTCAGCCTTCTGCCAATCATGCGTGACGGTGTGAGGGAATACCTCGACGAAGAAGCCGTCCGGTCCAGCAATCTCGCGGAGCTGCTGGTACATCCATTCGGCATGCGCTTGGTTCGGCTGAATCATTCCGTCACGGGACGGCAGCATGAAGTTCTGGATAGGTCCCTTCATACACGAGGAACCTATCGTGATATGGCCCCTAGCACCTCGAAGCTCGTCGAGAGTGATCATGGGCTTCAGCTCGTCATACTTCTTGACGGCGCGAGAATACATCGCTTCGGACAAGCCACAGAAGTACCGATATGCCCACGCATCCTTGAAGTGGATGGTGACGTGCAGGTATTGATTCATGGCCGTACGTTGGATCGCTCGCTCTATGGCCTCGTAGTTGTCTTCCTTGATGTTGCGCGGCTTCCATTTACCGGCCTTGAACGCCGCGCGGTACAGCTCGACGTACTCATCGTGGAATGGGTTGACCATGTAAGCTTCCATGCCGATGATTGGCTTGAGACCGGCGTCCTTGGCCTTGGTGTACAGGTCCATCGCACTGTTCATGCTGCCGTGCTCGGTCAACGCTACGTGGGTAGCACCAAGCTCAGCATTGCGTTTGACGATCTGCTTTACAGTCGCAGCACCGTCAAGGCTATGGTCAGAGTGTGAGTGCGGGTTGATCAGTTGTTTGAAACGTCTATCATTCATCCGTGTTCAAGCCTTCTTTAAGCTTGAGGATAGCACATTGATACGTTTCTTCAAGTTCTTTCTGAGTCATGCAGAGGGCCTTGCAGATGACCGAGTCCTTCGCGCCGTCAGGATGCTCGTCTACGAACTTCCTGAGGGAGTTGTCATGCTTCGGGGAGTTTATGAAGTCCCGCTCGCGCAAGACCTTGGTCGAGAGATCCTGCTTATTCATCTCGCTTGAACTCCAAGACCTTAGTCTGGAAGGATGGTAACCTAGATTGAAGTCTAGTCAGCCCGTCCTTGAAGGACTCGAGGACCTTCTCGACGTGAAGGATCTGATTCTTAGCGTATACGAACGCGGAGGTCTCGTGCTTCAGTATGGCCTTCAGGTTTGAATACTCCCTCAGGCCTACAACCTTTGCGTACTTGTGGATGTAGTCAAGGTTCGACTCGATCAGCTCGATCTGAGCATACACGGAGGCACGGTTCTCATTCAATCTCATAAGCTCGAGTTCCATCCGAGCGATGTCGGCCCTGGTGGTTTCGATCTCATAGACCGCGCGAAGATACGCTGGGTTATCGTTACTTGTCCAGATCATCCCTTAACGGGCTTACGATCCTTGCACAGGTTACACACCAGGTAGACCTTCTCGCCTCCGCGCACCGGATACCGATGTTCTGCGTAGACACCCTTGCTACAGCTTGGATTAGTGCAGGTTAAGCCCTCTCCCTTCTTAAAAGGAGCGTCAGGTTCTTCCTCAAGCGCGAAGTTCAGTAGCTCAGCGACGCGTTGGTTCGCCTTGCGCAACTCCTTCTGGAGTCCTGAGTTCTCCCGCTTAAGGGATTCGACCTGCTTCTTCAGCGCCCGAAGCTTGTTAGCCTGGTCGCCTCTGTCGCCGTGAGACCTGCTCACGAAGCTCCTCTGACGTATTATACGTCAATTTCAGTGAACGGCTGGATGATCTTGTCGAGAGAAGTGTTGGTTTCGGCACCGGCGGCGTTAATAAACCGCTGATCTCCTACGGCAAACGCTTCTGTGGTCTCCCACATGACCTGGTTCTGAGGGGATCGCATGATACTGAACGTCTGTGCGAACGAGTTCGGCGGGACCAGAGGTCCGTTCATGAACAGGTGCGCTCCGTTCGGCAGTTGAGTGCTCAGTGCCAGATGTACGTGGCCGACTGCAAACACCGCATACTTCTCGTCGTCCTTTAAAGAGGAGTTCAGACGATTGATCTGAGTCTCTAGTTGGCGGATCGAGATGGTGTTACCAGGGTTACCCACGTTGAGGTTGGTGTCTCCGTGAGTGACGTATACCTTATGGCCGAGGGCATCGTACGTTACCCAAGGAGTAAGAGGCTGCGTGAACTTCACGTTCTTCATGTGACCGCAGGCCTTCTTGACAGCGTAGTAGATAGTCGTCTCGATAGCGTTCCACTTCTGAGAAGTTGCGCGACCGTGGTGGATCGACATGTCGCGGCCATGGTTACCGACCGAGTAGTATACCTCGACCTCAGGGAAGTTCTCAGAGAACCGAGCAATGCCTTGTGTCAATAGATGGATCGCGCGGCAGACCTGCTCGTGCAGAGGTGCGGCGGATGACTTGTCGTGCAGCTCATTCTCGATCACGTCGCCAGCAATCGATACGCACAGCTTGGTCTCAGGGCGATAGTGACGCTTGTAGCTGCACACGTTCTTGACGATGTGCGCGAAGCAGCGAGCTTCTTCCGTCTTACCCCATCCAATGCCAGTTTCACGCGTCTCGATGTCAGATCCGAAGTGTAGATCCGACAGAAGGAGGTTCACCACACGCTTTACGGGCTTGTACGAGTCCTTCGGTCTGTATGGAGTGATCTTGAGCGGCTTGAGGTTCTCGAGCATGGTCTCGAGCCTCTCGAGGAACATCTCTCGGCTCTCGAGACGACGTTCAGTGGCGAGATACTGCTTACGCAGCTCGCGGACCTCACCTACGGACGCGCGGTCCTTGGGCATGTCCTTCTCGAAGAAGAGCTTCTTGATGGCGTTATATCCGCCGCCAGCAGAGTACATCTTCTGGTACCCGAAGTACCCACCGTTGGCGCGATACTGAGCCCAGGTGAGCATTGCAGGCTCAGTGTCGAGCTGCTCTGCGGTATTCTTGATGTCTGCGGCAATGGCGTTTAGAAGGGCCTGACCGGTAAGCCTGGAGGTTTTCTCCTCAGACTTCGGCTTCTTATCCTTGGGCATCTTTAACACCTATTGTTGGTTTGCCTGAGGTTGCGACTCATCCTTCGCTTGATCTTCGCCATTTGATTCGGCGTAGACCTGGACATAGTCGTAGACCTGAAGGACGGTGGTTCTTAAAACACCGTCTTCAAGATTAAGTTCGACGGTATCATTTTTACGCTTGCCGACGTAGTTTTTCTTGGTGTCCTCGTCGAGTTCTGGGTTGGTCATGTCGTATGAACGGAACTCCGCTACCACGTCAACCTTCCCATCGGCGTATGTAAACTCTTGAGATACCACGATAAACGAGTCGTTCGTGATAGTTTCAGCTTCCTTGAGGACCTTCTGCTCGATCATCTTCTCGACGCGTTGCTTGTCAAGCTCTTCGTCGGACTTTCTCATTCTCAGCATGACAGCTTCTTGATTCAGGACTTTAGTCTCGGACAACTCTGCTACCATCGCAGCGGCGGTTTTTGAGAGCGACGCGAGCGACTGCTCGAGCGCCATCTGTCGGGTGATTATGATGTTGTCCACCTGAGCAAGATCTCCGGTCCGCTTGTTGATGACCGTGATCAGGTTCTCGCAGGCCTTCGTGATCTGCTTCACGTCGTCGGAAAGACGTTGGAAGTCTTGAACCATCTTCGGCATGCCCATGGCGATCTTCTCGAGGGCGGCCAGCTTTGCTTCCATCTCTGCGATCTTGTTCAGTGCGTTCATTTATTCTCCTATCCGTTTCCGTTAATTAAGGTTTTAAGATGCCCAGTCAGAGCGCCTTGCGTGGCAGCAACGCCGCCACGGGCGTTCTTTTCAGCAAGATCAGCGTTCATGGCGTTCATCATCGATGCAGAAGGCATTGGTACCGGTGGACGAGCTTCGCTTCTCGCCTGAGAGAGATCTTGGCCGGTAACTTCACTGACGTTGTTGGAACGTGGGCGACGAGGCTTCTTGGCAGGAGCTTGTTGCTGCCCGTTGACGGTGCGCTTTACAACTCTCTTGACCATGCGGACGGGACGTTGAGGCTCTTCGTATGCCTCTTCCTGTTCTTCGCCGACCTGACCGACCGGAACCTGTTCCTGAGCTGCGACGGGAGTTACTACAGGAACGGCTGCCTGCTGCACAGCTGGCGGTGGAGCTTGCTTAGCTACCAGCTTGCGAGCGATGTCCTTGAGAGCGGCGACTTCAGACTGAGAGAACGGCATGTTGACTGCGACCGCAGACTGCTGCGACGTGCCTGAGACACCGCCTTCGGCTTTGATGCCGAGCAGAACTTCCAAGCGATACATGACGAACGCCTTGAACTCCTTCTCGACTCTCTTGATGATCTCCGGACGGGCTGAACCCTTGGCGAACAGACTCGTGTTGAGGACGGCCTTGTACAGATTGGCCTGCTCGATGCGAGATTCAGCTTCGGTGAGAGCCTTCATCGTCTCGCGAGCTACTCTGTCGGCAACTTCGATCTCTTCTTCGATTTCCTCGAGGACTTCATCCTCGGGAGAGATCTCTGATTCTGGAACTTCCTCGTACTCGATCTCTTCTTCAAGGAAGTTATTGTTTGGCGTCTTGTTCATGTCCTGATGATACCACAAGTTCGCTATCACGCAAGATCTTATCTACGTCGTGAGCCGCAGTGGTAGGTTCGGAGGCCTTCTTCTGGCCATAGGTCGCGAGGGCGATAGCGTCGGCGACGTCATGATCCTTCTTAAGGAGTTGTAAGCCATAGGTCGAGTTGGCCCATTCCACAGAGAGGTGTTTGAAGGTAACCTTTCCTCTCTTCTTGCCAAGCTTGACGAGCTTGTTGTTGAGCCTTTGGTCTTTGTTGAGCTTGATCTGAAGGACTGAGCGCCATTGGGATGTGTCAACGTATCTGGTGCTGCCCTGACGCTTCAGCTCGATGATCTTTGATAGGACAGCGAAATGGACAAACTCTAGAAGCTTCTGGTCCGTGCGCGAGTTGCCAAGGTTCGTCTGCTCGATGAAGATCATGTCAGGCCACGTAGCAGTTATGACCTTGAAGATCTCGTTGGCCATATGCTGAGCGCGTTCTATGAAGGTAAAGTCTTCCGGCTGTCCTGGGCGATCAGGCTTGATGCCAGGGATCAGGCCGTGTAACGTGAGAACGCCGTCAGTTACGACGGCGTACCCAGTCTTAGTTGAGCTGATATCCAGGCCTAAGGTCTTCACGGTGCCTTACCGCGCTCCTTTAGGATTCCGTACACATAACGGCGCTTCAGCTTTACGGCCTGAGTGCGTTCGTTGTATCCGGAAGCAGCGTGCTTCGCTTGTTCTTGAAGCGACTTGAGGTCGGTATCCGCAGCACGCTCTTCTTCGATCGCGGTCTGTTCTTTGGCAAGCGCAGCAAGACGCTGGTTGAGCATCTCGTCTGTGGCCGTGATCAGACCTTCTGGGAACTCGGCATCGATCTCTTTGATCTTGTCAAAGAGTGACTTCGGTCCGCGTCTAGCCTTGCGAGCCATCGGCAACTTCCTTGGTTTCTTCAGCCTTGGGAGCTTCTGCGGCAGCGTCCGGTTTACCGGTAAGTTGTTGCTCCAACTCTTGCAAGCTGAAGATCGCTCCTTTCAACTGCTCGACTTTGGCATTGAGCATGTTGAGAGTCTGACTCAACTGTGCAATCTGTTGTTGCGTCTGGTTGAGATTATTCTCATAATTAGTTCGAAGTTCTGTCAACTTCTGGATCTCTGCCGGAACTTTCTCGGCCTTTTCGACTGACTCAGCGCTCTTCGCGCCTTTAGCGGACTGTTTGCTCATGGATACCTCCTGCTTGGACTATACCATAACTTCTTTGTTTGATGTCCATACCGTGTCGATTTGTACAAACTTTTCTCCGTAGAACGCAGACGCGATGGCGGCGATACTTTTACGCCCTGCCGCGCGACGGCGCTCGTCAAAGGTGAGGATGTACTCGATAAGCTCGTCGAATTGAACTTCCCATCGCTTAACCGTATCCGGATGTAAGTTCTCGACCATGGCTATCTGCGAGCAGTATCGCTTCACATGCCCGACGTCAAAGAACACCCGAGCTATACCCTCCACGTTCGGTCCGTCCGATTCGCGTGGACGTTCAAGGTAGATCGTATTGACCTGGGCCTCATCTTGTATTACGCAGACGAACAGCTTCCCACCTTTGGCAGCGACGTCGAAGTACCGCCTGTACAGCTCCTTGGGGATAAACTCCTTGAACTCGAAGCTAGAGGCTTGCGACATACGACTCTCTTCCGTCGTACTCGATATTTATGGTCTGATCGAACGACTCCTTTATCTCGGTAGCATGTTCGATCATGAGTACAAGACCTTTGATCCTCTTGCGGATCATCTCAACGACGGCGGCCTTCTCTGAGGAGCCCAGACCGTCCATCACCTCATCCAGACAAGTCCAGCGAGGAGCGCATCCGGAGCGTGCGCGAACCGCTTCGGCGTACGCGAGATCGGTGCAAAGTTCTATGGCCGACTGCTGGCCGCCGGACAGGTCATCGTAGCCAACGTCGGTTCCTGCCCTGGAGATTGTTACGGAGATCTCCTTCTTAGTGGTCCCTTTAGTCTTGACTAGCTTGGTTGAGCTTACCTGGACCGTGAACTGTTCAGCGTTAGGGAAGTGCTGCAGCATGTCATTGGTTCTTACCTCGATGTCCGCCAGGATCTCGTCAAAGATAGACCCTAGGAATCCGCTGCGACCAATCAGTTTGGACGACGTCTCCGCGATGAGAAGCTCTCTTTGGCTCGTGACGATCTTAGACCTTACCTGTTCCAGCTTGCCCGACTGCTCAAGGAACGTCCTCTGTCTGTACTGGAGGGAGTTCAGGGCGGACGTGGCGGCTGATAGAGTCTGCTGCGCCATGCTCATCGGAGCTGACATCTCTCCGATCTTCCGTTGAACGTCCTGTAGCATTGCCTGCAGATTCGGTAAGTTGGCAATCATCGGCTCGGAGTTACCGATGTACTCGATGTTGGATCGAAGCTGGAAGATCAGCTGGTCTACCTGAGCGTTCTTCTGGTTCAGAAGGTCCTGCGCCTGGTCCCACTCGCGTCGGCAGGTAGGACAGGAACTTCTCTTCAGGGTTTCGATCTCTGCGTTGAGGTCGACCACACTGATCTTGATGCGCTGGTTCTCGGCCTTCTTAAGATTGACCTGGGATATCAGGCTGTTCACCGCGCGGATCTCTTCTGATAGGCGTTGCGAGTCGGCCATCAGCTGCTGCGACACGTTCGCTTGAGAAGCAATCGCCTCGTACTGCGCCTTGGCCTGATCGTATGCCGTCCTTGCCCTGGAAGCCTCCTCTTCGGATACTCCGCCGGAAGCGACAAATCCGGATAAGGTAGCCTCGTCGCGCTTGAGAAGCTCGATCTCTTGAGTGAGCTTGGTGACCTGCTGAGTAAGCTGCTCTGCGGCAGCCTCAACCGGACCGAGCTTCAGAGGTTCGGTCAAGAACTCCTTGATCTTGGAGTCGGTCGCGTTGATTATCTTGCCTGGTTTGCGCTGCTTGCGATACGTGATGGATTTGAGGATCTCGGCGTTCCCGCCAAGCAGTTCCTCCAACTTGGCGCTCGCGCCCTTGGTAAGGCTGTTGTACGGCTCGTTGTCTATGATGAGAGACAGTTTCGGATCTCTCGTCACTTGAACCGTTGACGTGCCGATACGGAAGCCGCCACGGACGATCATCTTCTTGGAGTCCCAGTTCTTAAGCGAAGCCTGGGACGCATCCGTAAGGTCTAATAGGTAGGCAATCGCCTCTATGATGCTCGTCTTTCCCGAGCCAGATCTGGTCGAAGAGTTAACCCAGCGGCCATTGATAAGTATGACGGCATCGCCGTCGGGAAAGTTGAAGCGAACCTTTCGCTTGAACGACCTGAACCCCTCGACCTCCAGCCACAGCAGCCTAGCTTCCACGGAGTGCTCCAAGCATCTTGTTAAAGATTTCCTTGTCACAGCCAAGATTTACCCTGAACTTGGAAGGTGACGATCCGAAGTAGGTTCCAGGCATGACCTTAAGTCCGTACACCTTCAGCATCTCGTCTGCAGCCGACTCCCCGCCGCCGGTATACTCGCACCAGGCGAACATTCCGTTCGCGTTGAGTACATTGACCTTACCCGACTGCTTGGCAGCCTGAGCGAACGCTTCCCAACGCTCGGCGAGTTCAGTCTTTGCAAACTGAAACGGAGCATGATTCGTGCGATGGGAGTGCCACAGTATTGTCCTGGCGCGTTCCTGCGCGTCGTTCGACACTCCGCAGGTAGATTCTTCGATATATTCACGCATCAAGCTCGCGAAGTTCTGATCCTTTACGAGAGCCCATCCAAGCCGAGTACCGGCATGGCCGGTAGCCTTCGATAGTCCGAAGATCATCACGTCGTGAGCCTTCTTCTCCACCTTGTCAACGTACTGAGGCCAGTAGTAGCACATGTCGACCACGCTCAGGAAGTGCGGCAGTGAACCTTCCGGCTCTTGAAGTCGACCATCCGGATTGTTCGGGCTGACCGCGAACTTGAACCACGGAGAGGTGATTAGCGCTTTATGAGATTTGACTGCCGGTCCCATGAAGCCAGCCGAGTGTACTCCGGAGTTCAGCAGGAACTGGAGTCTACCCCAGTACGGCGCTTCGAGAAGGATCTCATTCAGGTTGATCTTCTGGGCTGCGTACGCTACCGCAGACACGATCTGAGAAGCTCCGTTACCGATGACGACTCTGTATCCTTCAACCTCAGCGTTTCCGACATCGTCGTGAAGCTGCAGGATAGAGGACTCGAGGTACGGGTTGGTCTTGGCGAAGTTGTACCGCATGCCGCTGGACAAGCCGATATGAGTGAAGTCGTCATGGTCGTGGCGTTCCCAGTATTCTTGCATGTAGCCAGGGATGCCGAAGCTGACGTCAATCATTGTCTTCACCTGCTCCGCCGTTCCGTTGCTCGAACTCTTTTGAATGCTTGTCCGCGCGATCGTTCATGATCTCTTCGATGTTGTGTAGACGTTCCACTGCACGGCCCATGATACCGTTGTCCAGCCGTTCGACGATGGACACGCTTCCGCTGGTTTTTAACATTGGTACTGACCGAGATCCGCACGTCGGACATGCCTGTGTCTGCTCCCTCTTCTGGAGCGACATCTTGAACTCTCCGTGTTCCGGACACCGGTACGTGAACCATGCCATACTACTTCGCTACTGAGTACTTAGCGCCCATCATCGAGCACCATTGCTCATAGAGCGGATCTTCCGTGTCAAGATGCAGTGCGCTCACGACCGCCGACATGCATCCGGACTTGAATGCCTCTGCCTTGCCAGTCTTCGCGGCCTTAGCTATCATCGTAAGTCCGCTGAACATCAACTCGTTCGTTTCATTCGCGCGGTACAGTGAGTACGACAGATACATGTTGACGATCATGGATAGAGCTAGGAGAACTCTACTGGCCTGCATTCAACGATCCTCTCTCGCCGATGGCGGTCTCGAATTGGCGAACCAGTCTCTCTTCTTCCTTGTCCGTCTGACTGTCGCGCCGGAAGGCGACGATGCCGCCGATCGTACCGAGAAGTGCCGAGATGGACACGCTGTTTCTTATAGCTTCGGCTACCGCAGGCAGGCTGTCAAGCAGATCTGCTTTGGGTACGAACAGTTCTTCAGAGATGTCGAAGGTCTGCTCTTCGTTTGCCAGCATGTCGATGATATGTCTCTCGATCTCTTCGTTGTTGTACCCGTAGTTGCGGTACAGGAGACGAACCGGCTCGAGCAATGCCTCTCCCAGGATCTGGACGGCGTACTGTCTTGCTCCACGCTTCATCTCATTGGCTGTGACCTGAAGGAACGCAGCCAGCTTGACGAGGACGAATCCTCCGCCAGGGACCGCGCCGTGCTTGATCGCGCCCTTGATCGCCATCCAAGCGTCTTCGGCACGGTCGCGCTTCTCGCGAGTCTCACCAGCCGAAGGACCGTAGATGTTGAGGCGGACGATGCCGCTGGTCAACTTACCGATGCGGACGTTGAGGTCGTTCAGTTCGTAGTCTGACTCTGGATTCTTGCGGTGTTCCTTCAGTTCTTCGACGCGGATCGAGATCGAAGTCTCGTCCTCGTCTGCGAATACCATGGCCTTGAACCGGCTGCACTCGAATCGCTTGACTCGACTGATGGCCAGTACCCCAGTTGCGTTCATGTCGGCCAAAGGGCGGTCAACCGGATTGAACACGGGAGTGCCAGTATAGGCCTGAAGATCGTACAGGAAGGTTGAGCGCCAGTTCAGGATGGCCTTCTCGGGCGTCATCATCGGGAACGCCTTGAGAGTCGAGGCAGAGTGGTTCCAGTTGGTGTGAAGATCACCTAGAGCCTGATCCGAGAAGCCGTGAGCGACGATGACCACGTTCATCTCCGTGCGCTTCTCATCCTTCATGGCCTTGTACAGGTTCTGAAGCGCGTCGTAGATCTGCATGAAGTCGTTCACGAAGCCGTCGTACAGCAGGAATACGGGACGTTCCAGCACGACCATGGTCCCAGTCTTGTCGTTGATGAAGCCGTTGGAGAAGGTCCGGCAGGACTCCTCGTATCCGCGCTCGATGGTGTAGCCGCTGATGCGCTCGAGCACGTACTTGGAAGGTCCTGACATCTCGACGATGGTCATGTCACCTTCTTCGCCGACCATGTCGTTACCTTCGATGATCTTGGCGGCCAGCTCAGCGTCGCCGTTGGCGGACAGTGTCGCAACTCTGGTCAGGACGTTGGTATAGTTCTCGCCGGTCACGTCGATGCGGTACGACTCGATCTTGCGGATGATGTCTGGGACCATGCGCTGCATCTCGCGTACGATGCGCTGTGGGCTCATCCTTGGGTTATTCTTGACTACCTCGATGGTTGACCGGCATATCGCGCTGGACAGCACCGTGGCCGTCGTAGTGCCATCTCCGGCCTCGTTAGCGGTACGGATCGCCGCGTCGCGTGCAGCCTCGAGGATCAGCTGGCGGACGGGATCGTCGAATCCAAGGTTCTTGATCACCGTAACGCCGTCCTTGGTGACGATCGGCTTCATGTTTATCTCTTGACGCTCGATCAGGACCTGACGTCCACCTGGACCTAAGGTCTGTCCGGCCATCGAAGCCATCATGCTGAGGGTGTCGACCACCTCGTTGGTGAGTCGTTCGCTCGACGGGATCATGACCTTCGGTGCAGACTTTGGCTTGTTGACGTGGAAAAGTGACATAAGTGTCCTCCGTAACTATGATACCACGATTAAGGCTTGTCCTGGTACATCAACTGGCCGCCGTTGTACCGGAAGGTCCCGACAGTGCCCAGGTTGTCGCCGTGACGCGAGAGCTGGCACACGATCTTGGTGATGTCGCCGCGATCGTCCGTCTCACGTACGATCTCAAGACCAGCGTGAACGTGGTTCGCTATGTGTGTATCGCCCTGGACTCGCTGAGAGAACGGCATATCCTCGCGGTCGGCGGTCGGCTTAAGCTGCGCGAACAGGATCATGGGGATCGGGATGTCGGCGGCCCAGCCCTTGAGCCAGCCTCCAAACTTCTTCGCGATGCCGACATACTCCACGTTCTGGAACTTCTTCGAGTTCGCGACGATCTGATAGTAGTCAAGCAGGATTGCCGAGTACTTACCAGCCTTTGCGTCAGCCTTTACTTCTTCCAGCAGGCCCTGAACAGTCTCCATGTTCGAGGTGTCGTAGTGCGGCATGGACGCCACGACGATGCGCGACGCGACGGATCTCTTGAGCTGCTTCACCTGCGCGACCGTCTCCGGCGGAAGGCTCGAAGGATCGTTCATGAACTTGCGGATCGGAACGCCCAGCACGCAGCACGCGATGCGCGAACTGATCCGGTTCATGTCATCCTCGTTCGAGATGATGAAGATCTTCTTGTCCTGGAAGTGGTTCAGGATCGCCGGTACGAGATTGGCAAGGATGGTCGACTTACCGGACTTGGTCACGCCGCCGATGAGGGTGATACCAGGCATGAGCATGAACTTGCCGTTGACCTTTGGAGAGATGAGAGGAACGCGATTCTTGAGCGATTCTTCCCACTTACGCTCTTCCTCGTCCAGCGCCAAGAGGTTCTCTTCCGATGAAGGCTGGCTCATGAGCGAAGACTTGTCGAGTTCGGCCAACTTCTTGATGACCTCCATCGCCTCTTCCTTCTTGCCAGCGCCCACCTTCTTGGAGAGATCGATCATGCCGGACTGGTACTCGTAGTGAGCACGCTGCCTCTGGAGCAGGCCCATGAGTCGGCCAGTAGTGAAGTCAGCCGAGTACATCTCGGCCTCGGCGATGTACTTGGAATAACGCTCGAAGGACTGTGGATCTGACTGGTACTGCTTGACGTAGGTCCTGAGTTCAAGCCCAGAGATGGCGCGGGCGTTGTTCTCGTAGAGCTGCCCAACGTACGCGTAGATGTTTCGAGCGATCAGGTCGACGAAGTAGTTCGCGGGGAGAGTGGGAGACACTCGAAGGTAGAAGTCTGGACTACGCATGCAGTGACCGATCACGGCAAGCTGGGCTTCTCGAGGGAGTCTATCATCACGATTTTCAGCCAAGTGTTTCCCCTCCCGAAAAGATGCCTTTCGTGAATACCTGTTTTAATACCTGGTATATATGTGTATATAGAAGGAAGTACGATTTCGGCAAACATTGAGGGACGATTTCGTCAGTCAATGATGTACGATTTCGGCAGTCGACGTGACGGTCAACGCGATGTACGATTTCGTCAGTCCGGAAGGATAGATTCGTCACTCCAGTTCCTCCACGTCGGTGAACTTGTCGTTGTCGTTGTCGTTGGAGACGGAGGTGCCTGCCTGAACTCTGCTCGAATCGTCGTTTAGGGTGTACCAGTTGGTCGTGTCGAACGGGTTCTTGTTGAAGCGTCCGACCAGGATCACGCCCTGTTGGACCAAGGACTCATGGATTCGGCGGATCTGGGACTCGCTCCAGTACGGAAACCACTTCATCATGGCCTTCCTGGTGTTGTAGGTCCAGTACCGAAGGACGCCGTTCTTGTCTGGGAAGATGTTTACGCCGTTCTCCTTGTTGGTCTTCATCCACCAGCGGATGTGGTAGAGCATGATGGCTTCGTAGACGCCGTAGGCCATGGCATCTTCGACCGAACCAAGGAATGTTTCGGATATCTTGGGTTTCTTCTTCACAGGACACCTCTGATGAGATCAACTATACCACGACTCTTTCGTAAATCAAACATATCGTGGTATCATCCGAGCATGGGCATATCATTCGCCGCGCCATCCGTAATACGACTTCCAGAAGACTCGACCAAGGTCCGTACCTTCCTCGAGTACGTCGACAACGACGTCAAGTATCAGCTCCAGAAGACTCGAATGAACTACCAGTGGAAGCGCCGAGATCCTGACGGCCACGCGGCCAAGATCGAGGAACTCAAACTGAGACAGAAGCGTACCCTCATGATGCTGGATCAATCTGGGACACCGTACACGTACGCTGGCCTCTGGCGCGACTTCAAGCTAACCTTCGGCTGGGACCTAGACCAAAGTCTCAATATACCACAGGCAAGCTTCTCGCTGCCGTGGGCTCACGTCCCAGACTTCAAGGCGCGGTATTACCAGGAAGAGTCGGTAGACGCCCTCTTCGACAATGCCAAGTACGGACCGGCGGCGGTCGAGCTTCCGACAGGTTCCGGCAAGAGTCGGATCATCGAGGAGATCTGCAAGCGCAATCCGGTTCCGACCACGGTGATCACTCCGAGCAAGACCATCACGAACCAGCTTCACAAGGAGATGGTTCACCTGTTCGGAGGTCGGTACGTCGGGAAGTACGGCGCAGGCCGCCACGACCTCGGCAAGCTGTTCACTGTCTGCACCGGTCAGGCACTCACCAACATCGAGCCGAACACGGAGGAGTGGGACTTCTTCGTGAAGACTCAGCAGTTCGTATGGGACGAGTCTCATACCACACCGGCTGACACGATGGAGCGCGTCGCGCTAGGTCTTCTGAGAGATGTTCCGGCCAGGTTCTTCGTGTCCGCGACGCAGATGCGAAACGATGGGACCGACATGCTTCTCAAGGGCATCACGGGACCGGTCGTGTATCGCAAGGAGTTCAAGAAACTCGTCGACCAGGGCTTCCTGGCACGACCGTACTTCCATATGTTCGAGGTACCAGCCTTTGGTCCTACCGGCTCGCGTGATGGCAAGACCGAGGTTCGTAATCAGCTTCACCTGAATCCACATGTCAACAAGCTCGCGGCTGAGTTCGCGCAGAAGTCCGTCACCATATCGAACCGTCAAACGATCATCCTGCTCGAGGAGTTCAATCAGTTCCTAGCCCTTAAGCCATATCTGACCATACCGTACGAGTTTGCTCATGGTGGCATCCCAGACAGAGAGGTCGTCGACGGAGTCAACCTCAAGGATAACTTCCCGCGCGAGCAATGGAAGCCGGACGTCGATGCGATGGTCGACAGGTTCAACCGTGGCGAGACCAAGCTTCTGATCGGAACGAGTGCCATCAGCACCGGCGTCGACACTAAACCAACAGGATCTCTGGTATATCTCCAGGGAGGGACATCGGAGACCAAGGTCAAGCAGGGGATAGGTCGAGGAACACGGATCACTGACGCCAAGAAGGATCTCTTCGTCGCTGACTTCAGAGTCGTCGGTTCCAAGATGATGGAACGCCACGCGAACGAACGCGTCGTGATCTATAACTCGATGGGAGACGTCGTGGAGCATCGTATATGAGCGAAGGAGTTAATCTTTTCCGCAAGTTCGTCAGCGAGATGGACGATATGCTCCGCGAGAACGAAGAGGTTAACGGCAAGTCGCAGCGCCAGCTCCTCAACGAGCTTTTCAGACTCGAGAATGAGTTCAAGAGAATCCTGCTCGCAAGCCAGTCTGGTCACGTTTCTTACAAGAAGTTCATGAATTTCATCCTCAACAACAAGAAGAACAAGCTGTCCGTCAGGCCGTACTTCAGGGAACGCCAAGATACGTTCTCCGACCGAATGTTCCCCATCCTCAAGGAGGGCAATCCGCGCAAGCTTCATCGTTTCCGGATCAACTATCTGTTTGCCAAGTGGGTACTGGATAAGGACAAGAACGGCGTCAACCACTACAACGGCAGATCGCGTGCGCGTCTTCAGAAGACCTACGAAGCCATCCTTCAGCATCGGCAACTTCTCTGCGAGAACAATCTTCCGTTGGCGATTCACTGGGCCAAGCGCTTCTGGTCGAACGTGCCTCATAACCACGTAGAGTACATGGACCTTATCCAAGATTCCGGAAAGGGACTTCTCGAGGCGATCGATAACTTCGTACCTCCATACAAGACCGTATTCCGGTCTACGGCTATCGGGCGCATGGGACTGAACATGTCGGAAGATTACAGCTCGACCTTGATCAAGCTGTCGCCGAAGGATCGCAGGATTTTGTACCGAGTCCGGATGGCTCGAAAGAACAATGAGAACATCACTGAGGAAGAGCTGGTGAAGTTCGTGAACGAGAGCTTCAATGGAGTCACGGCGTCCTACATCGCTGAGCTTGAGGCCGCGACCACGAGCGTAGCGAGCCTAGACTATAGTTCAGAAGGTTCCAGGCCGATGTCCGAGACCGTAGGAGATCCTGACAGTGAGATCGACAAGGTCGAGAACAAGGAGCTGCGCACCAAGTTGACAGTTCAGCTGGAGCGGCTTAAACTGATTGAGAAGAAGGTCCTCGTCATGAAGCATGGCGAGATGTACGGTATCATAACGGAGGATTGATGGTCACGGGAACGAAGAAGGGCGAACTCGCCCTAAAACCGTTTGAAGCAAAGAAGGTCGACGTCGAGCTTACCGGAGGTATCGCTCGGGCAGTCGCTCGCGTCGAGGTCATCGAGGCCGAGCTAATGATGGACTACATTCTTGATGGAGTTCAACTGAAGGCTGGCGACAAGGCACTCCTCAAGGGAGAGGCCGCATTCCAGAAGCTCAGCCTGTACCGCTACGGCGACGTCATGTTCGTTCTGTGCCCTGAAGCGTATGTTTTTGGATACAGGAAGGCCGAGTGATCGAGAGACCATTCAAGCCAGAGATCCTGGTTCCGGTAGGTGACATGCACGTAGACGAGGGCAACATAGCCGAGGCTACTGCGTTCATCAAGTGGCTCGTCGCAGGCGTTCTTCATATCTCCGCCACAACCGGCAAGAAGGCCGTACCGATCTTCATGGGAGATCTGTACGACAAGTTCGGCGTGAAGGAAGTATTGATCGAACAGTTCTGGACCTGGGCGTACAAGTACATCCTTGTCAACCTTGGTTATCCGTCTGAGTCGATCGTCGGCAATCATGACATGAACCAGCAGGAGACCGCCAACGCCTTGGACGTCCACGGCGACTACACTGTCGTTACAGGAGCTGAAGGTTCAATGCTCACGGACACGGTCGGAATCATTGGATTCATCCGGAACGAGGAGAAGTTCTACTCAAAGGTGATGGAACTCTACAACAAGGGCGCACGGAAGATCTTCTGCCACGCTGAGTTTGACGGAGCGCAGTTTGAGTCAGGATACTACGCGCCGCACGGTTTCAAGATCGATCGCTACCCGAAGGACCTGCAGTTCTTCTCTGGTCATATTCATCTCTGCCAGCGTCTTGGTGACAACATCTACTACTTCGGAACACCACGACATCTCAACAAGTCAGATGTTGGTACCGTGAAGGGTATCCATGTGATGACCTTGAGCACCGGCGAGATCTACTTCCAGGAGACTCCGTGGGAAGTCTGGTCTCCGTTCACGAAGTTGTCGATCGAGGAAGGTCCAAGCGCCGCCGAGCAGATCGCCAAGGTTGAAGAGGTCGTCAAGAAGATCAAGGCCAACCGAGTTTACGTTCACATCACAGGAACGAAGGACTTCGTCAAGAAGACGGAGCGCCAGCTGCCAGGAGGCATCAAGGCAAGCTCCACCTATACCGATGAATCGGTAAAAGTGTCGGTGAAAGAGTCGGAAGGCGTGCCAGCATCGTTCATCAAGTTCTCGAGCGAGTTCTTCGAGATCAATCAGGTCCCGAAGGATATACAAGAGGAAGTTCTCAAGAAGGTGTACGACATGTGCCCGACCTTGAGGAACGGCAACATATGAGCGGCGTCAATGAAACGAACGTCATGGAACAGCTCATGCACCTGAAGGCGATGACCGTCCGTACCGGCGGCATCCATGAGGCCCAGAAGCTTCAGCTGATCAGCTGGCCCAGGCTAAGCAAGCAGATAGCCAGGGTTGTAGCCAAGGTTGATCCGGAGAACAAGGCCGTCACCCTCGAGTGCGAGTCTCCGAAGTACAAGGAAACCAAGTTCGAGAAGGAACTGTTCAAGAATATCCTCGTATGGGTAAGGACCATCCTATGGGACGAGACCAGAGTCGTAGTCAAGGTCAACAAGAAGAGAGTCTTCGATAGCGCTACCCACTAAGTGTGGTATTATACTGGCATGGCAGAGAAGTCCTTGCAGCTTTATAGACCAGAAGAGTACGTAGCGTACGCCAATACAGACCTCTCACCGGAGGATCTGACAGTTCTTACTGAGTACTTAGCTGCAGGTGGACATCCGCTGTCACCGGATGCGAGCGCACGGATGTTTGAACTATTTCTCAATGGATCTGACGCTCGCGAGATCCAGCGTATAAACAAGGCTTTTCCTCTTGGAGGTATCCTCGATGCCCAGGTCAGGTACAAGTGGACTCAGAAGCGCGACGACTACTGCAGCGAGCTTCAGGACAAGATCAAGACCAAGGTCCTAAAGGCCCAGATGGAAACGACTGAACTCATGACCGACATGCTGGCCGCCGCTCGGCGCAAGCATAGCGACAAGCTCAAGAAGTTCATCCAGTCGGGCGACGAGAAGGACCTCGACGGCGTCATAAACATCGAATCCTTGCAAGGTTTGCTCAAGGTCACGGAAGGCCTGTTAAAGATCACGGGACAGGATCGAGTCATCAAGACTAAGACAGAGAATACCCAGAACTTCAACGTAAACGTGAACACGGGAACGAGCGATCTGTCTCCTGAAGACGCGGCTGCGGTACTCAAGATCATGTCAGACGCCAAGAAGAAGAAAGCGGTGAGTGATGCAAAGTCTTAAGGTCACCATCTTTCAGATCAAACTGTGGCTGCACGACAAACTGTGCTCGATCATGGGCCTCAACAACGTGTATCGCATCACGTTGAAGGACGCCGCCCTCGAGATCGCCAAGCTTCGCGCCGATGTCGCTCGGCTGGACCGGAATACATCACTGGACGTCCGCAGCCAGCTCGAGCTGGTGGACTTCAATCGCCTCGGCGACATCGTGTGGATCAAGGTCGCGGATGAGCGCATGCTTCGGTACGATACTTTCAACCATATCAGGGACTACTTGAGAGGTCATGGCAAGGATAAGGCCATACTTCTCCTCACCAAGAACGATGTTCAGCTTGCGTCCCTGACGGATGCGGATCTCGAGTCCGCAGGCCTTATGAGGACGCCGCTTCATGGCCGTTAAGATCGACGAGAACTTAGCAAAGACGTTCCTTGTTCGATTCACTACGCCTGAGCATGTGAAGCAGTGGATTCATAACTTCCTCGACCTCGAGTTCCCAGACTCGTGGGTAGATCCGGACAGTAACTCCAGTCCGATACATTGGATCTACGAGACATACAAAATGTACGAGGCGAACCAGGCCAATCTATCGCCCGATACGATAGTCATCTCTTCTCGTGAATCTTACAAGACTTTGTCGGAAGCTGTCTTCGCAATCATCATGATGGCGCAGTTCGGAGCTTCCATCGCTCACATGGCCGCGATCGTGCCACAGGCTACGGCTGCGCAGACATACATCGAGAGCTTCATCCAGAAGATCAAGCCGTACCTCGATTACCACAAGATCACTCTCGACGCCCAGAACGCCAAGGAAATCTCGCTGAAGTTTGACGAAGGTTTGCCAACGGAACGAACCGCGTACATGAAGATCATCGTGTGTACCATCACTGGAGCGAACAGCGCTCATACGAATATCTTCACGATCGACGAGATCGACACGATTCGCTCCAAGGAACAGCAACGCGCGTACAAGGAAGCTCGATTCATCCCTGGAGTGTTCAACGGTCAGCATCCAGTAACCATCAAGACTTCTACGATGAAGTTCCCAGGCGGCCTGTTCTCGAAAGAGATGGACAAGGCGCGTAAGTATGGATATAGGATCTTCCGATGGAACATCATAGACATCACGGAGAAGTGCCAGCCTGAGCGTCATCGACCTGATCTTCCTAAGGAGACCGTGTACGTCGCCAAGAACCTCCCGCTCAAGACGATAACCAAGGACCAGTTTGAATCCTTGGCCGATCGAGAGAAGGACGCATATGACGAGATCGAGGCCATGGGAGGATGCGCGAAGTGTCCCTTGCTACCGGTCTGTCGCGGACGGCTCGCTCACCGGTCGGAGAACGACAAGGGCGGACTCTGGAAGCCGATCGACTTCACGATCTCTCAGTTCTTCTCGAACGACGATCCTGATCTGGCAGAAGCACAGCTGATGTGCTGGAAACCATCTTCGCAAGGGATGGTGTATCCACGTTTCCTTGACAAGGACGACGGTACCGCCAACACCTACTCTCTGGCCCAGGCGTGGGAGCATTATACCGGCGAGAAGATGCCAGGTTACGCTACGCTGAACGATCTCGTCACTCTCATGTTGCAGCGCGATATCAAGTTCTACGCCGGTGTCGACTGGGGTACGACGCACGCCTTCGCCATATCCGTCAGCGCGAAGATCCAGAACGAGTGGTGGTTGATCGACGCATACTCGGTTCCAGGACTTGAGTTCCAGCAGATGATCGACCTCGCGATATCCGTCCGCGACATGTACCGAGTCGTAAAGTGGTTCGCGGATACATCTGAGCCCATGTTCATCAAGGAGTTCAAGAAGCGCCGAATGCCATGCCAAGACTTCGTCAAGGACGTTCGCGGCGGCATCGAGGCCGTTCGCGGTCAGATCATCAATGCTGGCGGCCAGAGGTCGCTGAAGGTGATCAAACATGAGCGCACCGAGCTGTTCATCAAGATGTTCGCCGAGCATTGCTTCAAGCTGGATACCCTAGGAAACATAACCAAAGATCCAGATGACGGGGAATACGCAGATATCGCGGACACCGTACGTTATCAGGCCCAGAACCTGTTCCGTCCGAAGGGTAGCGCGGTATCCCCGAGTCAGGATACCATGCCTAAGATGTCGGAGTTCGGCAAGGACAACAGATTCGAGGACTGGATGACTCAGAAGGTGCGAAATTTAGCCACGGCGGACAAGGGTGCCCCGCAGGGCAAGTCTGCGGACGGAAACGTGATCTGGGACTTCGGAGCTGACGATGAAGATACCTAATCTTTCAAGTACTTGGAGTATAGGCGGTAGACGATGAATGACCATATCCTCAATCTTATCAACCAGCTACTGTGTTATTCAGATCCCTCAGTGACGGACAATCCGCACGAACGGGCGTTTGATCACCGTCGCAGGCTTGAAGCCATTGCTTGTAAGAACCCGTCAGGCGACTCGAAGACTCTCGCGCCTGGAGAAGTATTCACCATCGTCCAGAACACGGTGTCCACCGGTCTTCTCATATCTTCCATGGTCCAGATTACCCAAGTCAGCGCCCAGGACAGCGTCTATCGCCTCGAAGTTGCCTCCGGACCATATGCCTTCCGTACGCCACGCGCAGCCGCCGGTCTCGGCCAGTGCACCGTGACCGTGAACAACCAGTCTGTGGCCGTCTTTGACTTCACCGGCGCAACGCTTCCCATCGTCGTCGGCGACATCATGAAGATCAATGGCGACAACACGTATGACACTGGACCTTTTCAGTTTAATCCAATAAATTCAGGTATCTGGAAGGTTATTGGAGTCAATGGTACCAAGGTCTCGTGCGTTCGTCAGGTTGGCGAACCCTTCGAGGCCGTTGCTGAAACCGTTGCGTCGGTAGGCTCCGACGTACAGTTCTTCGCGGACGATACAATCCGGCCTGGAATGCAGTTCCAGATCAACGGTACCTTCAGCCAGGTTTCCCAGCGGACCTACACGGTCCTGAACTCGACTCCGACCGCGATCGACTTCGTGTCTACCGCCGCTATTCCGGAAGAGACCGGCCTTATGTATGTTCCTGGCTCGATCGTGTTCTACACCGGAGTTAAGCGTATGATCTACTGTGAGGTGGATCAGGTGTGTTCGATTCGGTTCAACGGTCAGACAGACGATCTGAACGTCCTCCAGCCCATCGAGGCTGGTAACCCAATGCTGCGTGGCGTGCACCAGAAATGGGGAGACGCGTATGCCTGCCAGGTAAAGAACCTGTCAGTGAACAGTTGCACGATCAAGTTCTTCACGGTGGAGTAACTGAGTGGCCAAAGATAAGAGCGGTCCAAAACCGGCTAAGCATGTCCAGCAGATAGTTGCGCTGGACATGAACTCGTATAACCTCTTGAAGAAGGAAGAGGCAGATCGGGAGGCGCAGAATGCCGCAGCCGACAAGGGCGAACCGTTCGAGAAGGCGGAAGGTAACTCTGTACTTGGCCTCATCCTAAAGTCCATCCGGCAACAGAACGAACGTATAGCTTCTCAGCCTGACGGCGTAGACCGGATGGCGTTCGAGGTCGATCCACGCGCAAACTATGCGACGGGGATGGGCTTCTATCGACTAAAATCCAACCTTACTCCTGACCATATCTTGAAACGCATCACAGGTCCTGGCGGCGACGAGCTTGTCAACCAGATCTTACAAGCACGCTCTAACATGATCGGCTCGTTCGGTCGTCCTCGCACCGATCGATTCTCCATGGGTTTCGAGTTCCAGGAAATGGACAAGAACCGCAAGCGCTCAGAGGAAGAAGCAAAGCAAATCCAAGAGCGTATCGACGGTGCCAAGAAGATACTGTGGCGCTGTGGCCATGGCGCTCTCGACGATGAGTTGAACCAGGTGAACCTCAGTCAGTTCCTGAAGCTGATCACTCGCGATGGCTTAGCGTACGGACGCTTCGCATGTGAACGAGTTTGGAAACGCAACATCAAGACCGGTAAGAGCGAGCTGTACGCGTGGCGTGCATCCGACGCTGGTACCATGTACAAGGTCATGCCCAAGAAGGAGCAAGACCAGTCGCTTCGGACTGAAGCCATCCGCCTATTGTCTGAGCTGAAGAACAAGAAGATCGACATCGAGAAGTACAAGAAAGATGAATACCGCTACGTTCAGGTGATCGAAGGTAAACCATCTCAGGCCTTCACAGAAGATGAGATGGTGGTCTACAATCTGTACCCGACTACCAACGTCGAGTTCTCTGGCTATCCGCTAACTCCAATCGATCAGGCCTTGAACGCCATCACGACTCATATCAACATCACGGTGCACAACAAGCTGTACTTCCAGCACGGTCGCGCAGCAAAGGGAATGTTAATCTTCAAGTCTGACTCCGTCGATGAGGCGGCAGTACAGCGCATCCGCTTGCAGTTCCACCAGTCCATCAACTCTGTCCAGAACGCATGGCGCATGCCGGTGTTCGGCGTCGGAACTGACGATGAACTCTCATGGCAGCCGATCGATAATTCTGGCCGCGACGCCGAGTTCCAGTACCTCATGGACAACAACGCTCGTGTGATCCTGTCGTCATTCCAGATGTCTCCTGAAGAGCTTCCTGGCTACGCGCACCTTGCTCGCGGCACGAACACTCAGGCCCTCTCCGAGTCTGACAACGAATGGAAGCTCACAGCTGCTCGCGACGTGGGTTTGCGCCCGTTGCTGCAGGACATCCAGGATTTCCTCAACAGTCACATCCTCCCGTTCGTCGACTCCGAGCTTGCAAAGACTCACCAGATCGTTATGACAGGTCTCGAGAAGGACTCTCCCGAGAAGGAGAACACTCGACTCCAGCAGGACATGGCCGTCCATATGACCTACAACGAGGTCATGAAGCAGGTGGAGAAGAATCCGGTCCCCGCCGAGCTTGGCGGCGACTTCCCTCTGAACCCGCAGATGCAGGCCGTCCTTGATAAGTACGTGCCGGTCGGCGTGATCCTAGAGAATCTCTTCAAGCAGAAGGGCGCAGCACAAGATCCTCGCTATCAGTACATCCGTGATCCGTTCTGGTTCCAGCAACAACAGATCGTGCTTCAGAAGGCTCAGATCGCCATGCAGCAGGAGATGATGGTACAGCAGCAGGCCATGCAAACCTCAGCGGGAGGTCCCGAAGAGGGAGGAGAAGACGAGGGTAACCCAGATTCGGGTGACTCCGGTGATTCTAACCAAGATTCGGGAGACTCCAATCCACCGCCGGAACAGACGTCCAAGGCAGAGAAGCCTCTTGATCAGATCAAGGAGATCTCAACCAAGAACATTCAGTGGGCTGCCGCAAACTATGTCGTCTTGGAGAAGGCCATCAAGAACAATCACAACTCGATCTCGAGAAAGTTGCTTCGCAGACACAACGACCTTGTCGACGCTCACATGGAGCGCTGGCGCAAGGAAGCGAAGAAGGCCGTCGCCGACATGTCCAAGGTGATCAAGGACGACAAGAAGGGAGAGTAGGTGAAGCTCACCGACGCCCAGCGCCGCTTAATCATCAGCCGCATCGAGTCTCTCTTCGAGAGTACCAAGGCAGGTCTTCTCGGCAAGCTCTTCAAAGGGCCGAAGATCTACTTCGAGGTCGTGAAGCGGACCGATCCTCTTCACACGATCGAAGGCATCTACATGTACACCTTGAAGATGCTATACGGTCCCGACGCAAAGCCAAACGTCTCGAACATCAAGAATCTCGCCGAGATCACGTCCGACTACCTCGACTCCCAGCAGCTGAAGGTGAAGAATCATATCTTGGCCGACGTAGCCAAGGCAAAGACTCCATCGGAAGCGATCCGGTATATCAGAAATCACTTCGACAAGGCCGGAGAATACGTTGACATGTTAGTGGCGAACGAGGCTCACATCGTTCAAGCCTACGCCTCTCGCGAGGGTATCACGAGGTTGGCGTCTGACATCAAGGTGAAAGATCCGACCGTCGTGTTTCTCGGCATCGCCGACCATAAGATCTGCAAGTACTGCAAGTCCATGTACCATGACCGGTCCAATCTGCAGGTCCCCAAACCATATCGGTTGTCGCAGGTCCGAGAAGGGTACTTCAAACCTAAGGAATGGGACGGCAAGACGCCGCACCAGTCGCCTCTTCATCCTCACTGCCGACACATCATGGCCTTCGTTCCTCCGAACTTCGGGTACGATAAGTCCGGCACGATCGTCTTCAAGGCGATCGGCTATGACTACTATGAGGACTACTGGAGCGTTCGCAAGTCTGAAGAGCCGACCTCCGCCGACACGCCGATGCCAAATTTCATCAGTTATGACGAATACTTAGAGATCAACATCGAGCACGAGAAGGAGCATGTACTCTCAAAGAGTAGCGGTAACACTTGTACCCTTGGTTGCAAACACGAACCCTAATCTGTGAGATATGAACTGCGGCATCGTTTATCTAATAACAAACAAGGTCAACGGCAAGAAGTACGTCGGCCAAACTTCTCAAGGTATTGAACGCCGATGGGCCGAACACTGCTACGCGAGTCAGACTAGGAAGTTCTTGCTTCATAAGGCCATCCAGAAGTATGGCAAGGATAACTTTGAGGTGGCAATTCTGGCGTCAGCTCCATTTCCAGAAGCTCTTGATGACCTAGAGAGGTTCCATATCGCTCAGCATAAGTCTATAGTGCCGAATGGATACAACCTTGAATCAGGCGGATCAAAGTACAAGACTTTGTCTGAAGACATTAAACTCAAGATAAAGCAGTCCAACACAGGCTTCAGATGCCGACAACCAAACGCGCGTCGAGTAGTCAGGCTGGACCTCGTGACAGGTATCGAAGTCTGTTACCCAAACATGGGGATGGCTCAGGCCGATGGATATTGTCGGGTATCGATCTCCAAGTGCTGCAATGGTAAGGAATGGTCTCATGCAGGTAGTCGGTGGAAGTTTGCGCCGGAAACAGAATATCCTCAGCCTTCCTTAACGAGAACTCCTACAGGACTTAAATTATTACATCTTAAGTCTAGATCAACACGTTTATCTCCGAAGTTCTCCCGTGGGTCCAAACTTAAGGCTGTCAGTCTGGAAGGCGGCCCCGCGCTCTTCTTCAGCACCGCCAAGGCCGCTGAAGCCGCTGGTTTCATAAAGAGTTCAGTGTATCGGTGCCTTGCGGGTAAGTACTCTTCATATAAGGGATATAAGTGGGAGTACGCGTCGTGAATCTTAAGATAGACGGCATAGCAACATCCGAGCATATCGACTCAAGCGGTGAGTTATTAATAGTAGAGAACCACGACATCTCGGATCTTATAGATGGTAAAGGCGTTCTGAACTTCGAGCATTCAAATAAAGCTGAAGATATCGTCGGCGCTGTTATCTATGCCAAGAAGATAATGGAAAAGAAAGATTGCGAGAACGATCGACAAAGAGCTTACTGGGACTTTTCGAAAAAACCATTCGTGTATATCATAGGCGAGTTGTTTGAGGATCAAGAGCATCCAGGTGCGGTAGCCGTCGCCGCTATGATCCGCTATTACGCGGCAAAGGATGAGCGGCTTTTGGTCGGCTTCAGCATAGAAGGAGCTACTCTAGAACGTGAAGACTATATTCTTAAGGAATCGGTTGGCCGTCGCGTTGCCATCACTCTCCGCAGCTGCAACAAGATGGCCATTGCCGGTCTTTATGATGACCCTAAGACGAAGAGTGTCGCAAAGTCGATACGGAAGATATCTTCGGACATAGCAGACCTTATGAAATTCGAATCGCCGGTACTGGATGAATCGTTCATGCCTCATGATCCGGTCCTGGACCTGCACAAGGCCCTCGAGGATCTGAACAAGGCACTCACTGCCGGTATGGGCAATGTCGCGCCAGGTCAGCTGACCGGCGGCGCAGCGCTCACCAAGGAACATATCACCGGATTCCAGCGTAACCGAGTCAAGGCGATCGTTCGCGACTGGGACCGTAAGCGCCCGTTGAAGGAAGTTCTTAAGGCAGCTCTTCCGGAAGTGTCGGATGATTACATCCACCACTTCACGGATCTTGCCGAGGAGCTTGCGCTCAAGAAGTCGAAGCCGTCCATCAAGCTTATCCGCGTCGGAGCTTCGCACAGTCCGAACAAGAATCAGTCAGAAGCACAGAAGAAGCTGATGGAAGGGCTGTACTTTGATCCCAAGCGTAAGCACGGCGGCACCGATTTTACGCCAGGGCATGAGAACTACGCGAATCTCATCACCAAGCATCGCAACGACGCCGGACAGAACGTACTGGTAAAACATCCTGACCATAGCAAGGCCGCAGAAAACTCAACCCACTACTATGAGCTGGCCAACGACGTCTTCGGCATGGGCAAGCACGTCCCTGTCACGAACTACTTCAAGCATCCTGTTGCTGGAGTTAAGGAAATAGACGGCGATAAGGCATCTCAGCGGCATCATCAAGCCATGGAGATCATAGACGGAGCTAAGACTCCGTACACCATGACCGATGAGAAGATCGCCTCGGTCTTGAAGAACGCCAACAAGGACGGTTCGGTTCATAAAATGGCCATCATGGACAGTATCCTCGGCGCTGACACTGATCGGAACTCCGGTAACACGTTGATTCATCCTAAAGGACACCTGGTAAACATTGACAACGACGCTTCGTTCGACTATGATCCAGCTATGAAGCCGTGGTACCTGCGCGACAGTCAGCCGGTACATCCGGAAGCAGTCAAGTGGATCAAGGGGATTGATCCGAAGAAACTCGCTGGCAGGATGATGGATCAAGGGCATCATCCAATTACCATAAAGCACGCGGTTGGCCGACTCATGATGTACCAGAAGGTCGCCGATAGGCCTGACATGCCGATCGATCACATGCGCAGCATCGTGAACAATGCAGTCCGCCCAACCTTTGGAGCAGCTCGCGATGCGGAGCATGCTGAACAGAAGAAGAAGGCTGCAGTATGAAGATCTTTGTCATAAAATCTGATTATTCTGACGTTCCGTTGGCCGAGATCCGCACGGATGGTCGCGTTCTGGACTTCGTCGTCGATAACACCAACGGCAAACTCCCAGACTTATTCCAGAATAGCTATCAGCGCATGATCCAGGTCGTCCAGAAGTCATCTCACCTGACCATCGAGCAGCCGAAGAAGGCAACTGTCAACCTGTTGCGCTACGTCATGGACAATGGCGACGTGGTTGAGATCACCTCTGATGGCCATACCTGCATGCTGAACGGCGATCTGATCGATCAAGAGACCAAGGACGCGCTGTTCGCAGCGATCAAGCGCGGTGACATCAAGGTCGCACGGAAGACTGACATCCAGGAAGCTCTCCCGATCGTGTCAACGCCGCCTCTTGCAGAGCAAGCACCGGCCAAACCAGTTAACGTCAGTCTAAGTTCAGGTGTTCTTGACATGATCAACAAGCAGCAGGCCGAGCGAGAGCGTAACCAGAAGCTGGCGAGCAAGAAGTATGACCAAGATATCGAGAATGCCCGTCTTCATCAGGCCGAGGATAAGGAATGGACTCGCAAGATGATGTACTGGCTGAAGTACGGAGATGAGTAATGTCGGACCATGATGATGAAGTAGAAGATACAGTCGACACTCCGCATCTGGCACCTGATACGCCAGCTGACACTCTGCATTCTCATGTCGAGAAGTACATCTCCTTGCCCGACGCTGAGAAGTTCGAGAACGAGCCTCTCATGGATGAGCTTACGCAGCATCCGAACTTGTCATCTGCCAGCATCGAGAAGTTGTACAACCACATGATGGACAGCCATACGCTCGATGAGTCGGGCGAGGCAGAGCCGTACAGCTATGAATGGGCAGACAACTTGATGAAGCATCCGAACACTCCGCTTCACATCAAGAAGGACTATCTATCACGGACCTTCCATCCCGACCATCCGAACTCTTCTTCTCATGAAGATCTTGCGAACTCTGGAATCATGAACGAAGATGAGCTTCGTACCATGTCTGACAAGGCGTTCAAGGCCGGAGCTATCCCGCACACCTACGAACAGCTGCCTCCAGACTATTACATGCAGCACTGGAAGGAAGGATCTCAGAATCCCGAAGCTCAGGAAGGCATCGGGGAGTACGGACTCGAGGGCCTCATAAACTCGAAGCGCCACACGCCGGAGACTCTCGACAGGACCATTGACTCGATCCATGCCAATAAGTACCATGGAGTCGACGAGTACTCACCGACTCCGGATAACGCATCGCATCTTGGTAGGCTGGTACGGGCGCGAGAGGACCTGTCACGCGCACACCTCAACAAGATCCACCAGTTGCTTGAATCCACTCCCAAGGAACATGACTACTCCCGCCACGACGCGATCGGAGATATCCTCGAGCACAACAACGTCGATCCGGCTCTGCTTGCTAAGTATGCTACCAACAAGGACGCTAGACGCGAAGCTCTTCAGCATCCGAACCTTCCTAAGGAATCAATCGACGCGTTCATTCGTCGTGTAAAAAAGCCGAACGACTATGATAACAAGTCAAAGATCTCGAATCTTCTAAGGAACCCGTCGATAACCAAGGAACAGGTAAAGGCACTCATCCAGAAGGGTTCTCAAGATGCCATTCACCATGAGCTTGCCGATGAGTCTGATGTTCGCGCGTCATGGAACGGTTCCGACAAGAGTACCGACGCGGCAAGAAACATCTTGTCCGCCAAGCAGGTACCGCCGGACGTGCTCAAGGAGATTGTAAATCATAAGAACCAAGACGTGGCCGTGCAAGCGCTTAATCATGACAAGGCAGACATGTCGGTCGTGCAGGAAGCTCTTAAACGCAAGGCTCGTACTGTCCAGGACGCGGCTCGCCTGCATCCTCTAGTTGCCGATCAGCAGGTCCGAGAAAGGCTCTCTTCTGGCAAGACGTCGATCTCTGAAGTATATCACGACGATGACTTCAAGAGTCACTTCGACAAGATGCCGAAGGAACAGCAGGACGAGATCTTCAAGGCCGCGCACCAGAAGTATGCTGGCGCTGATCTCGAAGACATCGCCAAGAAGACTAAGGAACGTCCAGAAACAGTACTTCACAGCAAGCTCAGTATGGCAATGGACTCGCGTGTGTCTCCAGAGATACGTGAAAAGCATGCCAAGGACATCTCAACGGCCTTCAAGAAGAAGATCGGCAAGAACAAGGAGTTCTACGCTTCTCCGTACAATGTTCTTCATGAGCAACACAATGACGATGACAGCCGGTTGATTCGAGCGGTAGCTGAGCTTGCCCAATCTGGCGACAAGAATGCGCAAGAAGCTGTCTTGTCCAACCCAGCCATGATGCAGAATCTGTCCAGTCACATCGATCTCAAGAAAGCCGATCCTTCGTTCCTAGATAGCGCATATCTTAAGGCCAAAGAATACGCAGCAAAGCCTCCCAAGATCTATGACAGACACGGAAGGCCGAAAGATCTTGAGCCTGCGCATGTGATCGCGCCCATCTTCAGATCCAAGAACCTGTCTCTCGATACCTTCCATGATATCGCCAAGAACAAGGACCTGATGGATGCCATCGGGGAGGGCGATGAGCTGAAGCGTTACGACCAACTTCCTGAAGCAGACCAGAAGGCACGGTACTCAGAGATCCTGAACTCGGGCTCTCAAGAAGCCGCGAAGTCCATCATTCACACGAAGGCACCTGCCGAGATATGGGACCGCGCACTCAAGATGCTGCCTGCAGAACATCGCGACGAGGTTCTTGCTGAGAACATCAAGAACGTATCAGAACATCGACCGGATCTCTTCGGCAACGCTGTCCTTGGTGGATTCAATCACGAGGGAGAGTCACGGGCTCAGAACGCCGCCGTTCATCGTCTGAACTCTTTGGACGTATCTCATCTGAATCTTGCCAAGCAACTGATCGGAACTCCGGCAGAGATGCAGGGACACTTGTCAGATGAAGATATCATGAATTCGGTCTCCAAGAGTATCCTAACTCGCGAGGGTATGATAGATCACGCCCTCGCCACTGGAAGAAACGATCTCGCGTCAAAGATGTTCGGCCAGAGAGTAAGAAGCCAGAGTCAAAGTCTTCACAATGGCCAAGCCAGCAAGGAACGAGCGCAGGGTATAATGAATGAGATCGCCAATCGTATGGCGACCATACCCAACGACGATGACAATCAGGTAGCTGGGAACTGGGCCAAGTTACTGAACAATACCAAGAACTACTACGGCATAGGAAGCGATGCCTTCCAGACCTTGAAACACACCGGCGGCGTCAACATGGACTTCTTGGCTGACATGCCTGGTGAGTCCGGAGCGCAGCTGCGCAAGCTCGCGCTGCAGAAGGACCTGATCTCTCCCGAGAAGGTATCAGAGATAGCTCAGACTGGAAGCTTGGCAGACGTGTTGGCCATACCCAACAACGCCGTCAAGAGAACCGCCCTCGACGGATGGTTGTCGAAGCCGGACCTTAGTCCTGATGACGTGAGCGACATCTCTCGAAGTCTCAACCAGTACCTGCTAAACCCAGAAGCCCACACTGGCGGTCGTTCTACTTCCATGTCAGACAACGCGTTCAGCGAGTATTCTAGTCGCTTGCGCAAGCTGATGGACTTGTCTATCGATAAGTCTCCCGACGACCTGTCGAACATCATCAGAAATGCATTCACGAGTCCGTCAAACGTGAAAGAGCTTACCGACAAGGACATGGACAGGATCTCGAAGGACGTCCTAGATCATCTGTCCTCGAGAAGTTACCCGTCAGATCAGGTCAAGAATGAGTCTATGTACAGAGCGATCAACGCTCTCAGCCGCAAGGACCTGGTAGGAGAGAAGACCAAGAGCGCGTTCGAGCGTCAGGTTATGGATTCCAAGGACTTCAATACCCTTGTCACGATGGCTCAGGAAGGTAATCTCTCAGACAAGGGCATGGAGTTCATCGCTCGTGCAGTGAAGTCTCCTGGCAAACTGTCATCTTCCGAGATCGCTGGCATCTCCACTCAGTTCAGCAACTCTACAGAGCCAAAGACCGTCGTCGAGATGGCCAAGACCTTCGAGGCAAAGCTTGCTCAAGAGCGAGCTGAGGGCAAGACGCGCAAGCATAACGAAGATACGGTCAAGTTCATCAGCTCCCTGTCACACACGTTCAACGCTTCCACGACTTCGTCTGAAGAAGATAAGGTCAAGAACGACTTCGTGGTGAATTACACCAAGAAGGCCGCCCTTAACCCAGCGGTAGCTCTTCACGCGAACAGTCTCTTGTACAAGATGGCCGTGGCGCAGTCTCATACGGACGAGGAAAGGTCGATCGATCTGCTAGCCTCTCTCCCGAATGATAGGGCTGCATACAATCAGTTCAATCCACTGAACATGTCGTCCATCGTCAACAATCCCAGGTTCATGGAGATGGCTCAGTCCGGCGTTAAGCTTGAGATGTTGGCAAAGAACGCGTCGAAGCTAACCGGCAACAACGCTTCTATCTTGGTCTCAAGGGCCATGACTACTCCGTTGCCTGAAGGAAACGCTCAACTGATGATCACTCTGAACAAGAACAAGTACGTTCAGATGGAAGACTCGGTTAAGCTTGGAAGATCACTGACTGACGCCGAGTTCCGAGACGTCGCCGAGAGCGTGTATAACGCCTTGGAAGGCAATCTCGTAGACGTGGCCCATTCTCGGCTGAACTCCGTCCAAGATCTGCTCAAAGATCCGAACCTTGCTGCACCTGGCGCTCCTCACTTAGGAATGGAGCACCGTGAAGCTATCTTGAACAAGCTCAAGATCTTCTCGAACGTCGTGGCCAACTCGACGTTTACGTCTGATCTGTCTGGAGTAGGAGGTAAGCTCGAGAAGATCGACCAGATGGTCGACGTGATACACGAAAGTGTCCAGAAGATAGCCGCATCTCTCAGAGATGAGACAGCTAAGCTTGGATACGGAGATAGCGTCAGGTACAATCATCAAGCTATAAAGGGTATCGCCGAGAACATAGCTTCGGCCAACATCAAGCTTGGCAGAAACCAAGCGATGAAGACGTTCGACATGCTCAAGGAGTTCCATTCTCTCGACGAAGCGGCAGGCAAGAAACTCACCGCGCCAGAAGAGACCTTTGGTATCCTGACCAACATCGTATCCAAGGCCGAACAGCTCGAGGATCAGGACTGGAAGTCCATGTTTCAGTCTCGTCCCGACGCCATGTTCGCTCTCTCGAAGAGATCCTCCATCCCTAAGGAAGCTCTTGCAAGCGTCGATCTGCGCGGCATCGAAGATTCCAAGACAGGTGAAGGCTCGATGCACCAAGCCTTCATGGTCGAATCTTCGCAGTGGATGAACAAGATGAGCAGCGACGACCGTGCTGCCTACGGCAAGCAACTCATGGACATGTACGTGCGGATGCATGTCGACGGCAAGGTCCAGGGCGATGCCTACCAGAACAGCATGAAGACTGCCATAAAGTCCATGGCACGACACATGACTCGCGGCGACGTACAGGACATCATGGTAGGAACGAAGGATCACTCCATCGCTCAGAGTCTCTTCAAGGAAGCTGTTACCAACGGAGCTGGCGGAGAAGAGACGTTGAAGATGTACGTCCGTGATCACAAGAAGATCATGGGAACCGACCTGTTCGCAATCAGCAAAGATTCTGGATCATACGAAGGCTCAAACATCGCTAATCGCCTCGAACCGGTGATCAGATCTCCTCACATCAACGAAGAGGTCTCAGGCAGAGTCTGTGCCATGTTCGTCACCAATCCGGAAGCTATGGAAGCGGCGATGAACAAGATGCTAGAAAACCCGAGCGTACCTCAGTCGTCTGTAGATCGCATAGCGGATCAAGTATCCACCAACGCTCAGGCAAACCATGCGAGATTCAGCGAATCCATAGGCATGGGACTGTCGTCTCAACTTCTCAAGCATCCGAACATCAGCGAAGCGCGGCTGGCCAAGGTCATGAGCCAGTCTGAGAAGGAGTACGGCGCGTACATAACGCACGAAGCTCCGTTCAATCCAGCCTTCGTGAACCCCACTCACGGTGGTAAGCTGTTCAGGGCTCAGCCGGTCGTAACTCCAAAGGATGTTCCGAACGTGGATGGCTCTTTGGCAGTCAAGACTCTGAACGTCAAGAGCGGTGACTACGAGAAGATGCGCGAAGTGATGGGATTCATACCGGCAGAAGGTATGTCTTGGGTTGAGTTCAAGCGAAAGTATCCTCAGCAGGAGAAGAACCTTCCTAAGTCTGTCAAGGACGTCTTCATGGCCGCGAACAATAAGCCGGTCATGCCGGAGCGCTTCGTTGAAGCAGCTCGTCAGCTCGACGACAACGCGTCCAAGTACCACATCACGTTCTCCGACTGGAAGTCTCCACTTCAACGTCATCGCGGCGAAGATCAGAAGCCAAACCTCGTCGTTCAAGTCAACAACTCCGAGGAGAAGGAACGCGAGCTGTCGAAAGACCCCAAGCTGTGGGCCTTGTATCAGCACCTTCTCATGGACGCCAACGGAGTGGACGCCGCCGAGAACTCGATCGGCCTCCATCCGACGACTCCTCACCTCGTATCCTGGTCACGCGTCGATACCGATCAGGACAAGGGATCTTGGGTTGTTGAAGAATATCAGTCTGACTTTGCCCAGAAGTTCCGGTCAAACCTGAACGCCTTGATCGAGTCGATGCCGGAGGGTTCTCACATCAACGGACAACACATCACTGCGGATGAGATGAAGCAATACTCGAAGACGATCGCGCGGCACCTGGACGACTGGGCCGACGCATCTATGCAGGCAGTCATCGAGAACGCCAAGGCGCATGGCATCAAGAATCTGTACATGCATGGAGCTGAGCTGAGAGGTTACTTGTCCAACTCGGACTATAATCGTGAGTTCTGGGACAACAAGAATACCAAGGCTAAGATGTCGGGCTTCCGTAAGATCTACGAAGAAGGTCCGCGCAAGTATGGGTTCGAGGAGTGCGACTATACCGACTACCCTCGTTACTCGAGCAGTCTGCTTGGCGAACTCAACGCAAGCAAGCTGTCGACGAAGTGCTGGGTTCTTAAACTGAACGCGCCGGACCAACGTCCTAAGCGCAAGAAGAAACCTAATCTAAGATGAGTATGAGCAAGATAGACGTAGATACCCTTTCCGCCGAGCTGACGCATGACATCGCGTTCTCCAAGCTGGAAAAGATGCTTCCTCCGAAGTTGCGATATCGTTTTTACAAGTGGTTGAAGCAGTTTGGCCGCCATACGCCGGTAGTCGCGCAGCAACAGCAGGTCAAGGACACAGTCCACAAGGCCATAAATCACTTCCGCGCCGTCCGCGAGCTTAAGAAGAACGAAGTGATGACCTCAGTATATGACAATGGTCTGATCCGCATGGACTTCGGCGGTTCCGTCGATCGCAAGGTCAAGGATGCGGCCATGTCATGGGCCAAGAAGCGCGGTCTCAAGGCCGTGGAAGCTTCGATCGAGAAGTCGAACGGTGCCTCCTCTCATATAGTCTTTGGTAATGCGCCTGTCGCATCCAAGGGCGTATGCCTAAAGTACACTAAGTACTCGTTTTAATTAAAGAAAATCACAGTTGATGTCATAAAGGCCTGTTTTAACATAGGTTTCTTAAAAATCTTTTCCTTAACCAATTCAATAAGTTAATCAATTTGGTCAACTAAGTCCAGGTCCAACTTACCTAATGGATAAGTTGCATTTGTGCGTGTGAACAAACCTACTAGGAGGACATGCAATGTCTGTATTCAAGGCTCAGGCCACTATGATAGAACTGAAGCAACGACTTCAGCTCCAGCTTCCGAGTGCTACTATCTCGGATGCACAGGACGCCAACGGCTTCCCGATGCTTCTCATTGTTTCGAGCACCGAGATCGCTTCGGCTAAGATCGTGACTGACGGCAACGCCGGTCGTGTCGATGGTTTGGGCCTTGCCCAGGCTTCATACAGCCCTCACATCGCTCAGTTGCTGCAAGACAGCGACCAAACGACCGATGCTTCGGCTGAGTTGAAAGCTCGCATGGCCGCTGCGATGAGCAAGTTGGGCATGAAGATGATCATCAAGTCGGACGTCAAGGCAAACTTGCCTGCTTCGGCTGCTGGTCACGATGTTGCTTACGCCGCTGCTCCGAACACCGTTGCTACGATCCGCAGCAACGAAATCAATCCTCTCACTCAGAGCCAGTAATCGGACTCTGGTGAAAGGAAGGGTGGAACATGAACTGGACTGATCAGGACGTCGACAACCTACTCGCCTCGGTAGACGAAGCTCTCGCCAAGGCGGACGTTCTTGCTAAATCTGCGCCCTTGAAGAAGGACGAAGAAGGCAAGGATAAGGATGCCGACGCTGCACCTGCTCAGGACGCACCTCCCGCTGAAGCTGCACCTGCAGCTGACGCCGCGCCTGCCGCTGACGCTGCTCCTGCCGCTGATGCCGCTCCCGCTGCCGATGCTGCTCCTGCCGCTCCCGCTGCCGATGCTGCTCCTGCCGCAGAAGGCGATCAGGCTCTTGAACAGGAAGCTGGCGCAGAAGATGCTCCTCTTTCTGATGAAGAACTGTCGCAGATCTATTCAAGCATGCCTCCGGAAGAACTCGAGCGTCATTACTCGATCCTCCGTCAGGCCCTGCAAGCATCGTATGCACAGGATGAAGGCGCTGCTGACGCAGCTCCGGCTCCTGCCGCAGAACCCGCTGCAGAACCCGCCGCAGCTCCGGCTGAGATGGGCAAGTCCGAAAAGGACGTTGAGATTGAAGCGTTGAAGAAGCAAGTTGGTGAGCTGGTGCAAGCCAACGAGCAGATCGTGAAGGCCTTCGAGGTCTTGACGAAGCCCTCGCGCAAGTCGATCACTGACATCCAGGTGATCCAGAAATCTGAGCTTGACGCTCCGGCCAGCAATGGCGGTGAAGTTAAGGCGATGACTGCGCAACAGGCTAAGGATGCTCTTCGCAAGATCCCGATGACCAAGCTCGAAAAGAGCGAACGTGAACTGGTAAATAAGTTCTTCATCACTGGTGAAGGACACGGTGATATCGAGAAGCTAATACACTCCAAAGGGGGAAAGTAAAATGAACGATCTCGTCAAGACTCTTGAGAGTCTGGTGAAAACACTCGAGGCTGGCAACTACAACGTAGCTCCCTCGCAGTTGGTCCAAGGATCTGCATTGCAGATCGAGAACCTCGAGCCGGTGATGCAGAACGTCACCTTCGACGACAGCCACATCAAGCTGCAGAAGCTGTTTGGCGTCAAGAAGGCGAAGTCCCTCCTGGTTCAGTTCAACCGTCAGCTGTCTTATGGACGCTTCGGCGGATCGGCTCAGCGCGAAGGCGCGGTTGGCGATCTGAACGTCGGCGACTATATCCGTGCGACGGTCCCCATGTGCTTCTACAGCTGCGTTGAACGCGTGACTGTGGCCGCCAACATGGTTGAGACCATCGACGGCAAAAAGGCTGAAGATCGTGAGGCCGATAACGCCGCGATCAAGTTGAGCGCGGACATCGAGTTCGACTCCTTCAAAGGTAAGGCCGACTTCTCGAACAACGGTGTGTTCGACGGTAACCCCGCGACCATGCCCGAGTTGCCGAACATCCTCGGCGTTGACGCTCAAGTCCGTATGTCGGACATCTTGGTGTCGACTCAGGACCTCATGTTCGCTTCGTACGGCAGCAATCAGTCGGTTGTTCTGTCGAAGAACGGTGCCCTTGACCAGCCCATCATCGAAGATGCCGCTCTCCGTAGCCGCATGAACATGGGTAAGGCTGAGACCTTGTTCGTTGATCCGACGATCTTGTCGGGTTACAACAAAGCCTTCGCCCTCGGTTCTGGTGCTAACAGCATCCAGCGCATCGTGTTGGCAGGTTCGGCTCAAGATGCCTCCGGCGCGGACCTCCGCCGCCAATGGGTATCGAACGGCACTGTCGGCATCGAAGACAGCCGCTTCCTCTCTGGTAAGACCGCTCCTCTCCGCCCGATCATCGGCGCTCCCGCCGCTCCCGCTTCCGCCACTGGCGCAGCGTCCGGCACTGGTGCCTTGATCCCCGCCGGTACCTATGTGTACCTGGTGACGGCTGAGAACGAACGCTCGGAAGGCGTGGCAGTCGCTTCGGCTGGCGTGGCTGTGACCTCCGGTCAGCACGTCTCCTTGACGATCGCTGGCGTGGCCGGTGCTACTCACTACAACGTGTATCGCGGTATCTCGGCTACCAACGCCAAGTACATCGGTCGCATGGCTGCGAACGGCGCTGCCTCGGTTGTGTTCACTGACCTCGGCAACAAGGCTCCGGCCTTCGTGACTGGATACCTCATCCAGAAGGATTGCTGGGGATTCCACGAACTGGCTCCGTACAGCCGCATGAAGCTGGCTATCTCGGATCTCAGCGTTCCGGAAGCTCACTTCTGCTTCCGGACTCTTGCCGGTTACCAACCCCGCAAGAACGTCATCGTCGACAACTTGTTCTAAGTCGTCGATTAAAAGTAAGGATCTTGATGAAAGGCTCAGGAAACTGGGCCTTTCGCTTTTCTAGGCGGCTCTCTTCACGCGGCGGCGTGCGCGGAAGTCAACGTGGATCACGTTATCCGGCACCGGATCAGGATCTGACGGGAAGTGAAAGTCGTTGACGCTCATGTACTTGGCGCGGATCACGAAGTATCCGTTCGTCGTATCCACAGTTCCCATTGCAAACCATTCCAGGAACGGATTGCTCTCAGCGGCGGCGACAAGCTCGTCGATGATGGGCTTGTTCTCGAGCGTCATCGCTAGACGCTGCTGGCCGTAGCCAGGAGTATTCAAGACGTCGTCCACGATCTGCATCGCCATGTCAAGTGCTTCTCCAAACTTCATATGAACCTCCAGTCAGGCCATCTTCTCACGACCTTGGTCCAGTGTCAACACCTACTTGCAAGAAAGTCGTTTTGGCGTATAATACCGAGACAGGAGGTACCATGTCGTACTTATCGAAGAAGGAACAGAAGCGAATCTCGAGACTCCTCACCAAGAAGCTGACGGAGATGGGCGTGAAGGATGAGATCACCTTCACCGGCACCGGAGTCTTCAAGAAGTTCATGAAAAAGGACGGCAAGGGCGGCGTGATCATGGAGAAGAACCCTGACACCGGCAAGATGGAACCCAAGCTCTTCGACGTCGAGATGCTGCAGGCCATGAACGTGCTTCGCCGCACGGTCCGCGAGCTACGCAACAGCACTCCTGAGGTCATCAACGCGTTCCTCGCGATGCCCGTACCGGACAAGGCTGGATAGTGGCCAAGAACGAAGAGATCGAGATCAAGTGGAGCGGCTACTCGACCGAGCTGGACAAGCCGGTCGAGCGTTCTGACTTCAACAAGGCGATCCGCAAGTACGTTCGAGGCAAGAAGTTCCGCAAGCTGACCGTGGCTGGCTTCGACTACTACTACAAATCGAATCGCGGCGTCCCGCGCCATCGCCACGGATCTACGACCAACGAGCTGACCATCAAGGCTCGCCTGTCCAAGAAGTCCACCACGCGCCGCCGCGAGATCAACCTCAAGCTCGCCAAGGAAACGTCTCCGATCCAGGTCCAGGACTTCATGCGAGAGCTTGGTATAACCAAGATCCTACCGATTCACAAGGACTGCGACATATACTTCATCCAGGAAGGCAGGTATATCGTCGACGTGGTCTGGTATCGCGTGACGGTCGACGGAGCGCCCACGCGCGACTTCCTCGAGGTCGAGGTCCACGAGGCTCCCGTTGCGGACTCTCTCAAGATCCTTGGCCGCTGGAAGAAGTGGATGTACGATGAGTTCGGCATCACCAACAAGGACATCGAGAACGAGTCGCTCTACGAGATCTACTCTGGCAAGCGCTACAACATGGCGGCCAGATGAGTAGAGAAGACGCGGTCGTAAGATTCACGGAAGAGATCTTGAACCTGACCAGCCGCGCGGACCGATCTGCTTCGGTCGAGGCCATGAAGTCAGGGCTGGAACTGGCTGCAGAGCAGGCCCTTCAAACTCTGACCAAGGAACAGGTCATTGACATTCTGATGTTCGTGGTGTTTGACCATGAGCTATTCTTCGACATATTCGAGCAGGCTGTGTCTCGTTCTGGGACAAAGCAATCTTCAGTTGACTAACGGATCTCGGTCCAGTATATTGGTATGAAACGGAGGTCCATATGGAAATGTTACTCAACGCACTCGCTCTCTTAGGTGGTATCTTGGTAGGCGCATTCATCGTCGGTGAGATGGCCGCAGCCGTCTACATCTACCGGAACCGCGCGACGCTTCTCCCTCGCATTCGTCAGTTCTTCGGATCTGACACGCAGCATGCGACCTTGGTTCGAGTGAACGAACTGAACGACACCCTACAGAGACTTGAGCGCAAGGTAAACTACATCGGCAGGCACACGCAGTTCGAGCGTCAGACTCTGCGCCGGATGGGGATCTTGAAGGAAGAGGGTTCATCCACAGCGCTTCGCGGTGCGAATCCGAACGATGCAGGTCTCTTGCGTCGATCGTAGAATTTTGGGTATGATACATGTAACCTTGGAGGAATAGGTGAATAAGATCTTGAAATACGCCATGATGTTGGCCGTGACCGCTTTGGCGGTGGTTATTCTGGGAGTCGTGGCGTACGTCAATCGTCCGCCTACCTTGGTCGAGAAGATCGCGGTGAAGGAAGCTCAGCACGCGCTGATCGTCACTACGATGGCCAGCGGCTGCACGGCTGCAGGCGTAAAGGACCAGCAGATGGGACAAGCTCTCGCGATGACTCGCGGCATGGTATGCCTTCAGATTCTGGAAGAAACACTTCCGAACGAGCTGCAGGGCAAGGGCTTCTGTAAACCGGACGACAAGAAGTGCCTCTTCGCGGTCGCATACACCGTGACGTCCATCAGAGGTCTTGGAAGAGACGACCTTGACCAGATCGAGAGCGAGATCGACGAGTCATACGAAAAGGTGTACGCCACGAAGGAGAAGCAGTAATGAACATGGTACAAAGCACATTCAGCGAGCGATTGAACGTCAACAAGTTCTCTCGACTCTTCAAGAAGACCAACACTGGCGCGATCCAGTACTGGGACATCTTCGTTCAAGAGAAGACGTATCCGAACGGCAACAAGGTCGGCGAGATCGTCACCATGTACGGACAGGTTGGAACCACGAGCCCTCAGCGCACTTCCGACACCGTTCTTGAAGGCAAGAACCTCGGCAAACGCAACGCGACGACCGCCTTCGAACAGGCCGTCAAGGAAGCTAAGTCCAAGTGGGAGAAGCAGAAGAAGGAAGGGTACGTCGAGTCGGAAGAGGCCGCTCGCGCACAGGAAGTTGACTCTGACTTCGTGGCCGGTGGACTGTTCCCGATGCTGGCCCAGTCGTTCTCCAAGCACGCGAAGAAGATCGCTTGGCCCTGCTACGTTCAGCCGAAGCTTGACGGCCATCGCTGCATCGCCATCGTGAAGAACGGCAAGGCCACTCTGTGGTCTCGCACTCGCAAGCCCATCACTTCCGTACCCCACATCATCGTGGAGCTGGAAGCCAACTTCACGGACATCATCCTGGATGGCGAGCTGTACAATCACAGCTATCACAACAACTTCGAGGAGCTTGCGTCCTTGATTAGACAGGAAGTTCCCGCTCCTGGTCATGAGAATGTTCAGTATCACGTCTACGACATGGTTACTGACAAACCGTTCGCCGATCGTAACGATGAGCTGTTCTCTTCCTTGTCGCAGGTTGACTTCAACGTGATCGTCCCAGTAGCCACGCAGTTGGCGAACGACGAGACCGAAGTCACAGTACTGTTCACGCAGCTCCGCGCCGCAGGATACGAGGGCGTCATGCTGCGCAACGGCGCTGGCCTGTACGCGCAGAATAAGCGTTCGTACGACCTCCAGAAGATGAAGGAGTTCGAGGATGCTGAGTTCCAGATCACCGGCATCGAAGAAGGTCGCGGCAAGCTCCAAGGGCACGTAGGTGCCTTACTGTGCCGCACCAAGGAAGGTCATGAGTTCAAGGCTAAGATGTCGGGCTCGCTCGACAATCTTCGCAAGCTGTTCGAGGATGAGTCTCTATGGAAGAACAAACTGTTGACAGTGCAGTTCCAAGGACTCACCGGCGCTAACGGCGTACCTCGCTTCCCTGTTGGACTTCGCATCAGAAACGAGGAGTAGGTGGACAAGTTCTACGCGCATGATTGCGAGACCGGCGGCACAGATCCGAGTAAGCACATGCTGCTGACCTACTATGCCGCCACGTTCTCTCTCGAGAACGGCAAGTTCAAGTTGCTGAACGAGATCGACCTGAAGCTAAAGCCTCATGATGGCGTATACGTCGTGACGGCTGAGGCCATGAAGGTGAATCGCATCGATCTCGTCAAGCACGACGCCGTTGCAAGAAGCCTCGACGATGCCGCGATAGAACTCTTCAACTTCCTCAAGGAGGAATCCGGCAACGGATCTAACAGACTCGTGCGGATGGGACACAACGAGGCCTTTGACAGGAGCTTCGTCGTGAACAACATCCTGAGGCCCGACATCTTCAACCGATTCACAGACTACGGCGGAGTTCTTGATACGTCATGCATGGCTCGCGAGCGTAAGGTGACCGGCAAGCTCCCGTGGAATACCCGCTTCAAGCTCGAGACGCTGGCCAACTTCCTGGGAGTCCACGCCGATCCTAAAGACCTGCACACGGCCAAAGGTGATACACATCTCATGGTGAGATGCGCGGAGAAGATGCTAAGTATGTGATAAGTATGTGATAAGATTGGTTTATTACATATCATGATTCGTAATACGAGAATCTCATAAAAGATTTTTGACTCTGGACTGAGGTCGGGTTACACTGAGTCTGTAACCAACTACTCTCAAGGAGTCAAAAATGGCACACGAAGTTGAAAACATGTTCAGCGTCAAAGAAGTTCCCTGGCATCAGCTGGGCAAGATCGTTCAGGATGCACCGTCAATCGCAGAAGGAATCGTCCAAGCAGGTCTCAACTGGACCGTTCGCATGGAGCCCACTTTTATGGCCGATGGCCGCAAGCTCCAAGGACAAGTTGTTGTTCGTGAAACCGACAACTCCATCCTGGGAGAAGTCGGAAGCAAGTATCATCCTCTTCAGAACGCCAAAGCGTTTGAGTTCTTCGAGCCCTTCATTCAGTCTGGTGAAGTCTCCCTCGAGACCGCTGGTTCGTTGGACAACGGCAGGAAGATCTGGGTTCTCGCTCAGCTCAACCGCGATCCGATGACGATCGTCAAGGGCGACGAGGTTCGCAAGTACATCCTCCTCACGAACCGTCACGACGGTATGGCCTCCGCTCAGGTTGGCTTCACTCCGATCCGCGTCGTATGCGCGAACACTCTCGCTGCAGCGATCGGCGCGACGGACAGTGCGTTGCTACGCGTACGCCACACCAAGAAGATCGAGCTGGCTCTCGAGAACATCCAAGAGATGGTAAACACTGCGAATCAGCAGTTTGAAGCTTCCGGTGAGCGCTTCAAGGCGATGGTTCGCATGGGAGTCAAGGAAGCCGATCTCAAGAAATACGTTCACCTGGTGTTCTACCCGAACGTCACCGAGCAGGAGATCACCGAGCGTCAACAGACTCGCTTGCATGCGATTACTGAGGATATCCGCCGGTTGTTCGAGACTGGATTCGGAGCTGACATCAAAGGTGTTGGCGGTACGATGTGGGGACTCTACAACGGAGTAACCCAGTACCTCAGCTACGAGGCGAAGGACAATGCTGACAAGCGCTTCGACAGCCTCTGGTTCGGTCAGTCAAAGGACATCAACGCTCGCGCGATGAGCGTTGCCACTACGATGGCTGCTGGAGGTGCACAATGAAAACCAAGAACAAGACGATCGTGAACCACGAGCTGGTTCAAGTGGTCTTAGATCCTGCGGTTGGGTACCGAGTCTATATCTCGATGCAGAAGGGCGGGTTGGTTGAGACCAACCCCTACCCTGGAAATCAGATGGGACTCGTTGCTGCGATGCAGCTGGCCACGGAAGTGATGTCAGGGAAGATCTGGCTCTCCCACGTCGCCAAGGAAGCTCCTGGCTGGACGGCACCGACCTCGGTCCAGATCGAAGCTCCGAAAGGTAACTAGACTAGACCAAAGGCCCACTGTAAAAGGTGGGCTTTTGTGCTATTATTGTTTCATGAGAATCCGCGACAAAGAAATTGACCGCCTGGAGAAGTACGCCGCTGGCCTTGGTATCAAGATCCTGTGGAAGAAGTACGAACGCGGACAGGTAACAGCCGCCGAGTGGTCTACGGACGGAAGCGAGATCACCGTCTACCTCTGGGCTCAGAGGTCAAAGACTGGCATCATCCTGGATCTTGTTCACGAGTTTGCCCATCACATGGCCTGGATCGCGGCAGACAAGAAGACTCCGATACATATCGACCGCGCCCTTGAAGCTGACGCAAACGGGGAAGCTACCAAGGAACACAACCGTCTCATCTATGAGATGGAGAAGTCCGACGCGAAGTACCAGGAACGCATCTTCAGAGAGCTGCAGCTCACGATACCGATCTGGAAGTTCAAGTCGCGCAAGAAGCTTGACCTTTGGGTTTACAAGCGCATCTGGATGACTGGGAAAATGCCGACAGAGAAACAGATAAGACTGAAGCGGCAGGAACTCGATGCTCGTTTCCGGAGGAAATATGAAGCTCCTTAGCTACTTGAAGTTCACTCGAGCCTGGTTCAAGGTGTCGCGCGTTGTCGCGCGGATCTCGATCTTTGCTTGCTGCATCTCGCTCATGATACTGCACAATCTTCAGGCCGACATGACGAAGATGCTGATCGCGCTGGCGATGAACCTCGCTGGTCTTTGGGTTTGCGAGCATGGAATGGAAGTGGTAGAGGAGAGGATCATCGAAGAGGAGAAGAAGGACTTATGACACGTTCGTTCACCACGTTCTTCAATGGGTATTGGTCTCCGGCCAACGAATCGTTCCCGATCCTAAACCAGCGCGGAGAGCTTGTCGGTGGATTCGTCGTCATCGAAGGTCCAGTGTGGAAGTGCTTCATAGCCTCGCGTGGATATGCCGAATCGATCGCGATCGGTACCGGCCAAGCATTGTGGGTTACCCCTCGGAACAGCGGCGGAAACTGCGTGGAAGCCATCACTCTGAGTCTGGAAAAGATCAACGATGATTCGCGGGAAATTATGCTGGAGGATGATGTATGACGGCGAAGGTATTCTTCAAGAAGATCGAAGAGCGGCTTGTCGAGCACCTCAAGTCTATGCGGCCACAGCAGAAGTCGAGTGACATACATATCGGTTCCTTCGAGCAGGTCCTGACCATCTTCACCGCACTGATGGAGAGGGACGCAAGAGTCCAGGCTGACCTTGCAGAAGCCAACCGCCACATGAACGAGATGGCCCGAGAGTTCGGGTTGAGCTTGAGCGACCTCGAAGTCGACGACTCCGAAGATCCTTCATTATCCTGACAATACGAGAAGTTAAATGAGGTCATTATCGAGCCTAATCTTCAGATCAGCGCCTGTAGGGAGGTCCTGACATGAAGCGTATGCTCCGCTTACTCGAAAACGTAAAGGGTTTTAATACGTTCCGTCCTGTCGATAGATTCGAGCATGTGAACGGATCGCAGCAGGACCTGTACTTTCAGATCATACAGGTGCCAGCCGATGCCAGCCCTGGAGATGATCTTCAAAGGTGGCTGCCAAGTTCTGGCGCTACTCTCCGGTTCACGTTCGATAATATAGACCAGGCCGGAGTCATAACCAGGTCTGGAATCATGGTGTACCCAACGGACGATCGGTCGATATTCAAGGTCACCCTGCTGTCCACCGAGTCGATATCTGGCTCAGTGACTGCAGTCCTGACTGATGGCGGACTGTCCGAAACCCTCCTGCTGGACGGCAGGCTCATCGCTTCTGATGCAGATTCTGGAAGGTTCTTCTGCTAATGAGTTCAGACTTTTCAAAGGCTAAGAAGCCAACAGGCGCAGTGTTCCCAGAGCGTGCGATAGACGGAACCGGTCTATACGCCGAACTTGAGCCGATGCTCGACGGCAATAAGATGGCCCGTCGATTCTTGTTCGGTATTCCTCTGGTATCTCCGATTACTAAGGAGAAGCTAACTCCTGAGGATCTTGAGGATTTTATCAAACGTGGCTTGGCGAAGTTTCAGCTGGATACCAAGGCCTTGGTACAGACCAAGGTCCTGCGTCATAGGCTGGCATTCGATCCGAACCTCTACAACCAGCACATCTTCCTCGAGATCCCCTTCAAGCCGATCCGACGCGTGATCCGCATGGCTATCGTATCCTCGAACTACACCGAAGTAGTGGACGATCAGGGTAACCTGGAAGCCAACAAGCAGTTTCCGTCCGGCGGGGAGATCTATCGCATTCCAGCCGACTGGATCGAGATGGGCAATGCCGTCCGTGGCTACCTGAACGTGAACCCGCTGTCACCGGCATTCACGGCGCTTGGAACGGCCAACGCCACTGGCGCGGCTGGCGCGACGATACTTCAGTTCATCGGTCAGCAGGGCTGGGTACCGGCCTACTGGACGGTGGAGTGCGAGACCGGCCTGATGTGCGAGGACGGGACCGTACCTGTCGTCGTCAACGAGGCTATCGGTTCGATGGCCGCGATCTACGCTTGCGATCTTCTCTTGCCGCTGTTCAGGACCGCATCGCAGTCCATGTCCATCGACGGCCTGAGCCAGTCCATCAACGATCGGATGATCGAGCTTCTGCAGGACAAGAGGCAGGCTCTGGATACCCGATATAAGGACATCGTGAAGCAGCTCAAGACCATGTTCGGGAACAACCTATTCAGTTCAAACGTGTAACATGGGTAAGATCAGACGCTGGCTCGACAGACGATATGACCGCCTAGAGAAAACAGGATCTCCGGAGGTCGTGCGCGTAGATGCGTTCGTCGAAGCCTTGTCGTCTGAGCTTGGACAGGAAGCCGCAGACGCATTCGCCGCTCTCGTGAAGTCGAAGTCGCCTTCCATCATGAAGCGGATGTCAAAGGGCATGGATGTTCTACGTTTCGTAGAGTCCTATCTTACCGATCCCAAGTTTGCCCAGGAGATAAACCATCAGGTAGGATCGAACTTCGAGAAGTGTATGCTTAGAAAGTCATGCGAGCGCCTTGCTTCTGAGACTACCGGCTATCTCAATGGACTGTCTCTCAGCGACCTCTCGAAGGCAGTCAAGGCGAAGGACTGGAATCGCGTAGCAAAGAAGCAGCATCCCGACGCGCACCTGACTGTGGACCATGCCGCACACCTGAAACAGTTTCCCGTGCACGCTGACTACGGCAAGCTATTGGCGAGCCCAGAGAAGGTAGCCGCTCACGACGATGACTCGATCGGAGGTATCTCTGCCAAGATGGTTCGTCCTGTACACAAGCCGCCGGTGTATACCGACATCTACATGGCCAAGCCGTACCATAAGAAGCTTGAGTATCACACCAAGAGCTGGGTTAAAGCTCCGATCACCGGCTGGGCAACAATGGCGACGAAGGTACTCTTCAACGCTGGCAAGATCGGTCACCTGGCGGAAGACGTCTCTGCTCATGAACATGAAGGAGTCCCTTTGACCGTGCACAAGTTCGCCAAGGACCATAAGCCGATAGGCTCTCTGATGGTGTGGCAGCCGCGCGGTGGATACCGGATCGAGAGAACTGTGAATCCTTCTGACGTGCATAAGATCGGAGTCATGGACTACCTCGCGAACAATCTCGATCGGCACCAGGGTAACTTGATGGTAGGCAGTCACAGCGATGCTCGCGGATACGATCCTGTCTTAGCCATCGACCATGAACGCAACTTCCAGTACCATAAGCCAATCAAAGACTCTGCCATGAATCGCAGGCAGCGAATGATGTTCGGCGGCGCAGCCGATCAGTCTCCGCTGGACAAGGAAACGCCTTGGGCTTACATAAAAGGCTCTGTCCTGAACCACGCTCAGAACTCGGCAGGCGGCGGTTGGCATTCTCACCAAGATCTCGTCGACTGGTGGAACGGCAACGGCGGCAACATCAGAGACGAGATGGAGAATCAACTCAGCTCAGTCAAGGACGAGACTCTTCGCAAGCACATCCGTAGCAACTTCATGGACCGTTGGCATAAGATGGACCAGTGGGCCAAGTCGATGGCTGCAGATCCTGACTCAGATCACATGTACAACCAAGAGTCACTGGGAAACACCTTTGAGTCGGCCAGGATCAAGAAGCCGGAGACTCCTCGGATCAGCGCCAAGTCCATACGCTCACTTCCTAAAGACAAGCGCGACGCTATGTTTGCAATCGCCGACATGGTGAACCGCAAGCCGAATCTTACCTACAACCAGACTCACATGCTGAGGTCTGCGCTCGAGAACATCTTGGACAGCATGACTCCGGAGGAAGCGGCCTCTGCGTTCAAGTCTCTGGCTGGCAATCCTTACATGGAGACTGAAGCCGTTCGGTCCAACCCAGACGTAGATCCAAAGAACCGGATGCTTCGGCATTTCTGGGAGATGAAGGGCTATGACAAGGACAACAATCCGGTGTACAAAGTCCCTCACATGGAAGCCATCGCCAACGCCATCGACGAAATGCCGGAAGACAAGAAGGAGATGCTCAAATCTTGGGCTGAATCCTACCGTAGCAGGATAGCTGGCCAGAGAGGAGCTGCATGATTTTGTATGTTGAGTTCGCGCCAGGAGAACGCCAGTGGTACAAGATCTCCGATGTCGAGGATCTGGCGCAGGTCTACATGCATTTCCCGATGGCCGAAGACATCGCCATGGGCTGCAGTACTCTCAAAGAGGCAGTACAGTGCATTGCTGAATACTTAGATGGCCACAACATGAGGTCTTGGGTTGAAGACGCCGAGATATCGAAGTCTCTCAGATCCAAGGCTGCGGCACTCGGCATTGCCCTGGCTTCTTCAGTTCCTTCCGTTACACAAGCTCCGCATCCTATGGTATCTCCTTCGATGCATGCAACTCCTGTCCAGGCAGAAGCTCCCAAAGATGACTTCGGCAGTCATCCGAGCGACAGCTTCCTTTGGAACATCCAGCAGATCGAATCTTCTGGAGGCAACAACGTCAATCACAAACCGATCAGATCTGGCAAGTTCAAGGGGATGAGAGCGGTTGGCAAGTGGGGATTGCTCAAGCCTACCGTAAAGGAACTCGTTGGCAGGATGCGCATGGACGGATCTTTGACTCCAGAGTATGCGAAGCTGGAGAACATGTCGCGCGACCAGCTGGACGAGCACTTCAAGAAGAATCCGCAGATCGAGCTTGGGTTGGCCAGGAGGCTTGCTCAGCATGTGATAAGGAGACAGGGTGGTAACCTGCAGAGAGCTGCGTATGCGTGGCTGCATGGCCACAATCTGATGCCACGCGACATCACCAAGGATAAGCTGTCCAGCAGCGATTATGTAAATAAGTTCACCGCCATAAGCCAGCTCAATCCATTCAGGAAACCTACAGGACTGTCGAAGTCGATGCCTGAAGTGGAATCTGAAGACTTCAAGATGAGGGTAAAGAACTGGTACAAGCGAAGAGAAGATGAGATCACAGAAGATCCGATGCGCTCTTCTAACTTTCAGCCAGATCCAGGCCGGATACGCGACGAGAAGCTGGATGAAGTCAAGCCCGACTCGATGAAGTCTTCTATGCAGAAGCTGGCGGACAACGTAAAGACCGCCAATGAGAGGAAGTAATGAAGATCAGCTCTGATCAGATCGAAAAGAAGGCTATAGCTGGCAAGACAACCGATGGGAAGCCGGTGGTGTATATCGCTACCAAGGGCGGCCTGCACGCGTTCTTCATGAAGGACGAGGATGGTTCCATCTCGTCGATTGGAGCGGCTCCTCACCGCGCCATCGCCAAGTACCTTGCCAGCAAGAAGCATGACATCAAGTGGAAGGAAGACTTCCATAAGTCTGAAGATCTTACCAAGTCAGAAGGAGAGCTGTTCCAGAGGATGCGCAATGCGATCCTGACTCCGCTGTCAACAAACGGTGACAAGACCGGAGTCTACATGGTATACGACATCAATAAGGGTTCCATTGAAGTCATGCGAAAGTCTGACCTAATGGAAGAACTCAAGTCCGGAACAGTTTCACGGTATGCCATGGTGAGAGACACATCTCTTTCCAGTCCGGTGACTCTTGCTCAAGACTGCGAGGACCTCAAGGAGGACCAAGATGGCTGACAATCCTAAACGTCGCGGCGGTCCGCGAGCCAGGGCCTCCAAGCCGACCGATGCGATGCAGCAAATCTTCAAGCTCGGCGAGTTCCAGCAGTCCTTCGACATGGAAGCATTCGAGAGTCTGATCAGAGGTCAGGGCGTCAAAGTCATCCACATGCGTGCGATACCAGATCCGTCAGGCATGGCATCCATCGGCGACGTTCATGCTGTCCAGTCTAAACGCCAGTCGTCTGACGGCTTCATCTACAAGGAGGTAGGCGAACTGACTCTGTGGTTTAGCCAGAATACGTCCGACTGGAACGTAGAGGTCGAGGGTATGACCAAACACGACGTCGCGATAGTGACGAGCCAGCTATGGTACGAGAACTGCCCAGACAAGGAAGTTCTTCTAGCACCGTGGGACCGATTCTACCTCAAAGATATCGAGGTCCGAGTCATCGCCTTCCAGTATGTCGAAGCGAACACGACCGGAGTAGACAAGCTTCAGTATCCAGCGACCTGCGTCGAGCACCTAATCGACGCGGACGGCAAGGAATACAAGGAAGGAACGCACTTCGAGATCACCAAGGAAGGCTTCATCAAGTGGATCAGCCAGGACCGACCAGGATTCAACGAGAAGCTTGGCCGTGGTACGGTATATTCCATCCGATACCGGTATACCCCGTACTTCATCGTAGCGCGGATGCTCCACGAGATCAGGGTTTCGCAGGTCACCGATCCTGAAACCTTCAATCGCAAGCTTCAGCGTACACCGTTTCAGGCATTAGTCATTAGAGAACACGTACTTAGCGACCAAAACCGAGATCCGAACCAGCATATCATGGACCAGCGATTCCAAGGCGCTCCTCCCGTTGGCGGAGTCACTGGACCAAACGATTCTGGACCGGACGGCGGCATGCTATGAACCTAATCTTTCAGCGTATATAGGAGATTCCCATGAACATGAAGCGATCAAAAGCTAGTCAGGATAGAGTTGGCTCAACGGCCACTGACTACTCTTTTAACCAGGAATCTGGAGCACTTAAGACCTTAGGCCCTATCCTTGGAAAAGTCTCGATCATGGGAGCATTGAATGCTGCCAAAGCAGCCTCCAAGATGGGCAGGTTGATAGCGGTTTACAACAACTCGTCATCTGTGGCTTGGGCAAAGACTGGACCTAACTCGTCAGTGACTGCTCCCACCGGCGGCGCTGATGGTATCGCTCTGACTCCGAACGCTTACACCATCATAGCCATGGGTTCAGACTTGTTCATCATAGCATCCGCAGCGACCTGCTTCGGATATGAGATCTCCGATGAGCTTGAGTACAATCCGAACAGCGGCTCAAACACTTAAGGATTGTTCATGAACGACAGCCAGAAGTTGCTTAAAGCCATGCTTGGTGATCGAGGGTACGAGACTCTCGAGAAGGCCATCTATAAGCAACGGACTCAGGCTGTCGTAGATCCTTTGGAATACTACCTTCCTCTCATCGTCGTCCCGCGTACCATCCTGTCGTGGCTTATCCAAACGATCAAGCCCATGAAACCAGGTGAGATCAAGGACGTCAAGTTCCCTGGTCGCGACGACATCGCCATCCACTTTGAGAAGCAGGACATCGACCAGTACCGCGCCGAGTTTGTGTCGGGCGGTCGAGTTATTCATTCGTTCGAGAAGCAGTCCCTTCCCGCAGCGTCTGCCCACCTCATGACGGTCGGCGAGTTGTATGATGAGTTCGGTGAAGCTAATAAGCCTGAAGTAGCAAAGGTCTATGATCACGAAAAGGCCTTGGAAATCTCTGAGGAGAAGCACTCTGAGGAAGGTAAGAAGCCTGAGTTCTCCGCGTTACACCAAATGATAGAGCTTGCCAACGTTAAGCCTGCGAGCGATCCTGAACAGATCAAGTGGGAGATGTCGCACGCAAACGTGCGCGAACTTACAGCAGTAATAGGCAAGCTAGTCGACTCGTTGACCGCTCGCCATATGTTTGGCAGGAAGCTGGAGGACGAGTTGGATAAGGTATCTGAGAAGGAAGTCGAGGGCGATCCGCAGAAGCGTGAGAACGCTCAGACTCCAGAAGAGAAGAACAAGGCTGACATCAAGGCAATCGCCGCGAATCCTGCAATCAAAGAGAAGCAACAGTCCATCCTCGAGGTCCGTGACCATAAAGCAGAACCTACTCAGAAGCTTGCTCAGGAAGGCCCAGAACCTAAGAAGGTCAAGGAAGGCGAAGATGCCGCTGAAGGTAAGATGGCTAAGCAAGCCATGTCCACTGCGACTGATGGCAACAAGGCAGCAAACCAGCAGGCATCTCGCAACATCGCGTCTCCGCGCATGGCTGCCACACAGAAGGAACAACAGACCGGCATAGAGCAGCGCATGTCTTCTGATGGTATCAAGAAGGAAGAGATGGAGAAGGCCAAGCTCGAGTCTGGTCCATCCGACAGAGAGAAGCGTAAGATTCGACAAGAGCGAGCTGACGCAGCTGTCAAGCCGTCTGGAACAAACGAACATCTTCATCCGAAGGCCAGAGGCGACAGCAGACAATCTCCTCTTGCATTCTGGGGACGCCAGAGAGATCTTCTTCAGTATAAGAAGATGCCTAAGCCAAACCTTCCGAAGTCAGAACTTCTGTCCAAGCCATACGCTTCAGATGCTCAGCGTCGCTGGGCTCACACCGATGCTGGGACCAAGGCTCTCGGCGGCAAGGAAGCTGTTCATCACTGGGATCAGGAGTCTAAAGGTAGAGATCTTCCCGAGCACGTCAAGAAGGAAGAGATGGGCAAGGCGGAGATGCCGAAAGGCGCAGGTCAGCCGAAGGCTCCTCACGCTCCGCAGCCTCCCAAACCTCCGGTACCGGCTGGCAATAATCCGCAGGCCTCTGCAGCCAAGCAAGCTCAGATGTCTGGTACCGGCGGGTACAAACCTCCTCAGACTCCAGGCGCTATGAAGCCGAAGAACCCGACCATGAAGCCGAATATGACCAAGAGCGACTACTTCCGTAGCAAGCTCGGCAAGACCGAGATCGCCACAGAAGAGATGCTCTTCAAGTCTACCTGTCCGGAATGTGGCAAGCCCGAGTTCGTGAAGGGCGAAGACGGTAACCCTGAGTTTACTCCGTGCGCATGTTTCAGAGTTCTGAAGAAGGACGAGGAAGGGCATCCGGCCAAGTTCGTTCATGCCATCCGAAAGAGCGATGGAACGTACGGACTTGAGTTTGACAAGGATGCCGATCCAGAAGCAGTGAAGATGTTCCTCTTGACTCTTAAAGCAAGGCTGCTGATCAAGAAGAACCACGGTATCTAAGATGAGGAGATCCGATGTCAACGCAGACATCAGTTTGGGTAATGATCATAACGGACGGCGTAGCCGACAAGATCAGAGATCTGGTCGACAGCGGCTATCTGTCCGAAGCTCAAGGCCTAGACTATCAACTGAAGTCTGTCGCTGATAAGGTCAACAAGCTCGTCGGCGAGCGCGGTGGACAGGTAAAGCTGTCGACCTACGAACGTCAGATCCTAGAACTTCCCGTCACAGTAGCAGAAGAACTCCCGCTGATCCTCGCAGGATACAAGAAGGTGTTCGGCATGCTCATGGCTGTCGGCATGGGCCTCAATCTGAGAGAGGCTGCGTTGGCCGCAAAGAAGTCTGTATACACGAACGACATCGAGCTGTACGATCCCAAAGATGAGTCATACGACGAGATGAAGAAGAGTCTCCAGATCGAGGATGATTCCTTCAACTTCCAGCCGAATCTGTTCGACGAGACTCATCCACCGTCTCCCAAGGCAGATTCGAGCAAAGATTCTGTCGGCAAGTACGTCCCTGGCCTTAATCCGCAGCAAGCTCTCGAGGCAGAGAATCAGCTCATCCAAGCTACGGTATCGCAGTTGATGGGACCTGCTCAGGAGATGCAGCAGATGATGCAACAACAACAGCAGCAGGCTGAGCAACAACAACAAGGTGAAGGGCCTGACAGCTTGCTCGAAGCCCTGTCCGGCGAGAAGAAGAGCGACAAGCCGAAGACTGAGTCAAAGGAGAAGTCCAGTGATTCCGAAGACTCGGAAGACAGCTCCAAGTCCAAGAGCGACGATGATTCAGACGAGTCGGACAGTGAATCTGACGATGATTCTGGAGATGACAATGAGAAGCTTGGCAAGCTCCTGGCCGACGTGCAGGATCGCATGCCGAAGCTGATGGAGCTTCACGATAAGAATCCAGAGGCATTCAAGAAGGTAGTCACGCTGATCCACAAGCTTGTTGGTATGGTGAAGAGCCGCAAGGAAGGCAGCACCAAGAAGTTTGAAGTCACGTCGCTGACCGAAGAGCTGAACAAGGCTCTCAAGATTCGGTATCCTGTCGGAACAGTTAAGAACCGCAAGAAGAAGGTGATCGTCGATGGCAAGGCCAAGTGGCGTTCCGTCGCAGCAGGGCAAGTGCAAGACGATAAAGGTAACGCCATATCAGTCGAGTCGCACAACTCGAAGGCCGGTGATCAAGGTGCTACCTAATGAACGACATGAAGGGCCTCTTTAGATTCAGGGTAAACGTAGACGAGATCGCTGCGAAGGTAAGACTCGCACGCGAGCTTGTCGAAGACGTAGTCGTCCAGCAAGTCGAGCTTCTGTCTAAAGCCTCCCACGCATACATCATCGGCTTAACCAAGGAGAAATGGAAGGACGATGACTTCAAGCGTAACTTCTACCTTGGTACGGGCGAGTTCGGCAAGGACGCGTCCAGCAGATCTACCAACGATCCTCACGTAGACCAGGTCCCAAAGTACCTTCGCTGGATCAAGGTCGGTGATGGACTGTGGGTAGTTGAGATTGACGAACGCGCACGCTGGCTGGAAGAGGGCCGTAAGGAAACATTCATGGGAGAATGGCTATTGAAGCCAGGTGCCCGTGGAGTAAAACGCGCGAAGGATGGATCTCTGTACAGGGCCATCCCGTTCAAAGAGACCTCCAACAAGAAGGATACCGCTTCTCACCCTGCCTTGTCACAGATCGTGCGAGATTACACCAAGCAGAACAAGATCAATCTGACAAAGATCGAGAAGAACCTGGACAATACTCCTAAGCTTGGGTTGATCAGGAAGCTGGACATACGTCCACATGACGCCGCTGGCTATGCTCCTGGCGTGATCTATTCCAGACCGCGAACGGAAACGGAGGCGGCCAGGACTGGCCTTCGCCCTCATTCTGGTATATTCAAATTACAGGGAGCCGCAGTCTTTCAGAACGTGTATGACAAGGGCAAGCTCGTAACGAACAAGCGCGACGCTGCTAAGATCGCCGCGACCAAGAAGGGTTCTGTTAAGAAGGAGACGGTTGTCTTCAGGGTTATATCGTCGAAGCATAAGCAAGAGAATCGATGGATGTATCCCGCAGTCGAGCCTGCAAACTTTCTTCAGAAGGCGTATGACCATGCGAACGCGCAGTGGGAGACGATAGTGAAGAATATCGAGGAGACGTTAGGACAATAACATGGGAATACTCGCGACTGACATCCTTATCAAGACCATGATCGAGGGAGCGCTTGCCGACCTGCGCAAGAACAACTGGATCTTGGACGACATCTTCGCAGATCTCGCGAACGATCCTCTCGCTCGACTAGACTATGGTCACAAGGAGATCCAACGTGCGAGGGAGTGGTTCCTTGGCAACAACATCGATGTCTACCTGGTCAACCGCGTCGACACCCCTCGCTTCCCTTGCATTACCGTGGTACGCACCTCCTCAAGAGAGATGACAGAGCGAGACTCACTCGCGGACATCGGATCAGAGGAAGATTTTGATCCGATCGATATCACGAAGCAGATCCAGGTGACATATACAGAGTTCACTCCTAAGGCGTACAACAAGCAGAAGGGGCTCTTCACCCTGCCCGACAACATCGACACCACGAACATGTTGCCAGGGCAGTATCTTGTGTCCAAGCGTTCGAGTAAGGCATACGTGATCAACGCCGTTCTCGGACCAAAGGCGTTCCTCATAACACCTGGCATCGACGATGACTTCACCAATGCGTACGTAGTACCGCCCACCGCGCTGTGGAACCTGAACAAGGAACTGACCTTCCTCGAAGAGCAGTTCGCCATAGGCCTGCACGCCGAGTCTGATCTTAATCAGGCGATATGGCTTAGACAGATCGCGCAGTACATCTTCCTCCGCTACAAAGAAGCGTATCTTGAGCGTAGAGGATTCGAGCTATCGACCTTCACTCTTGGGTCTATCGATGAGAACCCGCACTTCAACGGAGCTGAGCGTGTATACAGCTGCTCGATGAGCTTGTCGGGCCAGGTAGAAGCTAACTTCATCAAGTACGCAGCTCCCAAGATCCAAGGTATCAAGGGCGGCATCAGGATCATTGACGGTCCGCGCACTCCAGATGAATACCAGATCTACGCTCAGTCGCAGGGATGGAAGATGGAGGAAGACCCTTAATGAAGAAGATCGTCGCCATCGCAATCAGACATCCTGAGATGCCGAACCTATTTCTGCACGGCCTTCGTCGTGACAATCATAGGTGGGCATTGGCAGGTGGACATGCGAAGAGCGGCGAGATCGACAGCGAAGCCGCGTCACGCGAACTCGAGGAAGAGACTGGACTCAAGGGAGTTAAGCTCGACCACATGCACGAGAACATGTATGGAGACGCCCACGTTCACCTGTTCTCGTGTGAGTATCCGGAAGGCTTCAGCCCGTATGCTGGCGCAGATCCTGACTCAGAGTTCGTCACCTTCAAGTTCCTTGATCCGACGTCGCACGACAGCCTTCACATTCCAAAAGAACGTAACATCCTCGTGGAATGGATGAACCACACGATGAAGAAGCCTGAGCCTGTTGAGAAGTCCGCTACAAAGATCAAGGTCGAATCGTTTGCGGTTGATCCAGGCGCGTTCAACCCAAAGAATCACGACTTCATCGTCAAGGCTATACGTGGCGGGAAGCAGGTTGGTTTCTTGGCTGTAACCCATACGCCGTCCGGCGACCTGATGCCGTTCAACTTCGAGGTGAACAGACTTCATCGTCGTAAAGGTATCGGGACGACCATGGCCGCGCACGCTCAGAAGATCTCCGGCAAGAAGATCGTCCGCAGTCGAGACATGACTCAGGACGCGGTGCATTGGGCAAACAGCTTCATAAAAGATCCGTCACTTAAGAAGGCAGAACCGGTCCAGAAGGATCTCATCTTGTCGTACCCCGTCACGGTATATGGACGTACGTCTAGCGATGACGGCAAGCCATTTCGCATGGTGGTAAAGAACTTTGGGCCGATGGCCGCCGCACAGCATCCTAAGCTGCACGAGCTGGTGTCCGCGCACGATGCCTCCGTTCCGATCCAATCGTCAAAGCTCGTGTTCGTTCCTCAAGAGATCGCAGCCGTTGGCCGCAAGAAGCACGTCTTGGTGGTCCATGGGATGCCAGAGAAGCTGACTCACCTCATGGCCGCGACGTCTCCTATAGGACCTACGTCTAGCTCAAACGAGCCACATGTGGAGATCGATGAACCCACGTTCAAGAAACTGTCATCGTTCGGACCGGCCATCTCCGCCGAGGACGCAGGCATCATCATACATCCACTCGAACTTACGTCTGGTATCCAGGTACTCAGGACGTATTAGCCTAATCTTTAGACCATGAACGCCTTCAAGAAGATTTTTGGCAAGAAGTTAGCTAGATCCGGAGAGTTCGGTACCGTTACCGTGAAGCCCACGGCGACTCCTCCCGTTGGATCTGTCACCGTTAAGCCAGCTCCGAAGCAGCCTCTCGGCTCGGTCACTATGAAGGAACCGCCGAAGCAGCCTCTTGGCTCTGTCACCGTCAAAGAGCCTCCCAAGCCCAAGGGTTTCGGGAAGGTCATCCAGAAGTCTAAGAAGGTCGGATCTGCCATCGTGCCGAAGACTCCGGAGACTACCCATGTCGCCGGTGTTCAGATCCCAGATTCTCTCAAGCAACATTTCTTATCCGGCCAGCCCGTCCCATACAATCATCCAGCCAGAGAAGAGGCAGCACGCTTCGTAACGAGCGTTTGGCGTCGAGACCAGAACGAAGGTCGCCGCATGTCTGAGAAGCTGCTTGGAATAGGCGAGGGCGGCAAGGTCATCAATCCGAACGTGAAGCCAGGATACACTACGATCAAGGGAGAGCTTCCCGCGAAGAAGATCGAACCAGGCGGCACGACTCCTCCGAAGTTCCCCACGGCTGAACAGGGCAAGGCCATCCAGCAAAGCTTGTCAGGAGGACTGCCGGAGAAGACTGGACTCGACAACGTAGCTCAAGAAAGTAAGCAACTCCTTGCTGCGATCGGCTTCGGCGGCGGCAAGTCTGAAGCGACTGTAAACGACCTCGAGAAGTCAAAGAACGTTCGTGAGCAGCGCAAGAAGGTGTTTGGAAGTTGGAAGACCTCTCCCAACTCCAAGCAACGCGCGAAGCAGATGAAGACATTGTCTGAGTACGCCGAGAAGAAGTATGGAGTTAAGGTAAGGCAGGCAAAGGGCAAGAAATCTTCTTCCGGAAAAATGATCAACAAGCCCGACTTAACTACTGGATATCTTGAACATATCGGCAATCCCGACTCTCTCGCTCACGAACTCGCTCACTTGGACATGGCACCTGAGAAGGTAGCCATGAAGCAGTTCCAGGAGATGATGGACAAGGAGTGGGGAGCGCAGAACGTAAAGTACGGATACAAGCAACAGGCGCGTGTCAAGGACGAGTACGAATCGACCGCTCGCGAGAACCAGATCCGTCGTCAGCTTGGGCTCCCAGCTCACGCGAAGGGACGTGTAGTCAAGAAGCCTGGATTCGAGATGGCCGCAGATCGTCCGGACGTACAGGTAGCTCGCAAGCTGCCAAACGGTAAGTACATCGCCGGAGGTAAGGAAGTCTATACTCCTGAGACAGCCAAGCTGTTCGAGGAACGCGAGTCTTCAAACGCGAAGTACTCACCGGATAAAGGATGGGTAACCAAGCCGTCGCCTCATACCGCTATCAATCTTCGCGGCCAGGGCCATCATGAAGAAGCTCGCAGTAAGGCTCAGGCGTATTTCAGATCGAAGCTCAAGAAGCGCATGGCCAAGAGCGATCTTGCAAAGAACTCCGAGCACGTCTCCAAGCTTCTTACCAATGGCCGGTTCGCGATCCTGACTCCTCACAGATCTGGAGCAGGAGAGGCTGACAACGCCGCAGCGCACAAGTCGTTCTTGTCTGACGTTGCGAGCCTTGGGTACTCACCTCTTCATGCTGTCGGTCGATGGGGAGGCTCTACCGAGCCTAGCTACGTCGTTCCAGGAATGTCGCGAGAGCATGCGATACAGCTCGGTAAGAAGTATGGGCAGCTCGCGGTCATCCACGGAGAGCATGGGCAACACGAAGAGATCGCAACGCATCCGTCTCACAAACCGATGGGCATCGGCGCTGGTCACTCTGAGGTGACAGATCCATCCGGAGATCACACTGAAGTACGCATGCCTGACGGGTCATCCTTCAAGTTCCGACTCAACTTCCCTCATCCGATGGCAAAGAATGCTCCGATCCAGCTTGAACACTACAGCGCGATCAAGGGACTGAGCGAGATCTCTCCTGGTCACATGGGTACCGGCGCACCATCACAGGAATACAAGCGCGGCCTGCCGGAAGTTGCTCGCTCCTACTTCTATCGTGCCGGATCTCAACCGGAAGACATCGTGCGCAGCCGCTCTTCGGCGAAGTACAAGGTGTCCTTGCCTCACACGACCAAGATCTATGACCTCGCCAAAGATCCAGATAGCCATGTGAAGTCCGCGATCTCTGACAACGGCGGCGCGTGGAACTCTGACATGATCCTTGGCAGGATACGTGACGCCGGATACCACGGCTACACCAACTCCAGCTCGCCGCTGCCGAACGTGGTTGCCATGTTCCATCCGGTAAAGGTCCATTCGGAAGAGCCTGCATGAATAACCTAATCTTTCGATCAGTTAGGAGAATTGCACGGTGAGCAGAGATAAGGCTATTCAACAAGCGAAGGGACTCTTGAAGGCTGCTAAGGAAAACCCTGAGCAATTTCAAGAACTTGGCAAGGCTATTCCGAAAGAAGAACAGGCACGTCGCAAGTCCATGGCGTCTGCCGCGCACCACGAGAAGTGGAAGCGTAACATAGGCCCTGACAAGCATGGCGGCAACTTCATAACCAACAATGATCCCAATCGTTCTCATCACTTCGGCATCAACCATCAAGATCCGCGCCGTCCAGCCGGTCAATCCTCGATGGGTACGAAGGTCCGTGAACCGGCGCAGTACATGTCATCGGCCAAGGAAGATGCTGCTGACCGTCTCGCTCACATGAAGCAAGCTCCTAAGCCGAACCTCCCCAAGGCTGAGATGGAAAAGGGCGAGAAGGGCAAACAGAAGGGCGTTCACGAAGCTCACTTCGGAGCAAGCCATAAGACTGGAACTTCAAGCGTCGGAGCTCACATGGCACCTGGCGGCGCAAGCGCTAAGACAAACGCTTGGGCGAAGGAACAGCACAAGGACAAGCTGGCAGAACTTAAAGAAATGCCTAAGCCCAATCTGCCCAAGGCCGAGAAGGAAATGGAAAAAACATCCGAGATGGGCTTGGCTCTGTCCGAGGTCAAGAAGGACGATATGCCTCATGCGCCTAACAGCCCGCAGGACAAGGCTCATGATGTATCTGAGCATGCCGACACGATCGGTCATGCCATGAAGATCTTGGATACCCCAGAACGCCAGCGTGCGATGCTCGCGCATCTTCGCACCTTACACGATCCATCACAAGCGCGATCTGAAGAGAACAAGGAGGCAGGTATGTCCGCCGACGAGAAGAAACCCATGAACAAAGCAGAGATCATCAAGGCAGCCAAAGATCTAATCGATCTTGCCAAGAACGAGCCTGCCAAGTTTGAAGAGTTGACCAAGGCAATGGCCGCTCCCGCGCCAGCTCCGGCTGCTCCGAAGCCTGCCATGGCAGCTCCAAAGATGCCAGCTAAACCGGCTGGTATACGTATGAGCAAGGAAGAGATCAAAGAAGATCTCAAGAAGCCTTGGGAACCTAAGAAGTCCAAGAAGATGGAAGGACGCTAAGATGAACTCGAAACGTAAAGGTATGGTTGACGAAGTCATCGTCGTAGGTCAGGAAGATGCAGCGCCGGAGCGTGCTCCCGTAACTCCAGCGCCCGTGTCGATCCCGATCTCCTTCGATGCTTGGTGGATTCGTACTGCGACTAAATATAATCTCAACCAAGATCTGAAAGCTGCCATCAAGCGGCACTTTGAGTCTAGAGGGTTTATGGACTACAAGAAGTTCGATCAAGGTTTGAAAGACTTCGGGTTCAGAACCTAATCTATCTGGTGATTTGGAGGTAGCGTAAATGGCTCAGGCTTATACTACACAAGACGGTATCACGCTGATCGATCCTGGCACATATGTGTCGCTGACCGTTCAGTCAGGGCAAGGGAACTCAGCCTCGGCTGGTGTGGTTACTCTTATCGGCGAAGCGGACGAAGGTCCTGGCTTCCTTGATGAGTCTGACCTGTCCCAGGTCGCATATACTCCCGACCAATACGGTCGCGTTGTCGCCAAGTACGGCTCTGGCCGCCTGGTTGACGCGTTCGCAAAGGTGATCTCAGCCGCCAACGATCCTAACATCTTGGGCGGTGTTACCTTGGTCCGCATGATCAAGACCAACATGTCGAGCGCCGCCTCCGCTGCTCTGTCCTTGGATAAGAAGGGCCAGCCCGAGTACGCTTCTGCTAAGGCTAAGCGCCAGGGCGCTCCTGGTAACCTCATCACCTATAAGTCTGACGTCTCGCAAGCCGAGATAGCTCCGACTACCAGCTTGTTCACGTACGCTCCTCGCTTGACTGGATCGACCACGCTCGCTCTTCGTGCAAACGGCGGAAGCAAGCTGAACGTGACCATCACTCCCAAGCAAGCTCCGGACGCTCTCGTCGCTGCGCTGGAATCCATCTCTCTTGGAATCCAAGCAAACGGCGGTAACCGCAAGCTTGTCATCCCGTCCTCCGGCCTGAGCTTGACTGCAGCTGTCGTGGATGCGGATACTCTCACCGTGACTCTCCAGTCTGGAAGTCAGTGGGCCAACGCTCCGGTCATCGGTGACACCGCAGTCATCCCCGCAAACGGTGACTACGGCGCTGCTCAGAACTCGGCCATCTCTGGAAACGCTCATGCTAACGTCGGTACATACGTCGTTGAGTCTGTGGTGAACACGATCACGTCGGCTGTCCTCACCCTTAAGAGGATCTCGTCGACTGCCGCTCTCGTGGCAGCATCCGGATCGGCTTCTTCTGACCTGAATGACCTGGTCCTCTACAGTCAGATCGAAGTCAAGAACGTGTCGGGTGACGCTCGTCAATCTATGCAGGATGTGTTCGGGACCTACTCGATCCTCTTGAACGACGGTTCAAACATCCAGATCCAAACTCCTCCGAGCAAGTCTTGGAACGCCAATCCTAAAGCTGGCGACATGATGGCCATCGCATCGGCCTTCGGAACCGTTCAGCCTGGATTCTATCAGATCACGGCTTCAACGGCTACTACCCTGTCAGCCACTCGCGTAAGCGAAGGTTCGTCAGGCACTGGTACCGCTTTTCATGCTTATTCGTCTGGATCTGAACCGTTGGTCGTGATGGCCGCTCAGAAGACCGGAACTGGCAAGACGCTGTCCATCGAGGGCGATGTCAGCGCAGTGTGGTTGGATGCCGGTGGAAACGACATGGGACTCTCCAACAGTCGCTTGATCAGCGGCGCTGAGTATGTCAACCAGATGACTATCGCCAAGGGCAACGTGTCGAACGCTTACAAGGCAGGCGGCGACGTTATCCTCGAGGTCGGTTGTATCTCCGACAACGCGAGCATCGTGGTTGGTCCGACTCAGATCGACTTCAAGGTCGACGCAAACATCATCTTTAGCTGCACCTACAAGCAGTTCAAGATCATGGCTGACTTGGCGAACTACATCAGCTCGCAGACCGGTTGGTCCGCTCAGGTGACGTCGGCTCGCTTCAACGCCGTAGCTCCCTCGGCTCTTGACGAGAACACCTACCTCGCCTCTGGTCTCGCTTCTCATAAGAACGCTCGCATCAAGGCAGATGCAAACTCCTGGTCGTCAGCTGTCAACGCAGATGGTTTAGTTGGCTGGACTGTCGAGCAGTCGGGCTTGCCTGAAGCAATGGACAACGCTCAGTTCTTGGCGAATGGAGCTAAGAACGGAACCTCGTCCGCCGCGTTCACCACGGCCATCGACGCCTGCGAGAAGCTCACCACGAACTTCATCGTTCCTCTGGTGTCTGTCGACGCCGATCAGGACATCGCTCTGGAAGAGACCGAGTCAAGCTCGACGTACACCGTCGACGCCGTGAACGAGTATCTCAAGTCGCACATCAACAAGATGAGCCAGATCGAGATGCGTGCGAATCGTCAAGGTATCTGCTCGATCCAAGCTCCGTATGCCGCTTGTAAAGAAGAGGCCGGTATCTTGGCAGCGTACCGCATCGGACTCGCATTCCAGCCGTTCAAGGCTCAGGACTCGCAGGGCAACAACAAGATGTTCCAACCGTGGATGTCCGCTGTCGATGCTGCTGGTATGTCCGCTGCCGCTGGATACAAGGGCATCGTCAAGAAGTTCGCGAACTGCGGCGGCATCGGCGCGGTGGATGGATGGGACCCGTCATCTCCTGGTGACCGCAAGGATGCTCTCAAGGCAGGCTTGCTATTCCTCGAGAAGGTTCCGACCGGCGGATTCCGTTGGGTATCGGACCAGACGACCTACTCTGTGGACAACAACTTCGTGTACAACAGCCTTCAGGCCGTGTATGTTTCCGACTTGATCACGCTCACCTTGATTGATCAGTTCGATCGCTTGGTGGTCGGTAAGTCTGTCGCGGAGATCACCGCAGCAGCTGCTCTGAGCATCCTGGAAGCCCAGATGTTCAACTTCAAGCGCCTGCGCTGGATCGCCGCTTCCGACGATGCTCCGAAAGGTTACAAGAACGCCACTGCGAATCTGCAGGGCGGCGCCCTGGTAATCTCTTGCGAGATCAAGCTGGCCGGTCTGATCTACTTCGTCCCGATCTCTCTCCTGGCCAGCCAGGTAGAGCAGACGGCCACTCAGCAGTAATGGGAGACTGAAATGGCAAAGGCAAAGATCTTAACAGGTGCGCGAGCGAAGGTTCTGGTGAACGGGAACCCCGTCGGTTTGTTCAGCCAATGTACTTGGTCCATTCGTCAGGGTAAAGACCCGGCGTTCATCCTTGGGCGCTACAACCCCGCAGAGATCATCCCAACGACTCAGGAACCGGTGCAGTTGTCTCTGACCGGATACCGTGTCGTTGACGCTGGTCCTTACAAGGTCGCCAATGCTACGCTGTTGAAGAACCTACTGTCTGAAGAAGACTTCTCGATTGCGATCTTGGATCGTCAGACGAACAAGACCATCTTCACCGCAGTCGGCTGTCGCGTTCAGGGCTGGTCGTCAGGCGTCGCTGCTCGCGGCGTCTCGGACATCCGCATTGACATCATCGGCATCCGTGGTGAGGACGAGTTCGGCATACGCGATGGCGGAGACGACGAGGGTGGAAGCTCCGCCAACTTGGACGATGGCACCTAATACCTTATAATAATAGAATGATCGAAGAAGGGCTGGTTGCCGTATGGTGACCGGCCCTTCTGCTTTATAGACTAGAAGTCCAGGCCTACACTGAGAAGGCCAGTCTCGTTGGTCTGAAGCTGCACGCCTACGTTCAGGCGCTCGGTGAGGGATCTCTGATACTGAATCCCGCCGTCCGCGCCGGACTTCGACTCCATCGTGACCGAGCTTCCTGAGCGGGTTATGTCCACGTTCTTGTTAGGACCTTCACCTGCCAGAAGGCTGATCCGATTCTTGTAGGTCTTGACCTTGGTAACGACCACGGTCTCAACCTTGGGAGCCTCGTTGCACGTCGTGAAGACCTGTTGCTTGACCTTGGTCACGACATACTGCTGCTTGCGAGGTACGACCTTGAACTTCTCGACCGGCATGGCTTCTTCTTTGCCGTCAGCCGTACGAACGATGATCGTAGCTCCCTTCAGGTTCTCTGGAACCTTGGTGTCGATGACCATCTTCTCTTGAACGACTTCCTCGCCAGGTTGAGTTTGGCAAGACTCAGATCCGAACGAGTATGCGGGTAGTAGGATCATGATGATGGCGATGAGTGTTTTCATTACTGCACCAATCCTGTGGAAGCAGGCCATCCCGATGCGCTCGTGACCTTCGGTCGTGCGTCGCTCGACACGGAGAAGTGGCATGCTTGGTTCTGGTTATTGTCGTCGGTCGTGATGTAGTTACCAGGCGCAAGAAGTACGAGACGGTCCTGGTTAGCTCCACCGTCGTACAGTGCAAGGATCTTTCCGTCCGTGAGTCGCAGGAAGATCTCGTCGTTACTGAAGTTGATTCCGCACAGATAGATGTATCCCTCGATACCGATCGCGTTCGCGAGAGCATTCTGACCTGGCTGGCCTTGCGGTCCGGCGGGACCGGCAGGACCGACCGCTCCGTCTCTTCCGTCGTAGATCATCTGGCTGGTACCGCCGCATGTGATCATCGCTCCGCCGTTGGCGTTCGAGATGCTGCACGACGTGCCGTTCGTTCCGTTGGTCCCGTTCGTGCCGTTCGTGCCGTTATACACGTAGGCAACGCTACTGCCGCATGTGATACGCACGCCTTCGGGCAGTTGAGTCGCCGAGCACGAGGCTCCATCGTTTCCATTCGTTCCGTCAGCGCCAGGAGCACCGTTCGTGCCGTCATAGATCGTCACCGTCTCCTTGCGGCCAGGACACCCTGCCAGCGTGAGCGTCAGTACGATTGCCAAGATCTTCTTCATGTAACCTCTCCTTTGAAGCTTGATTTATAACCTAAGTCTAGCATCACAGAACAATGTTTTCAAGCACAGACCGGAGCTTCCTCTCGATGTCAGAACTCGGCATGCTTCCAGCGATCTCCTCGTTCATGTACCCAAACACTTGATATACCTGAAGTAGGTTCACGTCTGACAATGCCGGTGCAACGCCGCCCTTGGGACCTTTGATGACAGATATCTTCTTGGCAGCGCCAAGCTTGGCGACAACTTGATGCAGGAAGTTCTCAGAAGTATCAACGATGACGGCCAGATCTCTGACCTTCTGCGGCTGTCCACCGGTAGCGGTCTTGAGATGATGTAGCACGTCTACCGCTATCCTAACCCTCTCCGGCAGTTTCATGTGGTCCTCTGAAGATGAAGTGCTTCTCGAAGAATGCGAGCAGTCGTTCCTTCAACGTCGGCGGCTGTGGTTCCTCAAGCTTCTCTTCGATGGCCTTACGTACTCGTTCCACGAACTTGTCTGTGCGGATACCGTCATCGTCGACGAGCGCCCATCCTGGGCGTATCGACTTGCCAAGGGACGTATTGGGACCATGGTTGAGCCAGTCCATGCCGATCGCGTGGTCTACGGCCTTCTTGGAGGCATACTTCATCTGAGAGCGTATCTTGCGGCGGTTGTTGCGGCGCAGGACGGCAGCGTCCTCGTGCGAGAGGTACACTCTAGTTGCGTAGGTGCTGGTTTCTCCGACCGCATCAAGCTTGCGCAGGAGGTCGACCAAGTTCATGTTCAGATATCGACTGATCGGGACTTCTCTCATACCTTACCTCCACGATAAACTAACCATTTTGGTCAACTATACAGCCAATCTTTACAGTTCGCAAGTGTGTTCTCTAAAGCTCCGGTATCGTTGAGCTTATGGTTGAGTCCAGACGGATGAGGAAGCTTGAAGTGCGGGAGGCTCCCACCGACCTTGGACAAACCCCAGGAAGCCATCTCTCCAAGAACGACGACTTTTGGCAGCGGAGTCGAGGAGATGGCGGCAAGGTCCGCCTCTACCTGCTCTGGAGGATTCGGACCGAGCGCCTGCAGATCTAGCTTGCCTTGAGACTGGTACATCGAGATGATCATGCTGAGTGCGCGATCCTCACCATGTTCTGCGGCGATGAGCTTAAGGCCAAGCTCAAACCTGAACTGGTCCAAGTTGACGTCAGACTTCTTCAGTTTGGCCTGATTCTGAGTGGCATACTTGGTCAGGTTCATGAAGCTCACCTGGTCCTTGGAAAGGCCAAGTTTGGCGATCCATCCGTCGAGCGCCTTGCCCGAGCGAGTGCCCTCGAAAGGCACCTTCGGATCGATGTTCTTGAGCGAAGGATTGCAGCCGATGAACAGGACCTTCATAGGTCATCGAGCGGAGTGCAGTCTCCTGGCTCGTCCTTTGCCGGTTTGACGGTGAACTGAGGATCGATGCCCTGCGACACGAGGAAGGCATGGAACCCCTTCAGGATGAGGAAGATCTGCGTCTCGCGCGAGTCCTCCGGCGTATGCCGAGTGTTGTGGAACTCGATGATTGCCATGTCCTGGATCTTTTTGAGCGCCTGATGGTCGATCAATATCTTTTTACTCACCTGAGACTCCGCAGTATTCGAGGCCGTCCAGTTCATCTGGAAGCTTGGGAAGGCATTTCTTGCAGTTCAAGTGACGGTCCGGCGTCAGCGTCTTGCCGCAGCTCCGGCACGTGCGAACGCGCTGAGGCATTATCTCGGCGGCCAAGCCCGAGCTCTTGAACGGGCGATCAAGTCCGTTCCCGACGTCGACGATCTCCGTCTTGATGATCTCGATCGGCTCAGCCAGCTTCTGGCTGTTCTGCCCGAATCCTCCAGGGAGGTGTGTAATAGTTACCACGCCCGTGGTAACCTCCTCGAGGAAAGTGTAGTCCTTCGTCTGTTCTCTCACGGTATCCTCCTATAAAAGCTGGGAGGTCCGGACTTACACCGGCTCCGAGTCTAATCTCGGACTAGCAGTCCGTCCTGGACCGCCGCTGACGACGTCAGTAACTCCCTAATTCGGTATCAAGCAGCCTTCTTAGGCTGAACCTGGACCAGCGGATACGAGATCTGCTTGATCAGGTTGTTCTGTGCTACGAACGCAGGATCTAAGATCGTGCAGAGCGTATCCGCATCGATCGTCAGATGCTTTGTAACGGACTTGATGTCCACCACGAAGCGATCCGTTTCAAACGGACCAGTCGCAACGAGGTCCTTCTTGATGGCATCAACCTCAGACTCGAGACGTTTGATCTCGGCCTTCAGCTCGATGAACCGTTGCAAGGCAGCGTTTGTGATGTTCTTGTTCTTCATTCTTTTCTCCTTATTACCTTGGTCTAGTATCGCACGACCTATTCCTCCGGTCAAACTTTTCTGTGAACATGACTCATTTCGAGACCTTGCCAAACCTAATCTTCTATATGCTGAGGATCGGCCTTAGCATGCAACGTGGGTTGTAACAGTTTGAAAAGACTGAGGATTTGAAAAGATGGCTAACACTCCGTCCACTTTCGAGAGGAAGTGGCCTACAGTTATTCTTACGCCCATATCAGTGGCGAATCATGTCGTAACTGTATCCAGTACGGCAGGACTTCACACGAAGCAGATAGTCACGCTCAGTAAAACCGGCCAGCAATCTCAAGACTTCGAGATCAAGAGAGTCCTCAGCGATACCCAGATTCAGGTAGGATCAGCCGACAGCGGCATGTTGTCGTTCATGAACCCCGTTCAGTTCAACGGCGGCATGCTGACCATGTCCGAGCAGGAACGCAACAAGTTCGACTCGAACATCGTCCTCCGCGCGGTGTACGAGGAAGAGCCAGCCGTCGCCCTTCGCAATCTCTTGGTCGGAAGATACGGCAATCCGATCGACACCTCGATCGACACTCAAGGGAACAACCGCCTCCAGGTGGACGCCGACAAGCTGCCGGACTCGGACGACATCATCATTGACCGCGACGCCGACGACAAGCCGCTCAGGTACCACTTCATGCTTGCCAACGTCGAGCAGTACTACGTGGACATCATATACAATAATAACGGAAGCGCCGTCGAGTACAAGACGACGGTATTGGTATAATATGGCTGACAAGAAAGAACGTGACAGAGAAGAACTGGTACTGAACCCGATCACCAAGAAGTTGGATATGGTGCGCGTGTTCAACCCGAACCGTATCGTCACTCATGACAAGAACCAGGCTGGCAACGCTCTCAAGCTTATCGATCCGGTCACTGGGCAGTACGTTGATCTCGGCCCTCTCGTCGTAACTGACGAGAACGGTAACGTGGTGGTAACATAATGCTACACAAGTCTCTTCGCGGCAGCGACCTACATGCGCCAAGTAACGAGCTGGTCGAGAACGACGCCGGTACGCCGATAGCCGCGTTCAAGGTCGTCACCTTCACGGGCATCGGACCTCTCGGATATCCAGCAGCCCAGCTCCATACGAGCGTAACGCAGGTCATCCGTGGCGTTACGTCCAGCGTGATCCAGTCTGCCTCTGGGCAGAACACTGGCTACATCACGGCCTTAGGTTTCATGATCGGCACGGCTACCGTCCCTCTGAACACCAGCGCATGGCCGATAGGAACCAAGCTATTCTCCGACAACGCCGGTAACCTGTCAGCCGCTCCGTCTGGCATGCCATGCGCCACGGTGCTCAAGCAGGATGCTACTCAGGGCGTGATCTATATCGACACCGTTGGATTCACCAAGGCAGACTTCGATACCTTGGAGTTCCCAGACGCACTCAGTCTCGAACTTGCGTGGGACATCAACTACCCGAGCTTCTATACTGAACCGACGTATAATCCAGATGGTACGATAGCCTCGTCAGATACCTGGGACTCAAGCTCCAAGATCGTCCATGTGTTTCACAAGGACTATACCTGGAACCTGAGCGGCCAGCTCACCAAGGTTGTCGTAACGAGAGTGTATGATGGGCAGATGCTTGAGAAGGACATCCAGTATAACCCAGACGGCACTTTCAAGAATGTGACAAGGATTTATACTCCATGAGGTCGATATGCTTTGCGCGTTAGTTCGTAACTCTTCCGTTGTAGGCTTGTGCACCGTCGACACCGACGAGCAGTACATGTCCATCTCTAAGATCTTCGACGCTGTCGTGGACGTGACAGGAATGATTCCTCAGCCGATGATTGGATGGTACTTCGACGGTAGGCAGCTACTCGATCATGCGGGAAACGTACCACAATCTATGTTGATCACGAAGCTCGGCATGCTCCGCCGCTTTACTGTTCCTGAGCGACTTGCGATACTGGACTACGTCGAGAAGAATCCAGTATCCATTCCGGCCATCCTGCTGCAGAACGTCCAGGCCGCCACGTTCGTTGACCTTAAGAGATCTGACACGATCGCAGGTGTCAGCGAGTTGATAGGATTGAACTTGATCTCAGCTGATAGGGCAGCTGCGATCTTAAACACTGCTCCCGATGAAACTGAAGCGTATAGGGGATAAACATGAAGTCATATAACTTAGGTCTGCTATCTAGCGTAGGCAACACGTACGACAAGACGAGAACGACCATAGCAGGTCGCGTTTCGTCGAAGTCGCTGAACGGTCAGGCCGTACTCGGACCGCCGTTGACTCAGTTCATCGATACTCAGACGCTGGCCGGTATCGTGCCTACGGCAACATACCTCAATCCAAACACTAACAGACTGTTCGTCCTTGGTGCTCCGGCATCAGGTACTGTCACCGTCGCGCTGTTCAACTATGACAACATCTTGGGAACATACTCGTACGTCGGAAAGATCTCTGTATCACTCGCCAACGCCGCTTCTACTACTCAGACAATCAAGGGATTCAAGGTAAACGATAGCGGCGCGACCTGGCAGATCGTGATATCTACTACGGGATCTGTAGTGATCAACGGTGGAACGTACGTAGCGTGGGGAGTCGTGGCTGAGGACTTCACGGCTGGCGGTACCGCGATCTATCCATCTTCGTTGACTGGCGCGAAGGCCGTGTACTTCCTTCAAGACTCTTCAGCTCTTGGTCTTAACCATGTCGCGACAGTGTCTGATGGTGTCGCGTTACCTTGGACAAGCTCGGACGTATCGATCAACAGTAAGGTATATCAACAGAACGGTGCATCCTCTTCGTTATCGTACTATGCGTGGGATCTTGCTTCCAACCCAGCTCCCAGCGGAGCTATCACCAACGGCGTGAACGCTCAGACTACTGCGTACGCAGGTACGTCGCCGGTAGCTTACTTCACGATGGGAGCTTCCAACAACGGATACTCGTCAACTACTCCAACTTCGGCCTTGTTCGAGGCTGTAGTACTCATGGCCGGTACCGGCGCGGTCCCAACGAACTTCAATGCGTGGGCTAACGGTACTGCGCAAGCTGCAGCTTCCAACGTATACTTCATACGCGATCTGCAACAGGTCGGCGGTCAGTGGTACTTCAACCTGGCTGCTACAGCTACAGGTGCCGCGATCGTACCAACTTCCTCAAACTCAAGCTTCAGCATGCTGAGGGCGTTCGGTATCAGTGGTAACACGTTCAGCTTCAAGACCGGTATCATCGCTCCTACGCTGACTGGTACAATCTTGTCAGCAAACTCCTTCGATTATTGTGTTCCTACAAGCGCTCCGCTGAACTCTTCACTCAACGGTCAGGACTGCTTCTGTCTTGGTACGTCAACCAACTTGTACATGGGCAAGATCTCTGAGCTGACGAGCGGCGTGACGGGCTGGCCATCTCTGACCGCCGCGACTCTTACCGGCGCAGGTGCAGACATCGTAGCTCCAACGGCTACTTACATCGCCTACTCGAGCGTGCTGGATCGATTCATCTACGTCACGAACACGTCATCGTTCGTGGTCAAGCCGCTTCAGAACAGTGCTATCAGCCTCACGTTCGGCGGGTTGGGCAACGCGTATCTGGAAGGCGCATCCATCCAGAGCGTACCAGCGTCACTCGCGTCGGTCACGAACATCGACACAAGAGACGGATGGTTGTTCATCTCTGGCAGCACTGTCGGTCAGCGTGGTGTGATCGCGATGGATCTGAGATCAGACGCTTACTTCGGATACTCGTACATCATCAGTAAGGTGATGTCTACTCCGTCGATCGGATCTGTCCTGAGATTCATCCAGACGGCTGAGCAGCTGTTCAACGTGACTGACTCAGTGCAGTTCCAGATTCGATCTGCAGCTACCGATATCGATCCGATCTTCAACACGACCAGCGGCGGATGGACAACGGTTCAGACAGCGTTCGACAACAACCTGTCGATCCAGCAGTACTATCAGATCCGCATCAATCCATATGTAGCGACGCACTTCGCAAACAGCCCTGCTCAGATCAACGAGATCAACGTGGCTCTCCAGCTGTTGACTGAGCTGAGCGACAACTGGTCCGGTGACCATGACAACACGACTACCGGAACCGACAACCCGAGCTACGTCGCCTTCGATCTGTCGGCTGCATACGCCACATCTGTTCCTAGACTATACGTCAGAGGATACGACGCGAGCGGCAGCTTGATGTTCAGCGGTGACACCGTCACGAACGCCTCTCTGTTCTCTTACTCGACGGACGGAGGTACGACATGGTTACCTCTCGGAACTATCCCAAACACTGTTGGAACGCGCGTTCGATTCAACGTCGTGTCGCCTCCTGGAGTGTTGACGTTCGTTACTATCAGGGAGTCATAACATGAGCTACGCCTGGACTGGCCTCTGGACCAAGACCTTTGGTACAACAGCGCAGACCAACACTACCACTCCGTCATTTGCGGGTATCACCGCCGCGACCGCCGGAGTGGATGGATCTATCCAGGCATCGTGGACTCTCGCGGCAGTCAACGGAGCGGCAACGCCTATAAGGTACATCGTGTACGCCGCCTTGGGAGCGAGCGTACCGGCAGCATCCTTGTTCGTCGGATCTAACATCGTCGCAGAAGGAAGATCTACCTGGACTTCTCTTAGGTTCATCCAGCTTGGAGATCAGACAACGTATCTCTTGAAAGGTCAGGTATACACTGTCGGCGTGAGAGCGTTCTCCGCGAACAACATCTTGGACAACAACACCGCCACGCTCAACGTCACCGCGATAGCTACGGCCAACCTTCCTGACCAGTTGCAGAGCACGGCCACGCAGCTTCAGAATACAGAGACCGATCTGGCTGCTGATCACGCCAACTTCCAGACGGATCACACCAACTTCCAGACGGATCACACCAACTTCCAGACGGATCATACCAACTTCCAAGCTGATGACGCTGCGTTCCAAGCCGATCATGCTGATCTACACCAGGATCACCTGGATCTTACTGGAGATCATGCGAACTTCCAGGCGGACCACTCGAACTTCTTGGCAGACCATATAGCCTTCCAGGGAGACCACGCAGCGTTCCAGTCGGATCTCACCGCATTGTCAGGATATCTCTCAACGTTGGCTTCCGACCTGACCACGCTTGCAGGCTTGAACACCTCGATCGGAGCATCCGCTACCAGCCTGACGGCATCGGCGAGCAGCATCGCGTCTTCTGCTACCAGCCTGACGGCGTCGGCGAGCAGCTTGGCTTCCACGGCCACGGCCATCGCCGCAACTGAGACGTTGCTGGCAGGCGATGTAGCCACGTTCGGAACCCAGCTGTCCACGTTCGCGACCGATCTTGCGAACCTCGCAGCCGAGGTCAGCACGATGGTGTCTACCAACGCTACGTTGGCCACGAACGCCGCCTCCATAGCCTCTGCTGCCATCAAGGTAACGAACGCCGCGAACCTGATCTTGGCCACGGTGATGTAACATGAAGACCATATGGTTTGGGTTCTCTAAGAGCCCTAAGATAGGATCGATAATCCTTCGTTGGTGCATGGGACGACCGTTCAGCCATGTGTACTTCATGTATCAGGAACCGCAGTTCTCTGATCGAACGGTCAGCCAAGAGACCGGACACGGATGCGCGGCCATGGCCGAGAACTCCTTCCTAAGGATCAACCAGGTCGTGAAGGAAGTGAAGCTCGAGATCTCGGACGAGTTGTACGCTCGCATCATGCAGGATTGCCACGACTATGCGGGAACCTCATACGGCTACCTCCAGAACCTAGGCATAGGTCTAGTCCGGCTGGCGGCCAAGGTCGGCATCAAGATAGGTAGGAACCCCATCGATGACGGAATGAACTGCTCGGAATGGGCCTACCTCATCCTGCGCGAGATATACGGGGAATGGACGGATAAGGACAGAAACCTGATTGGCCCAGATGACATATATGCGTTCCTGGAGTCCAAAGGTCTATCCTAATCTTTACCAATGTAGTCAACTATTTCAGAGGTCTTGAATGAGTTCGGAGTTGAAGAAGTCGTTAGACAGGTTGCACGAGAAGCAGGATCAGCAGACGGAGAAGATCTCCGCGCTGGAAGTCACGGTAGCCAAGCAAGAAGTTAATATGGACAGCTACATGCGTCAGTCCGATCGCATGGCTGCAGAACTTGCGAAACTCAACGAGAACATGGCCGTGTACAACGCAGAACTCAAGACTCACATCGCTGGCGTCCTTGAGCTGAAAGAGATGAACCGTCTCACCAAGGAAGAGATCAAGCAGCGAGACATCATCATAAACGAACGCCTCATCATAGCAGAGAAGCCGATCACATGGCTCATCGCGACGTGGAACTTCCTCAAGGGAGCCGCTCCCATCATCGCCGCTATCGCCGCGATCGTTACCATTATCCTTAAGATCACCGGAGTAATCAAGCTGTGAGTAGAATCGGAGACTGGCTAGAAGCCCTCTTCTCTGAACAGTCCAAGGTATCCTCGACCAGAGTGATGTCCTTCATCAGCCTCCTCATCGGAGGCTATCTCGCGATCCATGGTCTCGACGTGAAGTCTGATCTCGTCGGCCTAGCCACTCTGGTAGGCGTCTTCGTGGGCGCTGCGTTCGGTGGTAAGGTTTGGCAGAAGAAGATCGAAGTTGAAGCCGCGCAGAAGGCCTTGCCTCCTCCACCGCCTCCGTCCCAAGACTAAGGTAACTCCGAAAAGTGCTGGCGGGTTACGAACCTGTCGGACCTGTACCATCCTTCAAGTCCACGATCATCAATTATGACAACCCTACCTTCGTCTTCGCGAAGCCCTATGACGGCATACTGCTTCACTAGACTGAGCATACCGTCGATGGCCATGTGACAGTTGACGAGTTCTATGATATCTCCCTGATAGATCTCGTTCCCGACGTTATCCTTCATCCTTAAACTCCTTGTTCGACATCTTCATTACCCATGACACGATGGTGCTCCAGCTCACGGGAGTGTAGTTGTTGGCCGTCACTCCGACGTCGAACTGCTTGCCGAGGATCTTCTGACTCTGAGTCTTCCAGTCTGTACTGTGGATGTGGCCGTGCAGGTGGAACTGTCCTTCATCCGTCATGGACGACATGCGATGCTTCTCGCGCGTCTCGCCATGCCAGTTCTCAGGAGGGTTGTTGCGCTTCTCCTGCTCGGTCATCTTCTTGCGCCTGCCCATGTTGGAGGTATCTTCGCGCCACACGCCGAGAAGAGGACAGTGACTGATCGTCACTCGGATGTCGCCGATGTACATCACCCCTCCCCATAGGACGAAGTCGAAGCCGCAGTTGTACATCGTACCCATACCCTTGTCGTGATTGCCTAGGAATAGGATCTTCGTTCCGTTAAGTCGGCTGATGACCTTGCGCATCTCCTCAGGCCTGTTGCTCATGTCACCGAGGAACATGCACACTCCGTTCTCTGGAACGGTAGCGTTGTATCGAGTGATCAGGGACTCGTGCATGTGATCAAGATTCTTGAAAGGCCTCTTGTCATATTCAATAGCCTTCTCATGACCGATGTGCCAGTCGCTGGTTGCGAACAGAGGCTTGCCAAGCATCACTTATTCCGTCCGCGCTTCTTTGGTTTGGGTTCTTCCTTCTCGAGCACTAGCGCAGCACCAGACTTCTCCTCGTTCAGCTTGTAGTCGCCGAGCAGCGCATCTTCGATCTGTCGCATGGTCGTGACTTGCACGAGCGTACCGATCAGAACCGGCTCTTCTTCAGGAATCCACTGTGGAAGATCCAGGATGGAGCGCAGATAGGCGGTCACCTTCGTGCCGTCCCAGTAAGCTCCCAGGAGAGTGATACCCTTCGATGCGACGTTCTCTGGTAGAGAGAAGTCTATGTCAAGAGTACCTCCCGACACGATCTTGGCAGCGAACGGGAAGACCAGCTTGGTGATCTGGCGGTCCGACACGCTTACGCCAAGATGCGCGTTTGGTTCTGGATTGTCAGTCTTGTGATAGAAGGAGATGCGGCTGCCGCTAAGCTCCTTGATCTGATCATTCTTGCGGATGAGTACTTGTTTCATCGGCGAACTCCTATCTCAACTCCACCAACGGTGACTACCTCGGTACGGAACAGGATCGACTCGATCTCTCTGAACTCATACTTCTTGAGGAAGTCGATGCATTCAGCGCGGCGCGGACCAGCCCAGTTGCACACAGTGCGCAGGTCTGCGATGAACGGAACGTCCATGAACTTCACAAGCTCGCGAGCCCTGAAGACCTGATCCTTCGACTCGATCAATTTCTTCTGAGTCGCCCCCTTGATGAGGCCTACATTCTGGTAGATAGCATCGAGCGTCCCGTACTCCTGCAGAAGTTTCTCAGCTCCCTTGGGACCAACACCCTTCACTCCTTGGATGTTGTCAGAGGTATCTCCGACGATCGAGAGGTAGTCTATGAACTGATCTGGACGAATGCCGTATCGTGCGAACACGCCGTTCTCGTCGACCATCTCCTCCTTGCCGATGTTGTACATCTTGACCGGTCCCTGGACCAGCTGGCAGAAGTCCTTGTCGGACGAGACGATGACGGGCTCGATGCCCTGCTTGAGCGCGAGCTTGACTATACTGGCGATGATGTCGTCAGCCTCGAAGCTCTGGAACTTGAAAGTCGGGAAGCCCATGACGTGCATCAGCTCCGGAAGCACCGCAAGTTGCTGCTTCAGCTCCGGCGGCACGTCCGTACGGTTGGCCTTGTACAATGGCTCGATCTGCTTGCGAGGCGAAGGACCTTCGCCTTCCATCGCGAACGCTACCAGCTCAGGCCTTGCGTCGCGGATGATGCTGAGCGACATGCGCAGGAACCCATGGAGTCCGCCTGTTGGGAATCCATAGGACGTTGCGAGATTGTTCGCGTAGAACGCACGGTAGAATATATTTGAAACGTCGAATATGTACATCTTCATATGATCTCCTAACCCTTTCGGGCTCCCTCTATCTCCCACTTGTTATAGGTATACTTGTAAGATTCTACAATCTTCATGTTGATCGCGTCGAACGAGCCTGCGACCATCGACCGCTGCTCAGAGTTCAGGTAGTTGTTGTACGCGTTCCATCCGTTGCACGCGCCGACAACATACTTCATGAGTTCGGGCTTGATCATCAGGACCTTCGGCTTGGCCCTTCCAAGCATCGACTCGGGACACAGCATATCGACGAAGTCACAGAATCTCGTGAAGAGCGACACGGTCCGCTGCGCGGCCTTGTCCACGACTTCCAGCGTCCTTATGTTGGCAGCGTCTCCCACTGCCTTGTCGATGTACCCTGCCATCAGGTTCGTCATGAGCAGACGTAGCACATACTGGTCCTTGGGAGACAGGCCTAGGATGTGTACGTTATTTGGTTCAAAAGTCATGTAATGATCATACCATAGATCCTAATCTTGTCTACATCCCACAAAATGTAGTATTATCGGTTCACAGGAGGTCCTATCATGGCCGAAACAACGTCAACCGTATCCATCAGTACTACTGGTACCCGTACCGGTAAGCCCTATCAGGGCAAGATCACCGTGAAGACGGTCTTGAATCGCCGAGAGAACTTCTTGGCCGACGAGCGCCGTCGCTTCATCTTAGGTGGTAACGCCGCATCCGCGCCGCCAGCGCTGCAGGGAGAAGCGTTCATGCTTGGCCTCCTGTACGTTCGCATCGTCGACGGTCCGGACTGGTGGAAGAACTCGGACGGCGGCCTCGAGCTGGAAGATGAGAACGTCATCGGCGAGCTTTACAAGCTGACCGAGGATGCAATCGCCGAACGCGAGAAGGAGCTTCAGTCTCAATCTGAGAAGGCTCTCAAGACTCTCGCCAAGAGCGTCAAGAAAGTTGACACTCGCGACCAAGAAGCTGAGTAAAATCATATGATTAAGCCCGATACGCTTAAGGCGTTGAGGGTGATAGCCCTTGCTCACGCCGATGGGTACACCTACGACGCCTGGTACAAGTCATTGTGTCGATGGTACTCTCGTGAGTTTCACACTCCCCTCGCCGACGTCATGGAGATGGCCGACGAGGAAGTGATCAAGACATGGTTCGAGGATACGTACTGGAAGCTTCGCAACTCGGACAGTGACGAGGTGCTGGAACGGTTCGATCGTATCATAGAAGATACCGTTGCGGGTAGCACGACCAAAGGCCAGGAGGAGCAGGCTGAGGCTGAAGCTGAGGATGACGACTGGTATCAACAGGAGTTGGCCGAGATCGAGAAGAAGCTTAACAAGCAAGCTCCCGTAATGTCTGGTAAAAACGGAAATAAGAGTGTTCCGAAGGCTTCTTCCCAGGAGCCTAATCTTGATTCAAGACCTACCACACGTTTCGTTCAGGGCGAAGATCCGTTCCCCGACGATGAAGGACTTGATTAATGGCCTATAAAGACGTCGAAACCGCTAAGCAGGCAGAAAGACTCTATTACGAAAAGAATCGCGACAAGATTCTTGCTCGTAATGCTGTGTATCGTGAAAAGAATTGGGAAAAGGTTAAAGCTAAAGCTCTTGAGCGCGAGCGAGTCAGATTAAAGACCGACGTGCAGTTCAAGATCAAGCGTTATCTTCGCAACAGGCTGAAAGAAGTGCTAAAGGAAAGAAAGTGCCAGTACACGACCGTAGGCCTTCTTGGATGCTCAGTCTCAGAGCTAAAAACTCATCTTCAGTCTATGTTTAAGCCTGAAATGTCTTGGGACAATCACGGCGAGTGGCATATAGATCACATCATACCTCCATCCTCATTCGACATGCGCGACGCTTCTGAAGTAAGAAAGGCGTTTCATTTTACTAATCTTCAGACTTTATGGGCTATTGACAATCTTAAGAAAAGCGACAAGATGATCTATGGCAGCTAAGCTGACGTTCGAGGCTAAAATGAACGGCATGGAGCAGGTGCTCGACCTGCTCAAGCGCGCCGAAGAGCGGATGAACGACTTTGGTCGAGTCGGCGACTATGCTCTTCACGGCGTCGACTCCCGCCTCAAGGAGTTCCAGCAATCTCTCGAAACCTTGAACAAGACCGGCGGCGGCATCAACGGGTTGTTCAACCGGTTCGATGAACTGAACCGCCGATCAAACGAGTTCTTGGGCAAGTCGTATCGCGGCATCATCGACGCGATGAAACAGGAAGTCAAGAACTTCGAGCTTGAGTCAGACAAGATCCTGAACAAGATCAAGGAATCTGAGAACGCTCTCGAGTCCTTCAAGTCGCGTCGAAAGACGATGAACGAGCAGGATTACCAAGAGGGTATCTCCAACCACCAGCGCGAACTGAACAGTCTGAGGGCTCAGGGGACGGCCATCGCATCGGAGAAGGCTCAGCTGCAGCGCGAGCTGTTTATCAAGCAGCCGATCAGCGAAGGTGCTCATGCGTTCGCTTCCAAGTACGGTCTCGGCCAGTATGCTACCGTAGGCGGAGCTATCATGGCAGGCGCAGCAGTGGCGGGATTGCCATACGCTGCCGGTCAGGTGATGAGCGTAGCCGGTAGACTTGGAATGCAGGAGCTTTACACCAAGGAAGCCGACGCGTGGATCGCGCAGCAGAGACTGAAGAGAGGCGCTGCTCAGGAAGCCATGGCGGGAGATCCGACCACTCTCATGGTGAACAAGTTCGGCGGAGGACTTGAAAACGCCGCCAACGACAGTATCTGGAACAGGATGTCCGTCACCGGACAATATCTCGTACAGAACCCGTATGCACGGTTTGGTGCTGGCGCTGCAGCTCTTGCGGCATCCGTGCTCGGAGCGATACCTTCTGGAGGTCTCAGCCTTCTCGCGGCTGGCGGCGGTATCGGTATGATGGCGTCATCCTTCACGGCTGCGAACAAGCCGTATGCGCAGATAAGAGCTGAGGAACAAGCCGCACTTCGCGCGAGAGACAAGGAAGCTTACGGCGTCGTGTTTGGTAATGCCGCACAGATGCAGCTCCGAGAGAACGCAGAGCTTGGAGATCTTCAAAGGATCAATACCATCCACGGCGCTCACAATATATCATTGAACTACGCTGCAAACGGCGTCAGCATGGACCGCGCGAACCCAATCATCAACATGATGATCGCTCAAGGCCTGAATCCGACGCGGCGTGACATGCGTGACCAGGCAATGTTCGCCAACGCCATGTTCCGATCTGGATACGACGATACGACCAGACAGCAGATGATCAGGGTTTCGGCCTTGTCAGGCTCATCTCTCACGGCAGTGAACAATCAGATGACCGGAGTACTCGCTGGCGCTGGACTCCATGCTACCGACGTAGCTGCTAACAGATCGCTGGCCGGATATGTATCCGGACTGATGGCCAACTCCGGAGCAAGCCAGGATTTTGGATCTGTTGGCGCATCTGTGTCTGGTGCAATATCTGCAAACGCTCCAGGTTTCAATAAGGTCGAGGGAGTTCAGCAGGGTATAACAGCCACGCAGACCGTGGACAATTTGATGAACGGCGGATCTTCCGCCATGTCTGCCATGACCATCTCGAAGTTGAGAGAGCTTGGTGTAACTAACGCTTTCGCTATCGACACATTCATGAAGATGGGCCTGGGCAATCGGAAGACGCACGATGCTATCGCAAGATACGTCGGCGGAGGCATGACCGCGTCTAAAGTCCGCGAAGCTTTACGAGGTGTCATAGGCACGTACAGCAACATGGTAAAGGACACCATTGGTGGAGATGAACTTAAGAAGCTGAATGCCGCTACCAAAGGCGACGTTACAACTCTATACACTGAGAATAAGAAGGCCTTCGAGAATACTCAAGCTGGCGGAGCTACGTTCCAACAAGCCAGTGAGGGAATGTTCAAGGAAGGCGCAGGTACTGGCGACACCAGCATGAAGGGCTTCAATATGCTGGCTGACTCTGGAGGTGACAAGACGAACAAGGCCCAGGCCGATCTTCAGCGACAGATAGACGCTGCCGTAAAAGAGGCAATCGCGGGAACTGGCAAGGAAGTCACGAGCGCTATCATGGACAGTATCGTGGATGGCTTTACAAGGACCGCAACGGCTGTGCGTGAAGCTGGCGAAAGATACAACAAGAGCGCTGCTGATAATAAAGGTTCATCTCCTACAGCTCCCGTTACCGGAACAAAGAATCGCATGCCACGCGGACAGCAGGGGTAACGGATGCCAGCACCGCGATACGTCGTCACTCTCAAGGATACCGCGAACAAGAGCTGGAACTCTGACTCTGCTGGCACCAAGGCAGACAGAACTCCGTCGTGGTGTGTTGCCTTCGTCAGGTTCAAGACTCCTGGCGCTATGTTCATAGGCAAGGAAGATCCGTTCGCAGAAAGAAGCGTTCTCATCGTCGAGAACGACTGTGTCAGCGTCGACGTCGACAACCAAAAGTCGTCGTTCGCCAAGATGTGCACGTTGAACATGAAGATCGGCGAGGTCTACTACCGGAACGCCGTGTCTCCTGGTGACTGGGTATTCGTTTGGATGTCCGATCAGCAGGATAACATCGAGCAGGTTCTGGATCGCTTGATGAAAGATCCTAACGGAACATCTCGCCGCAGGAAGACTGACAACAACAACATGTACCTGAACAACTGGGACAGCGGATTCAAGTTCGTTGGTCGCGTCATCTCGGTTCCGGAGACTGATACCATACAGGCTGGCGGTCAGCGCGTGGTCGGCCAGTCCATCACATGTCAAGCGTTCCTGGAGATGGCTTCGTCGGTCTACTACACGTTCATCGCTCAGAACGTCCTCACTCTCGATCAGAAGATCAAGGATGAGGTAGCTACGACCGCGTTCTTCGAGCAGCAGATCAACGGATTGTCGGGCCAGAAGAAGTCGACCGCTCCACAGAAGAATAGCCAAGGACAGAAGCCAGCGTCCAATGGCCTGGAAGCAGCTCTCACCAACCTGTCTTATGCGTTCGATAACTTCTACAGACGTCTCGACGGTAAGGATGAATCTGTCGGTGATACCAGCCCTGAGGCGATCATCGGCTTGATGTTCATCATAACTATGGGCGTCGATGCCAAGGATCTGAACGCTCGCGTCGACAAGGCCATCCCAGGCGCTACGGGAACATTCAGCGATGCGATAGGTATACCAAAGAGCGTGTCGGGCATCCTCGGTAAGAAGGGCAACAAGCTGTGGCAGATGTACAACGTCTACCTAGGCCTTCAGAAGTACAGCATGCTCGCCAATCCGAAGCAGCCTTGGAAGATGTTCATGCCGGACCTTACGCCGCAGACTGACGTGGCCAACTCGGTGTTCTACAGCACTCCTACTCGGTGCAAGGGATTCGTACCGTTCCTCGTTCCCCCGATCTGGGACAACAACACGTTCTGGAACATATATGGTCAGTTCCTTAATCCCATCGTGAACGAGATGTATACCGCGCTCAGAGTCAACCGCGACGGACGCATCATGCCAGCTCTCATCGTGCGAGAGAAGCCGTTCAGCACCAAGCTGTTCGACAAGCTCCTTAAGGTCGCTCCCACTTTCGTGCCAAAGAAGGGCTCATCGAGCAAGCAATCGTCCGCCGTGAAGGGAGTCAAGAAGAGCGTCGCTCAGGAAGCTGCCCAGCAGGTTGATGCCTACAAGAAGGAATACGAGCGGCTTGCGTCGGTCTCAAACGAGATCACTACTCGCACCATGTACAACAACGTGCCGAGATGGGTACTGGATGAGTCGGTCGTGAAGAGCGTCAACACCGCATCTGCTGAATCTGCCAGGATCAACTTCGTACAGGTCTGGGGTAGGAGTCGCGGAGTCGAGATGCTCGGCCTGAACGTGAACCAGGAGGTGCTGAAGCAAGCTCAGTTCCTGGTACCGAACTATATAGCAGACGTTCCCGACATCAAGCGTCACGGCCTGAGAGCAGACATCTCGGAGACAAACTACGACGTGATCTCGAGCACCATGGGTACGATCAGTCATATCCTGTGCAGGATGCGCGGCGACTGGTTGTTCAACGGTCACCTGAAGCTGTCAGGCACCATCACATGCGCCGGTATAACCGAGCCGATCTGCGAAGGTGACAACGTGGAGTGCAGGGGTATCCTGTACCACATCGACGCCGTCCACCACAGTGGATCTCTCAGCTCAAGCGGACAGAAGCAGTTCACGACCACATTGACCGTGTCGAACGGCATCGTCGCCGCCTCGCTCGACAGCGAAGACGGTATCCCGACGTACGCAGTCGGTCTCGAGTCGGGCTCTCTCACCGAACAGATCTCTGACGCAAACAACCTGCCTGGATACACCGATGTTCAGGCTACAGGCCCTCGTAAAGGCCGCAACGAGGATGGCGAATAATGCTGATGGACTCATACTACTTCGGAATGATAACCAACGTATACTCTCCTACCGACAAGGAGAACGCGTCGAAGTACCAGTACGAGTATCAGGTTCTAGTCATCGGTGATGACTATGCGTCCATCCCCGTCCGCTGCATCCGCAAGGACGAGTTCGGATCAGCCGACGACTTCGATGACGTGGTCTTGGAAGTTGCTACCAAGGTCATGGTGAAGTTTCCGCGCGGCGACCGTAGCCTAGGTATCATAACCGAGGCGACTCGTAACTACCCAGCTCCCATGAACCCAGTGCTGGGCAAGCACTGGCGTCGTCGGTTCAATAAGGTCGTCCAGATAATAGACAAGGACGGCAACTACTCGGTCACATCCGACAGTGGTCCTAATCTTCAGATCAAGCCCGACAAGATCATCATAGACGATTCCAAGGGACAGAAGGTCACCTTCGACAAGGCGTCTCAGACTCTCACCATAGAATGCAAGACGCTCAACATCAACGTGACCGGTGATGCTACGGTGAACGTAAGCGGCAAGCTGAACGCCTCCGTTGGAGGTGATATGACCGCCAAGATAGGTGGTAAGGCAAAGATCGAGGCTGGCGGAGATTGCGACGTGAAGGCAGGTAACATCACTCTCAACGGCAAGGCAGGCAAGGTCCTGACCACTCTTACAGATCCCGTCGTTGACTCCATCTTCGGAGTTCCAACGCAGGGCGTAGAGACGGTGAAGGCGGGAGGATGAACTTGTCAGCCGACGCACTCGCAGACATGATCCAGGCCAACCTCAAGAAGCACGGGGACGGCGGTGCCAACCAGAAGAAGTTCTGTCAGGCACTGGCTACAGGCATCGTCATGACCATCGTCGGCAAGCCCTTCATAACTCAGGACGTTGGTACCGTAGCAGGTCCAGGCGTCGGCAACGGGACGGGCATTAAGACCTTGATGTATGATGACATGACTCAGCTCGCTCTCGCCATGATGCCAACCAAGGGAGAGAACGCGAGGAAGTGCTTCGATGCGATCAACATGGCGGTAGTCGATCACCTCAAGTCGTCCGCAACTCTCAAGTCTACCCATGCGCCGGTAGCTATCGGTGTTGGTACGATCATGCACATAGCTTCGATCCTTGCTCCAGAGATGGCGAAGAACATAGATGATCAGCTGAAGGTAAAGGGCGCGAACGGATCTAACAGGACGATATTCTCGCTATGCGTTGCTACCGGCATATGCACTGACATCTTGAAGAACTCGACAGGGCAGGTCATAATCGTAGGATCTCCCATCGGGATACCAGCTCCAGGCGCAGGCGTTGGAGCAGGAGTTATATCATGAGCGACTTTCCCTCACCCTTTGGCACCAAGTCGTTGGCTGACGTAGCCGAGATAGCCAACGAACCGTTGACCGTCGCGCCGGTCGGACAGTCTCCGCTGTCTGCGGTAGCTTCGTCTGCTGCGAAGTACAAGAAGCTCGAGCAGTTCGATCTGTTCTTCCGCTTCACGGCGATAGACAAGGCGCGGTTCAACCAGCGTTATCCGTACAAGCTGTGGATCATGGACGAGATGACTAATACCCGCGTGGCAGAGTTCACATTCCCTCTCGCTCCTCAGAACATAAGCATCTCCGTTCCAGCTGCTTCCGTCATGGAAGCTACCATGAAGGGTATCGTCGAGACTCACAACGGCGCTCCGTTCCGTCCCATCTCCATCGCCGGTACTACAGGAACGAACGTGATAACCAAGACTCCTGGCAAGGACTCTGGCACGGCGAGCCCAGACTGGCAGCGCTCTCTCGAGTACGCCTTCCAGAACACGATCAAGAGCGCGTACGCCACTGCGAACCAGGTCAACAGAACCGTGAGAGCGTTCAGCGGCGGATCTGATAGCACCGAAGGTCCTCTTAACTACAAGATCTCTGAGATCAACACGCTGCACACTGGGTATGAATCGATCCATGACCTCGAACGATTCCTGGACTATTACCTTGCTGGTAAGAAGCTGAAGGAGAACAGAAGCTGGCGCTTGTACTTCCTGATGCACAAGGATCAGAAGTACTACGCATGCAGCTTGACCAGTTATTCCGTCACCAAGTCGGCTGGTACGAACGAGTACCAGTACTCCATCAACCTGAACGCGTTCAGACGTCTGCCTACCGTACCAGGCGGAGCTAAGCGCCTACCAGATCCGTCCGCCTCAAGGTCCGTCACCAACACGCTGTCGAACATCCTGAACGGCATCCGTCAGGCTCGCACGACTATAGCTGCAGCTCATAGAGTCCTTGCTGGTATCAGAAGTGATATCAACGATTCCTTCATCAGACCAGTCGGCGAGATAGCTCTGATGGCGAAGGATCTCCAAGGTCTTCGCAAGGACATGTACGACTTCGCGTTCTCCGGCAGCACGACGAAGGCGATGCAGGAGTCGTTCAAGCAGTACTTCATCGACAACAAGTCGTCCATGCAGAGAGTGGCGGCTACCGTCGCAGGCATCGGGCTGATCGGCGGTCTCACGGCGCAAGGCAAGGCTCAGTCCGCGCTGAACACGTCCGCGACCGATAAGCTGTCATCTGGACAGGCCGAGCAGTATCAGCAGGCAGGCGACAGCGCAGATCCGCTCAAGGCGCTCTTCGAGAACCCAGCCGATCACCCTGACGTGTTCCAGAACTTCCCGATCGACGACATGAACCTGCCTGGAGAGATCGTCAACCAGCTCGATAGCATCACGGAAGGCGTGATGTCCATGAACGCTGACGACGTGATCCAGAGACGTACTACGGTCGCCAACTTCGCACGAGACGTGTCGGAAGCTCTCGGCGGTGGATCTGCGTCCTACAACGCAGTCCTTGGCCTAGCTCCGCCGAAGAACACATACAAGAAGTTGACCGTCGACGACATCGTCCTTCTCAACAACATGAACGACATCATCAAGCAGATGGACAGCCTTGCCGCCCTGCTCGACCAGTCTGACGGCAACGACCGAGAGGACTACTACCGGTTCTACGCGGACTACGCCATCGCTTCTGGCCTGAACTTCAGCAACGCCAACCTGAGCCGATTCTTCGTTCCGTTCCCTGAGGGCGGCACGCTCGAGCAGCTCGCTACTCAGTACCTTGGCGCTCCTGAGCGATGGATCGAGATCGCCGCCCTGAACGGGCTCAAGGCACCGTACGTCGACCAGGTAGGATACGACATAGCTGTGACAGCATCGTCCGGCGGCGACACCCTCACCGTGGCCGACGCTCAGTACCTGTACATCGGTCAGGTCGTGCGCGTGAAGTCTGATACCATCGAGGCAACGGTGCGCAAGGTCAGGTCGATCGACATCGTGTCGTCGGTCGAGACCATCATTACGTTCGAGGCTTCCAACTCGCCGGTGCCACTGACGGCGTACAAGCCCAGCCAGAACGCGAGGATACACACTTCCATGCCCAACACGGTCAACAGTGACATGCTGATAGCAATACCTTCGTCTAATGCACCTCTGATCAATACCCCGTTCAAGACGTCGCCTGAGATCAATGAGCTTGATCCCATCGTGCGCACGGCCAAGGTCGACTTCCTGCAGGACTCTTCCGGCGACTGGATCTTGACAGGCGGCGGTGACATCAAGTTAGCGTATGGACTGACGAATCTGATCCAGGCAGCCATGATGATCATCAACACCAAGACCAACGAGCTGCTGCAGAACCCTTCCTTCGGTAACCCCGTGGACGCCGGCATGGCCCTTTCGGACGTGTCGGCCAAGTCGATCCTAGCATCGCTCGCGCGAGCCTTCGACGCCGATCCTCGGTTTGCTGGTGTATTGGCAGGGGACGTGACGATAACTGGAGGCGCTGTGGTAGTATCTCTATTGCTGGGTATCAAGAACACTCAGCTGAGCTTGCCGGTGCAGGCGGAGATACCCAGATGAGCCTAATCTTCAATGCACACCATAGGATAGAATATAATGGCTAAGGTACCAGACCTACGCAGTAAGGAACAGATAGCTGGAGACTTCATCGACGGTATCCGTGCGCGTTTGCGCAAGGACCTCGACCTCAACGAGAGTTCAAACCTCGCGCAGCTCGTTCAGGCCATGGCTCAGGAACTCTTCAAGTCGGAAGCCAACCTCATCACCATGATCGACGCCATGAGCGCAGACCGCGCCGAGGGCGAACAGCTTCAGCGTCAGGCCCGTGACGCCAACGTCCCTATCCTTCCCGCGCTCGCGTCGACCGGTCGAGTTGACATCTCAGACACCTCGTTTACCAAGGTCTCCTCCCGCGTGTACGCTGGTCAACCGGCACCGGTCGCAGGATCTCTGAAGATCTACGTCGCAGACGCTTCCAAGTTTACCCAGGCTGGCGGCAAGGTTTACATCGGTCGCGGCACGGCCAATGTCGAAGGCCCTCTGACCTATACCTCGGTCCAGGCCGAAGCTGGCGGATCTTACTGGTCCATCACGCTTGCTGGAACAAGTCCCACTACCAAGTTCCATAACCTCGGCGAGGAAGTTACGCTCGCGCAAGGTGGTAACCGCTTCATCCCGTCAAACACTACGATTCAGACCGCTCAGGGCGCGTCGATCACTGCCGTCGCCTTCGTTACGACCTCGGCGGCCACTATCATCGACGGTGAGGTAACCGTCACGAACGTGCCAGTACGCTGTCAGGTGCCAGGAACCATCGGCAACGTATCTCGCGGAGCTATCAAGGAGATCATCGGCGTAGCGTTCACCGGAACGGTCTACAACAGCCTCGGCTTCAACAATGGTCGAGAAGCTGACACCGACGATGACATCCGTCAGCGCATCAAGGACTACGAGTCTGCAAAGTCCAAGGGTACCGAACAGGCTATCGAGACGGCTTCAAAGGACGTCGTGGCCAAGGACGAACTCAAGAAGGTTCAGTCCTCGAACGTGATCCGTTATGCTGACAACACGACCGACCTGGTGTTCGACGATGGTCAAGGGTACGAGCCCAACTTCGTCGGCGCTCCGTTCGAGACCGTCGTCGACAGTGCGGTAGGCGGCGAGCGTGAGGTCCAGCTTCGCCAGAAGCCGATCGCGCAGGCTCTCATACGAAACAACGTGGCTGGTCCGTGGCCGATCCAGAACCTGTCCTTCATCGCGGTCGAGATCGCTGGAGTCGAGACGGTTCACCAGTTCGTCGACGCAGACTTCAAGGTCCCGTCCAGCGCTACGGCATACGAGATCGCTGCATCAATCAACGGAGATCCCAACGTCAACTTCCTATGCACGACCAACAGCGACGGAACATACCTCGTCATCTATCCTCGTGACCGCTCGAAGAACGACATCCAAGTGAAGGTGCCTTCTACAGGCACGAATGCGAACGACGCTCTAGGATTCCCCACGACCAAGGCTGTAACCAGCCGCATGTACAAGAACGACCTGCCTCTGCAACAGGACGGTCTGATCGCGTATGTTCAGACTCGCGCGAAGTCTTCGTGGTCACCGGCCATCTCTGACGGCGATACATTGTCGTACAGAGTCGATGGTACCCCAGAGGTCACGACGGTCTTCAACCTGTCCGACTTCCAGGCCATAGATCCAGGCGCTACCGTGTCATCATTGACGGACATCTCCATATGGGCAGAGGTCATTAACAACCTCATGCCTGGTGTGAGCGCTACGGTTCTCGGCGACATCATCCAGCTGCAGTCCGCTCGAGGCAGTGACAACAAGGCCAAGCTCGAGATCACCGGCGGTACTCTCAAGAACCAGATCTTCAGCACGACTGATACTCTTTACAGCGTCGGCCAATCGCCCGACTACACGCTCAACAAGCAGACGGGACAGGTCGGATTCACGAATGCGCTAGCTACCGGTGATAAGGTCACCATGGGTAGCCAGTACACTCGCGGATCTGCGTTGACCTCTGACATCCCCAACGGTCCCACGCAGCAAGGCCGCGTATGGCTTCTGACTGATGGTGGATCTCTTCCTGTTCAGACCGGACTTAAGTCTAACTCTCAAGTCACATTCAGCAAGACCGGAACTCTTCTGACGATCTCCGCTACGAGCCCTGCGCTGGTTCCGGAAGGCTTCGACGATATTAAGGAAGGTGACTGGCTTATCGTGTGGGCAAACCCAACCGATCCAGCTCCCTTAATCTTCAACCAAGGTTTCTGGCGCATCCAGTCTGTTCAGACAGGACAGATCATAGTGGACGATGGTACCACGAGCCGGTCGAACCTGAACATCAGCTTCACTCCGATCACGGACCGTCTGGTCATCGTTCGCAGCCAAGCTCCGATGCAGATGATCGACTTCGCTGCCCAGCCGTTGGTCAGCTTCCTTCAGACGATCCAGACCTCGCTGGTAGGCGTCGATGCTCAGATCGTTGGATCTAAGGTGCGTATCTCTACCAAGACATTTTCTGACGACGGAGAGATCTACTTCGCAGCGGCTGACCAAGGCGGATCTGCTCTGCAGCTTCCTCTGGGCGCAGCCATCGTGAACACTCCTGCCCACTACGGCAACGTGGCCGCGACCGACACCGAGGCTGGAGTACCCAGCTTCACTCACAGTACCCTTGGACTTGCTATCACTGACACCGTGTTCACCCTTCCTGACTTCGAGGCCATCGGTGGTCACGACGGTGACTTCGTCGAGATTCTCAACAAGTACGACACGTCTGCAGTCAAGCAGGTCATCGACTCTAACGCCGGAGAACGCTCGCTCATCACGGGATACGACACGTCGCTCCAGCGCATGTCCATGAAGCCGCCCATCTACATGCAGTCTCCTGACTCGTTGATGCAGGCAGGCGACAGGTTCTTCCTGCGCAGCCCGTACAAGTTCTACTCGGCTGACACCACCAACGCGGTCGTCGACGGTAACGCAGAGACTCAGTCATATACCTTGCCGGTATCTCGCAAGCTGACAGTCTCGAGCCACTCTACTCCGTCCAACCAGGACTTCTCAGCGAGCGATGCTGAGTCCAGCCTCGCACTGAACGATCCGGCCTCGTTCTACGACTTCGACTTCTCGAACTTCAAGATCCACAGACAGGCGAGAACTCACCTGACCGATGGAACGTACGATGTTCTGATCAAGAGCGCAGACTTTGGTCCGTCAGGCAACAGAGTCCGCGTCGGCTTCGTGTATCCTGACACCGCCACGCAGACGGCCATCTCGCACCGCTTCGAGCTGTCCGAGGTCATCGACGCCAAGATCTTTCTTCCATGCCCTGCCGTTCGCACTCCAAGCTGGGACTACACAAGCTCCTTCACCGTGAGCAAGACGACGACCGGCGGCAAGGATGTGGTGACGTACACCTGGAGATCAGGAACGGAAGCCAAGTTCAACAACCTCGGAGCAGATGTGCACGTAGGTGACATAATGTTCCTGGCCGCGAACACAAGCTTCCTGCCTGCCAACAGCGGGTACAAGGGCCGAGTGATATCGGTGTCCCTGCACTCGTTCAGCGTAGAGGTTCCTGCTGGTACCTACGTGGTCGACAACGTCAGCTTCACCAACATGCTCAACCAGGCTGGAACCATCACGGTGACAGCTGCGGGACACGGTCTCTCGACCGGCCAGCGCGTTGGCTTCTGGAACACGGCCTCGTACGATGGCGGAACCACGTTCCCGCTCAACACGACATACACCGTCACCGTCCTGAACTCCAACCAGTTCACGGTCGCTACTCCGAGTGGTACTCCTGGTGGCACTCTCGTCAACTCGTCGCAGGTGTCCAACACGGTCACCATCACCACGTCAGCCGCTCACAACCTCATCGTCAGCGACGTGGTCCTGATCAGCGGAGCTGGAAGCCCGTACGATGGCTTGGCCGCAGTGTCTGCGGTTCTCGGAGCTAACCAGTTCCAGTTCATCAAGTCTGGATCTGCGGCATCGTCCGGCACTGGTCGGTTCGACTTCCAGTCATACAGCGCTGGAACGACGGTGTCCGTCAGCTCGATCTCGAAGGCAGGCACTCTCATGACGGCCAACACCGCCACGTCTCACGGCCTGAACCCTGGAGACATCGTGCAGGTAGCCGGAGTTACTCTGGATGCTTACGTTCCAGCTACGACGTACGCCGTGGGCGATCTCGTAAGCTACAGCGGACAGAACTATCAGTCACTGCAGTCGGGTAACGTCGGTCACCAACCCGACATCAGCCCGACCTACTGGTCCGTCACGATTCTCGACCTTGGTGGTAAGTTCATCGTCGACTCGACTCCCACGTCTACTCAGTTCAAGTACTACTACTCGCTGAGCGGATCGGCGTCTGGAACAAACGGAACTGCCACTCGCTATGTCCCGACCGGCAGCATGGCGAGATCTCTCAGTGGATCGACCAACGAGAACCTTCAGTTCGCCACGGTCTCCACCACAGCTCAGGAAGTCGTCGACTACATCTCTGCCAACATGTCTGACAAGCTCACTGCGTCTGTCGGTAACGGTGCGCCGAGCGCTACCATCACTCGATCGACCGAGGACAACGACCTTGGTACGAACTACATCTCGACCACGGTCACCAACTTCTACACGTTCATGACGTCGCGCCGCGCCAAGCTCCGCACCACAGCCACGATACCTGCTGGTTCCAGCATCGTGATCAGCGGTATGTCCGGAGGCGCTGCAGCGTACAATGGATCTTACATCGTGCTGGATACCTACCTCGACCAAGGCATCGGCGCGATCGTATCTGAGATCCAGCTGCCGTCGCTCGCAACGGCCACGGCTACTCTCAGCCCTGGCGGTACAGTCAATGGCTCTACTCCGATGGACATGATGTACGATGGAGAGAACGGAGTCTTGTCCAACAACCTGTCATCTCTCGCATCTCTGCCTCAGTTCATTGCCAAGAAGCAGTGGGTATCAGCTCCTGACATCGGCGAGGAGATCAGACTCGTCGCTCAGAGTAACGAGCAGCTGGTCAGATTCTGGAACAAGCTCGTGGTCACTGGCGTGACCAACGTGGGCGCGGTCCAGCTATCTCGCTATGGTCGAGAACTGCAGATCTCTACGCAGACCTTCGGTGGATCTGGCTATATCCAGGTATCAGGCGGCACGGCCAATAGTCTGTCGCTTGCTCTATCCGGCTCAGGCTCTCTCATCGGAAGCAAGCTCGGAGCAGTGACGGTTCCCTACGAGATCAGACAGGGCTTGATCAAGGATCAGTGGGTAAATCTTCAGAACACCGTTCGCCAGAACAAGCTCATCCAGCTCGACGAGACCACTGCGATCACTCTCCATGCAGACGGTGCGGAGATAGTCTCCGGATCTGGTACGTTCCAGACGATCAGAAGCGTCAGCCACACCGCTAACACCGAGATCAAGATTGAGCGCCAGGGCAACTTCGTGGCCATCATCGGCATCAGTGGTCCTAGCATGAACCTCATCTCCAACGGCGTCAAGGAAGGCGACTGGGTTCGACTGAACAACGTGGTCGAAGCTCTGTACTCGTCCGGCACCACGTATGCCATCAGCGCACGCGTGTCGTACAACGGCCTCAGCTACACCAGCCTCTCGAACGGTAACCAGAACCATCAGCCTGACGTAAGTCCTGCATGGTGGAGACACGACGAGTTCGACAAGGCAAACCAAGGCGTGTTCCAGGTAGTGCGCATCTTCGGAAACGACAGCTTCTGGATCGAGCATGAGAACGCAGCTGAGGAAGTCATCGTGCTTGGTAATCAGAACAACATGCGCTTCTACGACCATGAGTCCGTCATGCCTGGTGACACCTTGGTGATCACGACAGACAGTCTCGGCGCACAGAACGTGGGACGCTACATCGTGGTCGATGAATCTCAAGGCGTTGGCTACTCGTTCCCGACAGCTACTCGCATCTGGACTGCGGCTATACCCAACCCGTCCGGTTCGCCGGTCATTCTTGGCGGAGAGTTAAGTCAGTTCAACGTCGAGGAATCGGAGCCTGTCAGTTTATGGAAGCGCATCTTCACAGTTGGTCCTGGCGCTGGAACGGATGCCACGGTCGTGCTCGACAGTCCTGAGCTTACAGAGAAGCTCTCAAGCTCGCTGGGCGCTGTGCTGATCGGCAAGTCGAAGCTCAACTTCGACGCTGGAGCAACTACGTCGGCTGCTACCATCCACAGCGGTATCGACGCGTACAAGTACTACGTCGGCCTGATCGCTGAGCTGAACAAGGTCATCTACGGAGATCCTTCAGATCGCATCAACTACCCAGGCTGGCGTGCTGCTGGTACGGCCATCGGCATCAAGCCTGCCATCATCCGCCGCGTGACGGCTTCGTTCAGCATCCGCACCAAGTCCGGAGTGCCTTTCACAGAGATCAGAGATCGCGTGAAGAGCGCGGTCGCTGGATACGTTAACGGACTGGACGTTGGTCAGAGCGTATCGATAAGCAGAATGGTCACAGCCGCTGGTTCGATACCTGGAGTGGTCAGCGTGGCGGTCACGTACCCGACGTACGATGCGTCGAACGATCTGATACCGATCGCCGCCGACGAACGCGCTCGCGTGGTCGATCCGACGACCGATGTCACCATCTCCCTGATATAGGGAATCAAGTACCCAATTAGGTACATAGGTACCCAGATTGGGTACCTACTCAAGCTCCTGTGCCAGGTACAGCTTGACGCCGCCTTCGCGGAAGCTATCTGCTACCAGGGCTCCGTCCAGCTGGCGGACATCCGGACCAAAGTTACGCCACTTCGAGATGTCGCAGTCGCCCTTGGCCACGCCGATGGGAGCACCGCGCTGCATGCTGCCAACCGAGTATCCATGCTTGTGCAGGAAATCGGTAGCCTCGTTGATGGCGCTGAAGTCTTCGCCTGCCTTGGCCTCGAAGACCTTCACGAACTTGATGCTCTTGTAGATCGTCTTCTCGATCTGTTCCTTGCTCAGTAACATGTTAGAACTCCTCTGTGATAGTAGGTGTACGAAAGCCTTTGGTGTGAACCGAGCACCAGTGCGAGTGCGACTCATCATCCTTGTAGCCGCACTTGTGCGTACCGCAGTCGCAGTGCGACTTGGACACGACCGCCTCACACTTCCCTTTGATCTCGTCGGCCAGCTTCAGTTTTACCTGCGAGCCTTTGCTCTTATACCTGGACCCCTTGAGTGTGCGCAACAGGACGCATCTATAATAACGATATGAAAGCAAAACCGATCTTTTTGGGATATTCGTGGGTGGGATGGTTAAATCTGCTACTGCTTCAATGGCTCTTTATCCGGCTTCAAGTATCGGTTGATACTGATACGGGTGAGATTGTTCGCTATCAGGTGATCGGTTTCTTTCTTCCGATGACAGGCTGGTGGTCGAATTATGTTTGGCTCGCTAAGAAGTTCAAAGTTCCTGCCTAAGCCGCCAACTGATACCCGTTATTGAAGGCGATGTAGAGGTCTAGGTGCGCCTGTAGCCGCTCGGCTTTCTTCGTCGTCACACAAGACTTCCTCGCCATCCGGCTCATGTCATGCCTGATCTTGGCACAAGCTAGGTTCAAGGCAAACATTGCATCATCCTGGTTCCGGCGATTGGCTTGCTGGCTTAACTTCCGTCGCCCGACACGGCTTGTGACAGCCTGAAACTCGGCGTGCGGAACCCAACGCTTTACTTCGGCGGGATAGGATCGCTTGGCGTCCGAGACAATCGTGATCTGGTCACGGGCAACAAGTTTGACTTGCCGCAATACGTCTTCTCTAGCCACGGCTCGGTGATCAGCACGCCAGCCGTATTTGAATTGAGAAACGCTGGCGGCTTTGCCGTGGCAATTCATTTCAGCAACCTGAGCTTCGATGATCTCGCCTGTCTTGGCTCTGACTGCCAGAGCGATTGAAAGCGGTTTTAATCGTGTATGTTCAAAGGTTTCCATCTCATCAAACTGAACGTAGCCGGTTTTCAGTTCGCCAGATCGTATGCGACGTTCATGCTCCTGACGGGCAAGCCACGCCATGAACAGGAATTTACGAATCACGGTTTTCCGGTTACAGCCCATGACCTTTGCCATCCGTCGCTGCGTGGCATTGGACGAGTACCATTTCAGGATTTCTTGGTTGAGGTCCGGGCGTTTTTGCCGGAAGGTATGAGCCGTGGTTTGGCGAGAAAAGGTCTTGTGACAGACCTTGCACTCATAACGAGGAATAGGTTGGTAGTTGTTCGAGCGAGGACGGAAGTACCCGCTTCGTGTACTGCTCGGAACCGCATGGGCACTTCATGGCAGATCACTTCACCTTGAAGGAAATTGCCCACCCAATCCTGCGAGTGGATTGTGCTTGGTTCGGATGCCCCTGCCGGTCGCATAGGTGTTCTTGATAAGCCATTGGAGGGCGGAAAACCTGTCCATCTCGGACAAGTTAGGAACCTCAATCTTGTTGGACTTCACCGTGTAGATTTTGCCATCAAACTCAACCGTGCGCTTTTTCTGGATCATACTAACCTCACTTCCAACTACAGAATAACACATTGTACAAATATTTGGAAGATGTCAAATGTGATACAGTTTAAGTGACTTTAACTACGGGACTTTCCTTATTTATTGATCTTTGGACGCACACTCAAGGAGTCCAGGTATTAAAGCTTTACTCAATTTGATACATTGCATGTCTGACCGATTGTGGTATGATCGTCCTATGAGAACACCTGCTAGGAACCCGTGGACAAGGAAGGGACTCTTCTACTACGCTCGCGTGAACGTGTTCAGTCAGCATGTGTACCAGGGTACCGTGATCAAGAAGATGAACTTCGTGAAGTATCATCTGATCAAGAAGCTGTACGGCGAGGATCAGCTGTGCAGGATGGCCATGCATATCAGGATAGGAGTTAAGAGATGATCGACAAGTACGACTTCATAAAGCACGAGAAGTTCATGGACGTTGCGCTGGAGGTCGAGTACGTGATGGACATGGGAGATCATCTCAAGGTCACGGGCTACTGGTGGAACCAGGGCTTCACCAAGTCATGGATGGTGCCGTTCAAGAACAAGAAGATCAGTGAGCGCTCGCGCAGACCCTACGGCCAGTTCTCAGGTGCCGACATGCAGACGTTCGACATCAGGAAATCAGACCTGCCCAAGTGGAGCAAGCTTATGCTGCCACGCAAGGACGCGGACTGTCTTCGCAACTGCGGATGGGAGCCATGCACATGAAACCTTACTACGAGTGTCACATCACGTTCATGATGCCTGGTGGTTGCGCAGCGCCTGATACGATCAGGTACCTCGAGAAGAACACCGGCTGGCGATTCAGTCAGATCGATGGAGATCCCGTGCTCGGACCTGGCAGCAAGTGCTACCTCACCAAGCATTACCCAGCCTCCACCAACACCAGCCATGCGACCGCAGAAGCAGACCGTGCAGTACAGCTGATGGAGAAGGTAGCTCGGTTCGTGTCGAGCGCCGAGCTGCAGGTGCTGCGCCAGAAGGTCGAGCTGGTACTGTTCGACACTAAGGCTGACAGCGAGATCAAGCAATGATCAGGCGCAAGGCACGGTACGATCAGCTGCTCGTTCATCCTCACGAGATCGACAACATCGAGCTGTTGGCCGATCGCGCAGCCAAGATCCTCGAGTACGCTGATAGCTTCTACGTGTCGGCGTACGACATGAAGGGCGCTCAGGTGATAGACTCGGTTAAGTTCGCGCTGACAACCAAGATCATGCACAAGCTCTACGAGAGAGGTGTCATTCGATGAACACTCAGTCGTGGGCAGGAGTACCATATCTGCCGGTAGCCAAGGAAGCTCCCAAGGCCGCTCCGTGGAGCGTGGACGGTATAGCCATGGTCATAGTATTCTCGATATCCGCCATCTTGATGGTCATGCTGGGCGCTGCACATTACGCCGATCGCCGTAACCCAGCCCGTGACAAGGCGAGGGCCAAGCTGCGTAACGCGAAGATCCCAGCGTACGTGCTCACGAGCAGAGAGAACATGAAGCTGTGGCTGAAGGTACACTTCGGAGTGGAACCTCAACCGTGGCAGATCGAGCTGCTCGAATGTCTTCGCGACGCACGCATCGCAGCGTTCAGACGCGCCAACGTGGGCAAGGGACAGTTTCCGATAGAATACATGCTCAAGCAGAAGGACGAAGATGATAGCTCTATATGAGTTCGCGGTGGAAGATAAGTACTACACCGACCACAGGAAGCTGATGCGAATCGCCCTGGACGCTGCCAATAGGGAAGGCGAGTACATGGGCTTCGACGCACGCTGTGTAGCCATCAAGCACAGGATGGCCTACATCAAGGACGGCGTCAACTGGCAGAGGTACGTCTTCGTGGTCTACGGTCACGAGGTCGAGGTACCCGAGGAATTCAAGCACTGGACCGAGCGCCTGCAGAACATGGTAGGCATGCTCACGATCGGAGACGCATGGGCTGGGGAGTAGGACAGGACAAGAGGATAGAAGCAACGGTCGGCGAGGCCGTCGAGGTAGGATACATGACCAAGGCCATGCTCAAGAAGCACGGCGTGTGGTGGATCATCCGAGTCCTCATAGCTACCGCCGTCAAGTACGATCCAGACATAGAGGCGTGGTACTACGATCCGCTCACGGGCGTGACGTTCGAGTTCGACGTGATGAAGGGCAAGCCTGTCGGCATGCTCAAGGAACGCTCGCGCTTCGAGCTTAGGTGGTGTCCGCGCGGATACAGGGAGTTCATGTGAGCGAGTACATACGGATAGGCACCATACCGAGAATCTCGGAGGACACCGACCGCTGGGGTATGCCGCTCGGAACGTACAGAGTGCACAGCGCGATAGGCTACGTGACGCGCGAGAAGTGGCAGGAGCTTTACGAGTTCGAGAATCACGACGCGTGCGGTGGGAAGGAAGAGACCGAGAAGGCCGCCGAGCAGATGAGGGCTGGCAGGACCATCGACGAGCTGGACCTACCTCTCATGCGCAAGCGCGTCAAGCGCCAGCTGATAGAGGAGTTCAACGCGACCAAGAATGATCCCTCGACATTGGTCGAGACGGATGGTATCATGGAGAACGAGTATGTACGGATGGTAGCTTTCTTCAATCACAGGACATTGGTCGAGTGGAAGTCAGAACACGACGAGATGCTGAGGAGAGCCCAGGAAGAGTGCGACCGGCTAAACCGGTCGACTGGGGACTCGTCCGAGCATGCCTAGTAGCCGCCGTCCTGACTTAGGCATCGATCATGATGCTGAAGCTCTACGAGGAGAAGCATGGATCGAAGAAGGTTCCTGAGAGGACTTCTGTCAGCCGCAGCTGTGAGCATGGTGCCGTTCACATGGGCATGGCGAAGAACCGCGAGAATGCTCATGGGCGCACGAGCAAGGATCTATGTGAACAGTCGTCTGATCGGATATGCTACCAGCGTGACGTACAGTACCAAGGTCGAGCCATTGGATGTACTTGGCAGATACGAGCCGGTGAAGGTATGGCCGGAAGAGATCAGGATGGAGGTGACCGTGACTCGGACCATCAAGGCAGACCTCGGCCCTGACGCGGGCAAGAACCTCAAGAAGACGCTGTTCACCGAAGATTGACGGCCAGCGGTCGCTGTAGTATGTTCATGTTGTACCTAAATAACTACCCCTGGAGGGACACATGAACGACCAGAGCGATGCCAAGATGACCATCGAGCAGATGATGGAGCGTGTTGGACTTACAGGCGAGGAAGCCTGCAAGGTCGTGACCGACCTGTGCGACAAGGAGGGAATCCTCAAGCTGACCAACAAGGTTCCAGCCGTGCTGCTCAAGATGGACGAGTACTCACTTGGCAGCTTCGTGAGCCGCGCCAAGAAGCTGGTGGAGGACAAGCAGAAGTACCGATACTCTACCGACGTCACGGTCGACCTGCTCAAGAAGTACGGCGTCCCGACAGATCCAGTCGGCGGCAAGGTGAACATAGCAGTCAACACGGTTCGCAGCAGGCTCGGCCAGCTGTGCGTGGCTGGCAAGGTCAAGAAGGCCTGGTACGTAAACGTCGGCATGTCCGATAGTCAGGAATACCGCTACTTCCGAGCTGAGTACCTGCCTCAGATCATGGCCATCCTTGAGAAGGACAACCAGGTCAAGACCTACATCGCGCCTAAGCCTCATCCCAAGGTCCAGAACACGGCCATCGTGGTCAAGAGGGCGAACAAGCTCAAGCACCTCAGCATCACGCCGAGCGACGAGCTTCTCCTGGCCAAGCAGGAGGTGGAGCGACTGAGGGCAGAGGTCCGCGACCTGAACGACCAGGTACACCGCCGCAAGAACGAGATCTCGCAGCTGCGCGAGGCGCACAAGGTAGAGCTTGCTGGCAAAGACATGGAGCTTCGCGAGCGCGACTACCGCATCGAGAAGGCTGCCATCCGCATCGAGGAGATGGGCAAGATGATCACGTCCCAGCAGGACCTGATCAACAAGCTCACCGAGACCATCGGCAAGGCTCAGGAGCAGACCAAGGACCAGGACCAGTTCGAGGTGCCGCCTCAGTACAAGCGCGTGAGCGACACCCACGTGCTGATCACGGGCGAGGACAGGGACCTCATCCACGGACCTCGCACTCCTAACCTGACCCCGTTCGAGAACGAGTTCCTAAACGTGCTTGAGCGTCACTCGGACAACCATGCCGACCGCGACGAGCTGCACATCTCGGTCAAGCAGCTGCGCGTGTTACTAGCGATCAAGGACAAGATGCTCCGCGTGCGGATGCTGGACCAGAGGCCGTGACATGAGCATGTATGAGTGGTTTGACAAGCGCTCGACCTACGTCCTGATCAACGGCACGCAGTACCATGTACTTCTTGACGACCAAGCCAGTCCAACGGAGCTGTGGAATGTGATCCTGTTCAGCATGGACAGCATGGACAGCACCGTGAGCATGGGAGACGGTATGGTCTACCGCATGACATGTTGCAAG